ATTTATAGGTTTTTTTATTACAAAACTGTTACGAAAACAGTAAAATACTTATTTATTTGCGAGATGGTTATTATTTCCATTTGTATCGTTAATAAAAAACAAATTTGACATTTATAATTGTTTTATTGTTCAATAATTACAAATAGGATTGAGGCCCTTGCAGTTGCCAGCAAACGGACAGAGCTTGTCGACAGTTTTCATTTTTTGGCAGTTTGGTGGTTTATACACATCTTGGGATTTGATTAAAAGATGCATGACTTCACCCACACACTTGGAGTCGTAATTGTAAAAATGTGTCAGAGCCTTGATCAAACATCGGTTTTCACATTTGGTACACGAAACCACGTTTGCAATGTAACAGTTTAGTATAAACCTCTTCCTGTACATACCGCCGCGCGGTACATTGTTTTTTTTCAAATCGCCCAATATTTTTTGTATGCACGGAGGCATATTGATCTTGCTGTTCAGCATGTCGACGACATTATTTTTTCCTTCTACGCATTCTTTCATACAAATGTTTCTTTTGCTGCGTTTTTTAAAATTGGAATTTTTAATTGCATTAATAGTGGGCGGAGCCGTTAACAGCATGTACAATCGCAGTCCGGAAATTTTAACCAAAACCCCGCCATTGTAGAATACCGTGTATGGAGTTAGGGTCAATTTATCAATAAAATCATCGGGATCAATTAAATATGTAGCTTTCTTGTCTAAACATGACGCGCTAATGAGAGGACTCCACACGTTATACGGTGCATCTGCCATATTTCGCGGCTTCTTGCACCAGCGGTCCCGATTCGACTAACGGTCGATTGGATGGCTTAATAGTTTTAACGTCACTGACGTACTCGGTAATTTTGTAGTCGGCAGTTCTTTTGGGCGTGATCGTTGTCACTACGGGGGTCATGTCATCGCTGCGTAGAAACTTGTTACAATCAAAACTCGTGCCTGAACGCGTGCACATATCGTGCACGTTACGTCGCAAGCTATTTAGTTCGCGTTTTATTTGATCTCTATCATAGTCGTGTTGAGATGCGACAACGCGCGCATTGTTAATTTTTGACGTGCTATACATAATATATTATTGGATAAAGTTGCATTAAATGAAACTAACTTACAAGATGGTTAGTTTGTTAAAATATGCGCTGCGCTTGACTCGGGAATACAAAGAAAACATTATTCCACACTTTGACCACTTGACTCGATTGCGCGATCTAATCGACGGCATGATTAAAAACGAGGATGTACAACGTTTTAATCGCATTAATCGCAATGATTTAATTTCGGCTTGCATGCAAATCAACGTTCAGACGTACATGCCCAACGCCACGATAGATATGCGCAAACAACCCAATTGTATATATTTTCGAATTTGCCAATATTGCCACTTGGAGGCCGACGTGCCTTCGCCCGACGATCATTCGGTGTACAGATACTTGTGCGTTGCGTGCGGCACGCTGCTGGTTATCGACCACCCGTTGGACGTGTTTGGCGAAACGGAGGAGGGCGTCAACGAACTATTTGAAGTGCAGCGCATCAACGCCGGAGGGAATTTGTAGCAACACCACTACTAGTTGTTCTCAGTTTGTTTTGCGCTTTCGTCGAATCTCTACGCGTAGTTTGTAAATAAAAAATGGCTCAAGTTAAAATTGGCAAGTTCAAATTCGGTGAAGACACGTTCACGCTGAGGTACGTGCTCGGCGGCGAGCAGCCGGTCAGATTTGTGGCCAGGGACATTGCAAACAAATTAAAATTTAAAAACACCAAAAAAGCAATTAGAGATCACGTCGACGGCAAGTACAAATGCACATTCGAGCAAGCGTGTATTAATATCAGCAAAGAAAAACACGTTAAACAAGGCAATCCGCTGTATTTGCAGACGCAAACAATATTACTCGACAAAATAGGCGTTATACAGTTGTTCATGCGCTCCAAGATGACCAACGCGGCGGAGCTGCAAAATTGGTTTTACGAACACGTGTTGCCCCAGTGCACCGCCCGACAGTCGGCGTTGAGCCTGCTCCAAGACGCCCAAGCGACAGTAAAGTTTAATTCCGCTCCCGTCGAGGGCCATTTCTATGCGGCCACGACGCTGCTGTACGCCGAAAGGAATCTGTTCAAGATCGGCCAGACTACAAACTTGACGCGGCGACTGGTTTCTCTGAATTGCGGCCGCGCCGACGACGACCAGATGCGGTACGTGCTGCAGACCGAGCCCACCGTGCACCACACGCTGCTCGAAAAGCTGATGAAACAAGAGTTGAGACCGTACCGCAACAGCGGCGAGGTCTACTGCACGGATTTCGAGCACATCAAGCGCGCGCTCGAGACGTGCTTGCCCCACTGCTCGCAAAACTAATCCGTTCAGTTTGTTTCGCGCTTTCGTCGAATCGTCACGCGTCGTTGTAAATAAATTTAATTTAATAAATTAAAATGGCTCAAGTTAAAATCGGGCAGTTCAAATTCGGCCAGGACACGTTTACGCTGAGGTACGTGCTCGAGCAAGGAAACCCGCAAGTCAAGTTTGTGGCCAAGGACATCGCCAGCAGTTTAAAATATGGAAATTGTAAAGACGCTGTAAGCAGACACGTGGATAAAAAATACAAATATACGTACAGCGAGTCGGGGGCGAGACTACCGCCCTCGGCTCCAAACAGCGTGGCAAAGCAAGGCGATCCGCTGTATTTGCAGCCGCATACAGTGCTTATTACTAAATCGGGCGTGATTCAATTGATTATGAAGAGCAAGCTTCCGTACGCCATAGAATTACAAGAATGGCTTTTAGAAGAAGTAATTCCTCAAGTGCTATGCACGGGCAAGTACGACCCCGCAATTAAACAACAGGAGGAAAAGAACAAACAGTTGGTGACTAAACTGATTGCGACATTTACCGAGCACACAAACGCGCTGCAAGCGGTGGTGGCGCAAAAAACCGAGGAACTTTTTAAAAAGCAAGAGTTTATCGAACGCATCATCGCAATTAAGGACAAGCAGATTGAGGCCAAAGACTTGCAAGTGACGCGCGTGATGACCGACCTCAACCGCATGTACACCGGGTTTCAGGAAACTATGCAGAGAAAAGATGAAATGATGCACAAAAAAGACGAGTTGTTGCAGGTTAAAGACACGCAGGTCTCCAATTTAATTGCCAAAATGATAGATTTGTCGGATCGCGCGGTTCAATACCCCGCGGACAAGCGCAAACATCCGGTGCTGTGCGTGACGCGCGACGGCACTACGTTTACGGCTATTACCGGCCAAAAGACGTACGTGGAAAGCCAAAAGCACAAACGTAACATCGACGCTGCCAACATTGTGGTGGAGAATATCCGGCCTAATCCTACCGTCGATTGGAACAACGCCACTGATCGGCTACAAAGTAAACGTAGCAAGCGAAGCATTAGTTTTGATTCGCTAGAAGAAGCGCAACAATTTGAAAATAGAATAAAGTATTTGTTAAAAAATGCAAATAATATTAATTAAATTAATAAATCTTGAACGTAATTTTGTCTTTCAATTTTGTGACCTCTGGCTTTTTCAAATCTATTTATGGCTTCCTGCGGCGCAATACCCAGGGTGTGCATTAAATATCTGCACACCATGTAACCGGTGCGATTAATGCCGTGTGTGCAATGCACGCCCACCAACATGCCGGGACACTTTTCTGTAAATTCTTCTACCGTGTCAATAAATTCTTGAACGATGCTTTCAGACGGCAAAGTCTGGCCAGGTACTTGAATTTTTTTGTATAACAGGCCCGCCCGCAAAAAGTGCACACCATCATAATATTTAGACGTGTTGGTTAAATCGATTATTGCTCCAATACTGGGGTTTTGTTTTACTATCTGTTCTGTGGTCCACACATCTTCTTCGCTAGTCACGTACGCAAACAACTCGGGTTGCAAAGGTGTTTTAAAACATATTAGATTAGAATCTTTTATAACTTGGCCGCACTGTAAATAGTTGTGCCAACGCGCGGGAAACATTTTACACGTGCTTTCAATCTTATCTCAGAAACGTAACTAAATATGTACTCGCTTTACGAGTAGAATTATACTTGTAACGCACGATCAGTGGGTGATGTCATAAGCTGATGTCATTTTTTGCACACGGCTCATAACCGAACTCGTTTTACGAGTAGAATTCTACTTGTAAAACATAATCAAAAAAATGATGTCATTTGTTTTTCAAAACTGAACTCGCTTTACGAGTAGAATTCTACGTGTAAAACATGATCAAGAAATGACGTCATTTGTTTTTCAAAACTTAATTTAAGAAATGATGTCACTTGTTTTTCAAAACTGAACTCGCTTTACGAGTAGAATTCTACGTGTAAAACATGATCGAAAGGTGATGTCATTTGTTTTTCAAAACTTAATTTAAGAAATGATGTCACTTGTTTTTCAAAACTGAACCCGCTTTACGAGTAGAATTCTACGTGTAAAACATGATCAAGAAATGATGTCATTTATTATAAAAATAAAAATTGATGTCATTTGTTTTTTCAAAACTGAACTCGCTTTACGAGTAGAATTCTACGTGTAAAACATGATCAAGAAATGACGTCATTTGTTTTTCAAAACTGAACTGGCTTTACGAGTAGAATTCTACGTGTAAAACATAATCAAGAGGTGATGTCATTTGTTTTTCAAAACTGAACTGGCTTTACGAGTAGAATTCTACGTGTAAAACACAATCAAACGATGATGTCATTGTTATTTTAAATTATAATATCATTTAAATTTTTATGATGCAAGAATTGTATGTTGTTGCGTCAGTTTTATCGACGACTTCTTGTTTGTTTGTTTCATCGACTTGTTCGTGATTATGATTAATTATAAATTTTTTGTTGGGGTCAACATCGATAGCGTCATACGCATTTACAACGTTTTTATCTGCGTTAATGTCACATTGATAATGTAACGGCATATGGTATTTTACATCTATTTTAATACAATTACTACTATCCATGTTAAAAGTTTCTTAATCACATAAAATAAAAAAAACAAATAAAAAACGTTTATTAGTTGTTTCAGCATTTTTATATATACATTTATACATACATATCACATTAATTTTCAAACCCAAAATTAACAGTAACATTTACATCACATGAACTAGCAGCACCAGAAGTTCCGGCATAAACATAATTTTGAATACTATGAACGCGATTTTCAATAAACAGTTCTGAAATAGTCGAATAGACGAGTGAGCGAAAACGCTCGTTCAGCTCGGCTGGCGCACGGTCGTCACGGCCTATTTGCGGATTAACCGTAATGCCACGTTGCGGCGCCAATGTCCTCACCTGACGCTGCAATTCTTGAACCTGTTCGTTGAGACGAGTATTTTCCTCTATTAGCTGTCGGTTTTCAGAAGTTACTTGATCACTGTGATTTTTTTCGTTCTTTAATTCAGCTTCCAAAGCAACTATTTTTGCCTGATTCTCCATATTTATGTCACAATTGTTGTCGCTGTTTTCGACACTAATCACGCTCCGTTCTTGTAGCACTTTGATAATGTTTTTATATTGCTGCACGGCCGGAACTCTTTCTTGAGTTTTCTTGTAAAACTTACACGTCACAACAGCGTTAGGTTTTAAAGAACGCCACATTTTTACCTGGGTATTGCACAATGGACAGCACACAATTGAATGTGGAATATTCATCGCGTTGCTTTGCAGATCGATGACGCATTTGAAACAAAAACCGTGGTCGCACGTAGTCGGAATCAAAAAAGGACAAGTATCGTTAGATTGTTGAGAATATGTTTCGAAACACACACTGCACTCAAATTTAAAATTAATTACCGGCTCTTTCTTTAATTCCGCCATCATTCGCTGCTGTTTTATTTGTATGGTGCGGAGCCGGTTTTGACGCTGCCTTCTACGCATTTGATAGCGCCTCTCCAAAGCGTCTTCCAACTGTCTGTGGAGATCTTCAAGCGTAGGACGTTCATATGGCGTAGACCGGTGGCGGCGGCGATTGTTGGTGTCCCTTGGCATTTTGCTTATTGGCAGGCTCTCCGCAACAAACTGTGCTTACGAGTTGACAAGTGTCTGCTTTTATAGCTGTACGCCTGAGTGGGGACAGATAACAGAAACTGAAGCCTGTGATATGTTATAGCTGTACGCCTGAGTGGGGACAGATAACAGTACTGAAGCCTGTGATATGATAAATTAAAAAATGAATTTTTTTGCAATACAAAAAAGTTCGCCTATGTTTGACATATAATATACAGTACGAACTCTACAAATCGTAGACTATTTTATTAGAATAGTCTACACTGTACTATACGCTCTCAATATACTACTACACTATCAACTTTTTTGCATTACAAAAAAGTTCATTTTTGCCTGACAAGTTCCCTTATCACTATTGTCTTATCAGTCGTACACTACTGATAAACAGTATAAATACAGTGATCGTTCTACTCGTAAGCACAGTTCAAGCCTCACAGCCTAACGAACAGTATCGCTACCAGCCAGCCATGAGTCGCCAAATCAACGCCGTCACTCCCAGCAGCAGCAGCCGCCGCCACAGGCTGTCTCTCAGCCGTCGTCGCATTAACTTTACAACATCTCCCGAAGCCCTGCCGTCTTCAAGCAGTCGCAGCCAACCGTCTTCAAGCAGTCGCAGCCAACCGTATTCAAGCAGTCGCAGCCAACCGTATTCAAGCAGTCGCAGACGTCGCCGTCAGGAGCGGAGTCAGGAGCAGCGTGTCAGCGAAGACAACGTGCAGATTATCGGAAACGCCAACGAGCCGTTGACGCGCACGTACCATAGTCAGGGTGTCACGTATCACGTGCACGGTCAGGTTAACATTAGCAATGACGATCCGTTGTTAAGTCAAGAAGATGACACCATTGAAAGTGTGGATCGTGCTTCTCAGCAGTACCAGAATAGCATTGCGTCGGAGACAGCTGCGCAGAGGGCTCTGCAGCGAGGTTTAGATCTTGAGTCACAACTGATGAGTGAAATTTCCCCAAGGTCTCCCGCTTATAGTCCACCTTATCCGTCGAATGACGTATTATCACAGTCGCCAGATTTGTTTGACTCGCCGCAGTCTCCGCAGCAGCATGAATTAGAACTCGAAGATGAAGACGAGGAAGAAGAAGAAGAAGAAGGCGAAGAAGTAGAGGTTTCGTGTAATATTTGTTTTACTACTTTAAAAGACACTAAAAACGTAGATTCTTCGTTTGTGACTTCGATTGATTGTAACCATGCTGTGTGTTTCAAATGTTATGTCAGGATAATTATGGACAATTCTACGTACAAATGTTTTTGCAGCGCTAGTTCATCAGATTTTCGCGTGTACAATAAGCACGGGTATGTAGAATTTATGCCCTTAACCCTCATTCGTAACCGGGATTCCATCAAACAGCATTGGCGTGAGCTTTTAGAAAATAACACGGTCAACAATCGCATTATAGACTTAAACGATGTGGAGCGATTGGAAAGAGAACGGTCCGAGCTGCGAGCCAAGAACAGCCAAGTTGAACATAAAATGACTATGTTAAACTGCGACTACGCTATGCTTAAACACGAACATAAAATTACCGAATTAAAATTAAAATGGGCAAATCGTGATTTGGAAGAATTTACCAAGAAAACACAAGAGTTGCAATCGACTGTGAATGATCTGCAAGAACAATTGCGTAAGCAGGTGGCCGAGTCTCAAGCCAAATTTTCACAGTTTGAGCGTCGTAATTCTGAATTAGTTGCTGAGTTATACACTATTGAGATGTCTAAACCTTAAGTGTTGTAAATAATATAAATAATAAAATATATTTAATAAATTTTATTTTTATTTTTGTTTTGGTTAGCAGTACATCCATAATCTGATATAGGAACACAATCTTTAACATTTGGATCAAATTCAAATCCTTCAGAACAAAGTAACTCTAATCTATGATTTATACCGACACACATGTAAAAAGCATTACATTTAGTAGGATGCGGAAAATGTACTCCAATTGGTCTGTTAACGCAACTGAACTCGTCGTCTGAATCGTTATCGTTATCGTTATCGTTATCGTTATCGTTATCGTTACCTCTTTTAGATTTCAAAACAATAAAAATAATTATAAAAAACAAATAAACTATTATGTATATTCTAATCATGTTGGGTTTGAACATATTTATTGAAACGGTATATAACTTTAGCGATCATACAATGGAGAGATATCATCCGTATCAACGAGCGCCGTGGAACGCATCAATATTTAAAAAAAATTATAATAATGTTAAAGTCGCTTCATACATTGAAGTACCTTACACAACAAATAATGCAGACGTCGAAATGACTGACACAACAAATGCGCCCTCTCGCCCAAAATCTAAAGCAAGGAGAAGATTAGATTTTACCAACATGGCGCCGCAGCCGTGTTGTATTGACGACGGCAATTTTGCAAAACCTTTACTGTGATATATTTATTAAATAAGTTTGCTTTAAAATGAGTTTTTTTACAAATCTTCGTAGAGTCAATAAATTGTATCCTAATCAGGCCAGTTTTCTTGCTGATAATACGCGTCTTTTAACAAGCACTCCCGCCGGTTTCACAAATGTGCTCAACGCGCCCAGTGTACGCAACCTTGGAAACAACAGATATCAGCCGGGCTATCAATTATCTAACAACCGGTTTGTGAGCACTTCAGACATAAACAGAATCACTCGTAACAACGATGTCCCCAACATACGCAATGTATTTCAGGGCATTTCAGACCCTCAAATAAACTCATTGCGCCAATTGCGGCGCATGGACAACGTGCCAGACTTTCATTACCACACCAAACAGACGCGATCCAATGCAGTCAGACAAAACTTCCCAGAGACCAACGTGCGCACGCCCGAAGGTGTTCAAAACGCACTGCAGCAAAACCCCCGTTTACATAATCACATGAGAACCTTGAAAGTAGCAGGAGTGGGCATACTCTTGGCCGGCGGCGGTTATCTTTTGTTTACCGCCTCCACATTAGTACAAGATATAATCAACGCCATCAATAGAACCGGCGGAAGTTATTATGTGCAAGGTAGAAACGCCGGAGAAAACGTCGAGTCCTGTTTGTTATTGCAGCGCACTTGTCGTCAAGACCGCAATCTAGCTCAGTCGGATGTTAACATTTGCTCAAGAGACCCCTTGTTGGCTAACGATTCGCCCCTACTAACCAACATGTGCCAAGGATTTAACTATGAAACAGAAAAAACAGTTTGTCGCGGCAGCAATCCGGCCGCTAACCCAAATTCGCCTCAATACGTAGATATCAGCGATCTTCCTGCGGGCCAAACAATCATGTGCATCGAACCTTACTCGTTTAGTGATTTAGTTGGCGACTTGGGTTTAGATTGGTTACTGGGAAGAGAAGGTTTAGTCGGCAAATCGTCCAACAGTAGTGACGGCATCCGCAACAAAATAATGCCCATCATTATGATGATAGGCGCGGTCTTGTTTTTAGGTTTAATACTTTATTTTATCTACAGATACATGACAAAAGGAGGAGGAGGAGGAGGAGGAAGCGGTGGCGCACCAACTCCCATTGTTATTATGCAACACCCCGCATCAACAACGGCCCCTCGTCGATAATAAAAGACAAAAATAATATAAAATATATGTATAATTAATTAAATTCAAAAGATATGTATAATTAATTAAATTCAAAATATATGTATAATTAATTAAATTCAATTTTTTTATATTTACAATTTAGTTTTTGTTCCGCAAACGTTATAGCGTCGGACAACGGAACCAGACCCTGTAATATTAAAGCTAACAATTTTAACAAATTATTGTGCAATGTAGTGCTCTCTCTTCGGTTCACTTTACTGATTACAAACATGTGATGCTTAAATCTATTATATTTTTGAATTACTTGACTAGCGTCTACATCTTTAATCTCGCCAGAAATCCAATAAAACTCTTCGTTTTTCTTAGCTATAGTCAACCGCTCTTCGTTTTTGAAAGACAATACTATAAAATTGTGACCTTTTACATTATCCACATTCTGAGTCAAATACTGTTCGACAATGTGCATGCTGCCGTCCTCCTTCTTAACCTTTTTTAAATTTTCCGCGTTATTATTACTCGCAATATTGTCATGATATTTATAATTATTAAACAAAAGATTAGCGACACTACTGTATTTGTACGTGAGCGTACTTTTTTTGTTAACAATTAAATTTAAATTGTCCACCACATATTTGTTTGGGGGATTGTCGGGAAACTTTACACTTTCCGAATACTTTAATATTTGACTCACATACGGCGATACAAAAAAATTATTAGATGCAGTCTCAATTTCATTACTCTCTTTACGACTAAGCATAATAGGCAAAGTAAATAAATTTTTATCTTGATACATTTCGTACAACTTGCCCAAAAGAAACCCACACTTTCTTTCGCCCAACGATTGTAACAAAGTCACAAATGTGGTTTGCGCGTAATACATATCTAAATTAAAATATGAAGTCAGAGCAGCTTTAAACGTGTGATGCACATCGACAAAATGGCATTTTTTACAATTTTGTGCAGCCGTCTCGTCGTTGCACACATCTTGAGAATGAGGAATTTCTATGCCGGTTTCTTTAACCAAATTGTACGAAATCATAAATCTAATTTTATCAAACGTTACCACAAACACACGATTATCTACCATGTAATAGTTGTTTGTATATTCGTACACCACATTGCTCACGTACTTGGCAAATATAATTTCAAACGGCTTTACTTCACTTTTTTTAACCACAAACATGTAATAACCAGTCTCGGACATATGGTCGGAGAACCTGTTGGAATTGTAGTCGTTGTCGTCGAAACGCATCAAATACGGCGCAAAATCATTAGTAAAATAATGCGTAATTTCTTGAGTTGAAGCGACCGTGCAAATGTTCGTGTTGTGATTAATTGTCTGCTCAAGGGTTGCACAGCTTTGAATTGTGCTTTTCTTGTATTTAGGCTTCAATTTATTCTTGTTAAATTGGCCCACCACACTTTGTGAATCGTCCAAGTATTCGTCCAGCTTCCGTTTAGTTCCAGCTGCCGATGGTTGGTTCACACCAACAGACTGCTCAAAAGATTCCGCATTATAAGCAGAACTGGGCGATGGTTGCTCCGCAACAGGCAGCTCAAGGGATTCCGAATAATAAGCAGAACTAACTGCTTCTCCGAGATTATCAGTGGTCTTGAGCAAACATTCCATTATATCGTTATCATCAGTTAACGAATTGACGCTTGCCAAAAAGTTTGAAGCTGCTGCAGTCTCGCTGTCAGATACTACCGTGTCGGCTCCATCCGGCGTGGGATTGTTATAATAATTCAAATAGTCGTTGGGCTGTTGTTTATCACAAAACTCTGAATAGCCGTTGTCGAACGACGCTCGGGACGGCGTCGGAGCACTGGTGTACGACGCGTTAAAATTAATTTGCGTCATAGTCGTTTGGTTGTTCACGATCGTGTCGCCGCCAATGTCAACTTGCAACTGAAACAATATTCAACATGAACGTCAATTTATACTGCCCTAATGGCGAACACGATAATAATATTTTTTTTATTATGCCCTCTAAAACCAATGCGGTTATCATTTATTTATTCAAATTAGATACAGAACATCCGCCGACATACAATGTTAATGCAAAAACACGTTTGGTGAGCGGATACGAAAACAGTCGGCCGATAAATATTAATCTGAGGTCGATAACACCGTCCTTGAACGGGACACGAGGAGCGTACGTGATCAGCTGCATTCGCGCGCCGCGCCTTTATCGAGATTTATTTACATACAACAAGTACACTGCGCCGTTGGGATTTGTGGTAACGCGCACACAAGCAGAGCTGCAAGTGTGGCACATTTTGTCTGTGCGCAAAACCTTTGAAGCCAAAAGCACAAGGTCCGTTACGGGCATGCTAGCGCACACGGACAACGGACCCGACAAATTCTACGCCAAGGATTTAATGATAATGTCGGGCAACGTGTCAGTGCATTTTATTAATAACTTACAAAAATGTCGCGCGCATCACAAAGACATTGATATATTTAAACATTTATGTCCCGAACTGCAAATCGATAATAGTGTTGTGCAACTAGAAAGCCACTCTTCATAATAACAAGTTTCTATACATGCGAGCCGCACACCCGCTGCCCGTGCGATCGTACACGATAGGCTTGCAGCTGGCCGAGTCCAAGTCGAATTCGTGATTTGATTCACAAAACATTTGCACTTTATGCGGACAGATGTAATACGCAGTGCAATCATAGGGGTCGGCGTTGAGGCCAAAATACCCTTTAGGACAAATTTTATCGCTGTGACACTTTAGATGAGTTTGATTCATTTTTTTAAATATTAATACTTTAATTAATATTAAAAATATAATTAATAACAGCATTGTATATTATTTAATTATTTATTAAAATTATATATATTAAAGCCTGATGTTACAGAATTTGAATTTATTTTGTCAAAATCTTCAATGGTAAATTTGAATTTGCTTAACAGTAAATTAGACGTTTTTGTGCTCATTGTCGATCGCAATTTGTTGGTAAAAAGCGAATGGTCCGTTAGCGACTTGCAATATTCAAACACCCCGTAATTTTTAAAAATATAATAATGCAAATAGGCATGTTCGACGATCAGCAACAGAGTTAGATATTGAGTGGCTTCAACCTCAGTTATGCTAAAATCGCTCAAATCCATATCGTAATCTGGTTGTTTATTTGACTCGTAATCATCGCTGCGCGTCGTGTTTTTGCGCTTAGAGGCGCCAAACGTCTTGGCTATCCGCACGTTGCAGTTATCGTTTTCAAAGTTTACTAAAGCCTCGGTGTCAAACTCGCGGCTTAGCATTTTAACGATAGACGGTCTGTCGACGGAGCACAACAGCACCCCCTCGTTTTCTGTAAACAAAATGGGTTCTCCGGGAATGCTTGTGTCATTAGTTTCAGTGACCACAAACTCCATTTTGTTAGTAAAATTAGTAACAAGTGGATGGAATCTATTGTGTATAAAAGCTAATGTGCTAAACACCACGGCGGCAATTTGCCGAGTGTCTGCTTTGTTTCTAAATATTTCCAACAGCGGCTGGGTCATTTCCAGGGTGCTGAGCATAGCCATGTATTTGCTGAGCGCCAATTTAATTTTCAGAGTTTCATAGCTTTCTAAACTGCTTAGATTTTTTAAATCAAATTCGGCCAATTCGTAGGTTTTTTGGATCTTTTCATCGCTGTTTACAATTTCGGTGACCGTTCGAACTTTGTTGCATTTGACACGTTTCATTTTTATACACTTATCTACAACATTTGCCTTTGAGGCGTGTTCATAAAGGGATTAGCTCGCATGGTAGCGTTTAAAGGATTCATAAAACCTGTCGCGCTTGGAGGTGTAGCAGCACCACCACCGCCACCATTACCACCAGAGCCAGCACCCGAGCTGTTTCCATTATTACTGTTAGATTGAACAAACATAATTATTAAAGCAATAATTACTACTACAGCCAAAATGGTCAAAAACATGTTTGGAGTTAGCCTGTTTAAATAGTTTGCGGACTGCACATCTGTGCTAGTCGTAGCGCCAGTAGTGGGATCTGTGTAAATCATATTATTATTATACCGAGTCGGGGATCAATAATTTGAGAAGCGTGTTCTGAACCCACGGATTTAAATCGCGAAGGGATTTCAACTCAGACGAACTTTCGTAATCACCTCTTATTAAAAGATATGCAGGCACCGTGTTTGAGAACACGTGTTTGACTAAAAAAACTTTTTCGTTCTTATCAACAACATACACGTCGCCCGTCAAACGGACCGGCGGCGAACTCTGCCGGTACACGAGCAGGTTGGGATGAAAGTCGATAGTTTCCGTGGCGCCAAACAAACGATTTATAGCCAAAATACTTAATATACGCTGCTTGGGCGCGTAGAACGCGTTCATAGTGCCTTTCAATTGCAAAATGTCTTTGCTCACAAAAATGTACGACGATTCATGATCATACATGACAGGAAACTGGTTGGTTATTTCCATTTTTATGTACAGCTTGCGATAATTGTCTACCGAGTAGCGATCAAGAATAATCTCGCGAGACATTTCACCGTTCATAGCGGGGTTTTCTTCAATCACAAACTTGGTAATTATTTTCATGATCGAGCTTTTGGTCATGTATTCGTTTAGCAGATCAAGCAAATCTGGCGGAAACTGAGCGTCGAATATGTAGTCGCGCTGAATAAACTTGATAAACGGACAGTTGCCATTCAATTCTTTATCTATCTCATTAAATATATCGTTGGGTTTTCGGGTCACGATTTTAGTGCTGTTCACCACCGTGTACTTTAATTTAAACAGCGGCAGACCTTTGTAAAAGTTTTTTAGCATAAACATTGAATTGTTGATTTTGCGAGTCTTTGCGTTAGAAGGGTGCGGCGGTAGTATATTATTATCGACAAAGTGCTTAGCCATGTCCTCGCCCAGTAGATACAATCGGAACGGATGCATGTTGTTATCTAATCGCGGCGCCGCACACATTCGCACACCATTCCAATCCACGTACGCGTCGTCGAACAAAAAACCGGCACTGCCCGCTAACACGCAGCCGTAGTTGTTAATGTTTACGAATATTTTATTCTTAAACACCTTGCCAAATTCAGCGTACAGGAAAGCCATCATTTTACGAGGATTGGACGTAAACAGGTTCGTGGCGTACACGTGCGTGCCGGGCTTTATGTACATGCGCGTGTCAAATTCTAAAATGTCCACAGTTGTGCGATTGCACACAAATCGAAATTGTGGCTTTACAAACTTGAAAATGTTTGTCGACGTGCTGCCCACCAAATGTTTCAACTGCATGCTTTGCAAGTAATTGAAATAGTTCATGAGCACGGCATCGTCTAGCAAATCAAACGTGCAATTCAAATAGTTGCGAATAAATGCCATCGGCTCTGAAGGAACATGTTCATTATCTTTTAAATCAAAATAGCTGGTCAAAAATAAATATTTAAAATGATCTCTTTCCAGAGTCAACAAGTTGCCGCCGCCACTCATTTTGCGTTGCGTGCTTATTTATACGATGTCCTGCACGCTGGACACTTTGCGTGCGTGGTGGCCGTTTTCCACATGGTAACGCAGCACGCGTTGCATATAGCGTATTCGCAACATTCTTTTGGCTTTAAAAATCTTTCATCCGTAGATATTTCTTTACAAACATTGCATTCGTACAAAACCGAATTGTCTACGAACAAATTCATAACTTTAACAGTTTTATTAATAGTTTCCAGCTTTTCAATAAACAACAGGCAATTTGATATTAACTCGTTCACGTACATTTGCATAGAATTTATATTTTTAAAACAACACGCAAAAGAGTTTTTGATTAGCTTCAACGCGTCTCGCAACTGTTTCAAGTACGGATAAAACACTATTACATTGCCGCGATCACGCACGCCGTACGCGCCTTCAATTTCTTTAATACATTGAATAATACGTTGGGCATCGAAAATAAAATGGTGACAGCACGCACCGTCGTCATCGGGAAGACGGTCGGGTTTGGCAATGTCGGCACATTGATCATAGTAATAAAAAAATTTATTCTCTATTCTATACTTGTACATTTCCAAATGTTTATCGTCAATTATTGCAAACGCGGCCGAACGCACGCCGCATTGCACCTTTGCGTCGATTTGTATGTCGGCGGTGTACATGTGAAAGAAAACAAAGTTATCAATCATTACCTGCTGAGCTTCTGCGCAAGCGGACGTTGCCTCGCACGAATATGGCGATGACGCACAGTTTGACGTCATTATATTTTCCTGGACGTTCAGCACGTGACTGCTGGTTCTTATCATGTTGCGTTGCTCGTTATCAATCACTTATACTATCCAGCGCGCAAGCAAGCGTGTGCGCCGTGACACAATCGATACTGATTTACGAGTTGGACAAACGGGCTTTATATAGCCTGTCCCCTCCACAGCCCTAGTGTCGCGCGCAAAGTGCCTTGTGACCAGGCTCTCCTACGCATATACAATTTTATTTCTATAGATAAGGTTTTCGTATATAAAGCCTCTCGATGGCTGAACGTGCACAGTATTGTGTTGATTTTTGAGTGCTAACCAACAGTTACAATGAACCGTTTTTTTCGAGAGAATAACATTTTTGACGCGCCAAAGACCGGTGGCAAGGGCCGTGTCAAATCTTTGCCAACGCCTGTCGCCAACTCGCCGCTGTCGCCTGTTCGTCAGCCGCCAAAATCTAACATCAAACCACCTACGCGCATCTCTTTGCCTACGCGCACTTTTTCGGCCAATCCGTTGGAGCGCAGCATCAGCAGCAGCATTGTAAGTAAAAAACCAGTCGTCAACAGAAAAGATGGATATTTTGTGCCGCCCGAGTTTGGTAACAAATTGGAAAGTTTGCCCGCGTACAGCGACAAACTGGATTTCAAACAAGAGCGTGATCTACGTATGCATTTTATGAGCGATTTAGAACGCAACATCATGAAAGCCACGCTAAAATTTTCCACCAATTACATTATGGGTTATATAAACAGTAAAGATATGCGCATGACGGGCAAATTTGCAAGCAGTTCTGTAAAATACAAAAAGACTACGGAGCAGCACATGAGCGATTCGCGATGCACCACTTGCAATTATAGATTCAAAGACAACACGCGCGCATGGTTTTTGTATGTTGTGGTTCACATCGAAAAGCCGTTGGACGATTCTGACCGCATAGACATATGCTGTCAAAAATGCTATCTATATCACAACGTTCCAAAGACCTCGTACGAAATATATCCTTCTATCAATTTGGTCGACCTCAGCTATTTAGCCAGAGAGAGGTTTTTTTACCAATACATTTTCCCTGTAAGTTTGGAGCACACGACGGAAGTTAAAGAATTGAAAATTGACGATCACAATTGCAAAGTGTTTGAAATAATTAGGCGCATAATTCGAAATCACAAAGAGCCCAACGAGCGCATTCAAACGATCGATCTTAGCACCACCGGCGGTCTCGTTCTCAGAGAAACGTACACCAATATAGTGTTGCAGCGCTACCGAAGCATGTGCACCAGACCCGACGCGGCGGACGACGTTAATTGTTTTATACTTCAAGAGCCAAGCGAAATGATGGCCGCTCTGCAAGACAACCGATTTTCGGGTATCAAAGGAACCGTGTTTGCCACTGTTAAAGTCAAAAAATTTACCGAGGTATTGGACGGCGGCGCAATCACGTTTCCTTCGAGACCTACAATTAACAATTATTGCAAATTGTGTAAAAAAACTAAACTGTATTATAAAAATCCCGTGTTATATTGTACCAAATGCGGGTTTACCAACGTTTATCATTTTCCTGAATACTCTAAACTTGTGTACTATTCTAAAGCGATCAAAAACTTTGAAATGCACAACGAAATGATTATATATTATGATTTAAAAATGTATAAAAAGTTAATTAATATTGTAAACAACAATGTCTAAATAAAATGTATCGTTATTGAATCAGGCCTGATTTGGTAATAAGCACTGTATGCGGCTATCTTTTTACGACGCTGTTAGAGGTAGACCCGTCCTGACGACGGGGTTGCTCATATGTAATTGTTATAATAAATGCAAATATAATATAATCATAATAAATGCAAATGTATTGTTATAGTATAATCTAATAAATATTTCATTATTATCGTTGTTTAATTTAAGTCATATATAACATGGCGGTCTTAACAGCCGTCGATTTAACTAATGCCAGTAGATATGCCATACATATGCATCGTCTCGAGTTTATTTCGAGATGGCGCACTAGGTTTCCGCATATACTGATCGACTACACGTTGCGTCCCGCGTCAAGTGACGACGATTATTATGTGCCGCCGAAATTGGCCGACAGAGCGCTGGCCGTCAAACTGACTTTCAGCAAGCGCGGGTGCGAAAGCATGAGCTGCTATCCGTTTCACGAAACCGGAGTCGTGTCCAACACGACACCGTTCATGTACACGCAGACCTCAGAGACTAGAGTGGGTTACGCGCAGCCAGCGTGCTACCATTTGGACAGGGCGGCGGCCATGCGTGAAGGCGCCGAAAATAAAGTTCAGTCTGCCGAGTTTAGATACACGCCCGACAACAGATGCATCTTGGTGGACTCGCTGTCCAAAATGTACTTTAACAGCCCATACTTGCGCACCGAAGAACACACGATCATGGGCGTGGACGATGTGCCGGCTTTTAACGTTCGGCCCGATCCCGATCCCTTGTTTCCCGAACGCTTTAAAGGCGAATTCAACGAAGCCTACTGTCGACGATTCGGCAGAAATCTATTCAACGGCGGCTGTTCGTTTAGATGGTGGGAATCGCTCGTCGGATTCGTGCTGGGCGACACGATTCTTGTCACTTTCAAAATGCTGGCCAACAACGTTTTTAGCGAATTGCGCAATTTTGATTACAGAGCGCCTTCCAGCATACTACCGCCACGACCCAACGTGGACTCCAACGCAATATTAGCGCAATGGCGCAGCGTGCGCGATACCACTACAGACTTGGAATTTGAAAAACTTTTTACCAAAAGGCCAACACTAAACGATTTGGGCATGATTGTCGACGGGTCGCCCGTCCAGATCACGTACACGGCCGAAACCGGCTTTACTAAAACTCCGATCACATACAATTACCGCGGTACCGAACGTGTACATGTCGAACATTTTGAGGCGCTCGACCGTTCAATCAGCGACCAAGATTTGGAGTCAATTATAACAAAGTTTTTGGAAGATTACGCGATCATTTTCGGTATTGCTACGGACGCTGGCTTTGAGATGCTAATGTCCGGGTTTAAAAGCATGTTGAAAAAAATTAACACTACTCTCATTCCGGCCTTGAAACGCATGTTGGTTAGCACGACTCGGCGCGTGACCGCGCGCATCTTGGGAGAGACTTACAAAGCCGCGATAGTGCACTCGTTCAACGCGATTGCCATCAAAACGCTGACCACGACTGCCAAAGCGTTAACTCGAATTGCTATCAAAGCCAGCTCCGTCATCGGCATTGTGCTCATTTTATTGACGCTGGCAGATTTGGTTTTGGCGCTATGGGACCCGTTCGGTTACAACAACATGTTTCCGCGCGAGTTTCCCGACGACATGTCGCGCACGTTCCTGACTGCATACTTTGAAAGTTTAGACAACACCACGTCTAGAGAAATCATAGAGTTTATGCCCGAATTCTTTTCGGATATGGTCGAAACGGACGATAAAGCTACGTTTGAATCTCTATTTCATTTATTAAATTATGTCACATCTTTAGAAGTTAATTCCGACGGCCAAATGTTAAAATTGGATGAGGGTGATAAAATTGAGGATTTTGACGAATCTACTTTGGTGGGGAAAGCGTTAGCCACTAGCTCGCTATACACTCGCATGGAGTTTATGCAGTACACGTTTAGGCAAAACACAATATTGTCTATGAACAAAAAAAACAACAATTTTAATCAAATAATAATGGGTTTGTTTGCAACAAACACAATTGTGGCGTTTACAGCATTTGTTATACACAAACAACTCATATTTTTTATATTTTTCGTAATCTTCCTAATGATTACATTTTATTACATAGTCAAAGAATCGTACGGATATTATAAAACAATTGATTTGTTATTTTAAAAAAAAACGATTTATTTACTTGGAACTGCGTTTACCACGACGAGCGTCTGAATCGAATTCAAAAGCTTGGATTTTCAGCGTAGGCTTTAGGAGTCTGGAGGATCCGGAGCAGTGTCACCGGTCAATATGGATTGAATTTCTGAGATTTTAGTGTTAAAATCGGTCAATTGAGCGGGCAAACCGTCCAAAGGCTGGAACGATTCTTCCAGCCCGTTTAACTGAGTTTGAACACTGTCAACCTTTGTGTTAGTTTCCGCAATGGCGTCTAAAATTCGTGTCAAAACGTTAGGCTTTGACATGATAGTAAATAAAATGTAATTTACAGTATAAGATTTTAATTAATATACAAATAATTTAATAATAATTCTTATTTAGCTGTAATATATTGTGTTGGGTTGAATTAAAGGTCCCGGCATCCTCAAATGCATAATTTCATAGTCCCCCCTGTTGTAAGTGATGCGTATTTCTGAATCTCTGTAAAATAGCACACAAGACTCCAACGCGTTTGGCGTTTTATTTTCTTGCTCGAGCGCATGCCGTTTAATTTTATCGTACGGCAATTGCACAGTCCCGTAAACAGACATGTTGGGTCGCAATTTTTCAACACGGACGCCGTTCGGCACCTTTATGTGTCCCGACAGCCGAGACGCTTCTTGAATTCCCGTCACCGGTAGCAGCCATTCGTTTTCGCCAACACGATGAAACGTCGTCACAACCGAAACTAGCTTTTCGCCGGCAAAAATTGGAGATCCAATGCGCAGTTTTTGCTTTGTTTCATTATTCACGATTGCCGCTGGCAAATTGCCAAACACAAAGCGTTTATTGCACACGTGGAAATTAAAACAAGTGTTTTCGAGTTTCAACGGCAGCAAACTGCCGTCTTCGCTCAAAACGCTAATTATTGTGTTTAACACGAGTTGCGTGAAAATAATCGAACTAACGACGCCAGGAAATTGGTGGTACCGGCTTAGCGTTTCGTCGAACACTTCTTGACCCGGTTCTAGGATATGCACAAATGCGTCCACATTGTCGACTTGCTCTATTACAATTTTATTTGTTGGATCGATTGCATATTTAATATTATACAATTCCATAACGTCCGTTCGATTCAACGTATAGCTTGCAAATAAATTATTTAATTATCAATCGGGTTTTACGCGTAGAATTTTACTCGTAAAGCGAGTTGGTTATGAGCCGTGTGCAAAACATGACATCAATTTTATTTTTATAACAAATGACATCATATTTTGATTGTGTTTTACACGTAGAATTCTACTCGTAAAGCCAGTTCAGTTTTGAAAAACAAGTGACATCATTCTACAAATGACATCACCTTTCGATTGTGTTTTACACGTAGAATTCTACTCGTAAAGCCAGTTCAGTTTTGAAAAACAAATGACATCATTTCTTAAATTCAGTTTTGAAAAACAAATGACATCATTTCTTGATCGCGTTTTACACGTAGAATTCTACTCGTAAAGCCAGTTCAGTTTCGAAAAACAAATGACATCACCTCATGACATCATTTCTTGATCATGTTTTACACGTAGAATTCTACTCGTAAAGCCAGTTCAGTTTTGAAAAACAAATGACATCATTTTTTTGATTGTGCTTTACAAGTAGAATTCTGCCCGTAAATCAAGTTCGATTTTGAAAAACAAATGAGTCATATTGTATGATATCATATTGCAAAACAAATGACATCATTTCTTGATTGTGCGTTACAAGTAGAATTCTACTCGTAAAACGAATTCGGTTATGAGCCGTGTGCAAACCATGACATCAGCTTATGATTCATACCTGATCGTGCGTTACAAGTAGAATTCTACTCGTAAAGCCAGTTCAATTTGAAAAACAAATGACATCATTTCATAAATGACATCATCTCAAATCTTGCGTTACGAGTAGAATTATATTCGTAAAACACAATCAAGCAATGACAAAGAATAATATTAGGCAATAAATTTTAACATTTATTTAATCATGTCTAATATTACATTTTTGTTGAGTGTACTAGTTACATTGTGCAATTTAACATACAACGCTTTTGATTTTTTATCATAAATAAAACCGTTACAAAAAATTTTCCAATTAAACTTGTTGGATTTGACCCAGCTCGATTCTGTAGTAAACTCCAAAGCCTTGTAGATCATGTTTTTGTTTTTCGACGCTTCGTTGTAATATAAAACCTTTTCCGAATCGTTGAACGACGACGGCAATATTAATTTTTGTACAAACTCTTCAAATTGTTTGCCATCAAACTCCACACTGTCCACGTAAGCTAAGACGTCGTACTCGTAAAGTCCCGTGTCGTTAATTTCGTGAGCAAACGGCACAATAACTTTGTTACCAATCGGGTTGTACTCAAAAGATAGCACTTGGTTGCTGCCGTTCTCAAATCCCGGCTTCAACACGCATACCGCCACGTAGCAGTCGTTGTGTTTGTCGACCAATTGGGGCAAACAGTATTTTTCGTAAGTTTCAATAGACTTTTTATCGGTATAATCATGACTTTTTAAAATTTTAGCAAACTTGCTTTTCAACACGCTGCCATTTTGGCAACTTACCGAATAGTGTTCATCTTTAAAATACTGGATGTTATCGTGAAATCCATCAATTTTATCGCTGTATTCGCGTTCTAGTTGATCAAATTGTTCATCGACTTTTGATTTTATTCTGTCGCGCAAATCGTTGTTCTTGCGCGTAACGCTTCGTATAGGACCCGAAATGTTAAACATCATGAGAACGGGTTTTGTCAATTGCGTGTTCATAATCTTGTTAATGTACACCAACTCTCTGGTTTGTTCGTCCACATGACAATCTCGAATAACCGTCTGGGACACGTCGATTTCTACCGGAAAAATTACACACATTTTGCAATGGTAAAGCTCAAATGCTCACTTAATACAAGCAACGTTGAATATTTATAATATAACCGTTCGGTAAAGCTCAAATGCTCACTTAATATTTTTTTCCCGCAACGTTGAATATTTATAATATAAACGTTCACGTTACGACGCGCGTGTAATTTTCGGGACCATTATCGCGCTGCCAGAGATAACACACACAATCACTCATGTTACAGAACGTGACCGCTCCGCTCGTGTATATAAAAATATGTCCGTTTTGGACGCTGTGGAGTGGATTGCAAACAGAGCGTTTGAATGCAAAGACAAATTTATTATCAACAAATTGACCAACGCGGACGCTTTGCAACATTTGAAATTTTTGAAAGTAAATTATAACAAAGTTGTTGACGAACACGTTTCAACGAGTCAATATTTGTCGTGAATAAAATTAATGTATAAATAAAAGAATATAATTAAAGATTTATCATTTTATTTCCAAATAATATACACAATTGTTTAAATGATCGTGTTTGGTGGGCGACGAGTTTTGAACTCCGCAGCAAAAGGTTTTCAGGGTTCCTGTATGAGTTAAATAGTAACCAAAATAGGCGAGTGTTTTAGCGTCGTTTCTAAAGTGGTGGCTCTTTAGCAAACTTTGCAACCTTTTAACATAATCAAAGTATGTAGGATTGTCAAAGTTTTTATGTTTCAAATTAAAACTTTTACAGTTGGTATGCTCGCGTTTTAAAACAGAATCGCACGCTTCCCGACTGTTTGAGCTAAAATCGTTACAGTACGCACATTTTAAATGTCCATAATCTAAATAGATTCCGCGATCGACCATAGCATCGATTTCTTGACCACTATAGTTGTGATTGCAGCTGTGCATTTTGAACGAAAGCCGTCGCTTGTCGGCGCATTGGTAGCGCTCGCAGTTTGAGTTTTCCACGGCAAACGCCACGTACGCGTTGTTTTCCGTAAACAGTTCTTTGTTGCAGAACGTTTCGTCGCGCGGCACAGAAACCGCCACCAAATTTTGTTTGAATTTGACCACGTAAAAGCCCATAGGCGCGTTCATCACATACATCTGCCGCTGTATTTGCTTGTAATGCGCATCCGTTTTGACCATTTCAAACTGGGGCGTGCCTTTCTTGTTAACCAACAGCGCGGTGTGTTTCACGCGATACTTGCGATTGCCGTTCCCCAACTCGACACGCATCTGCTCCACGGTCGTGTCTCGGTAATTGTACGGACATTTTATTTCCACCGGAATCCACGTTCCGTCGGCGAGAGAAAAATACGCATCGGGCGAAGCGGCGTGCAAACCCAACGAGCTAAAGAACATGCCGCAATCCAAAACCGTTTCAACGACCGCGCTCGTAATTTTATTTTTTATAATTTCGCGCATGTGGTCTAACATGATGCCGTTGGTTTCTTTGACGTGACTTTCTTGTGCGTTTCCAAACAAAAGCGCTGGTCGTTGTAACATGTTGCCGGACGAATTGGACGATGCAGACGCTGTGCTGCGATCCAAACGCAATAGCGTCCACAGCTCATTTTTGCTTTGTCCCCTGGTGGCCTTTTCGACACGTAAAATCTCTGCACGATCCAAAGGTTTTGGATGAATATCTTTGTTTGAACGCCAACGAGACAACTGCGCTCGACTCAACTCGATCGTTTTCACATAATTGTTAAATTTATATTTTTTTAATAACAACTTTTGCTCTGAGGTCAACGACGCAAACATGATGTCGACGTGCTAACTTTACCAAATCTAAAGACCTAATGGTAAAATGGCGGGGGGTTCCAATTGCATTTCATCAAACAAATTTTTCATGTACTTTGGTACTTCCCAACTGTCACTACTATTTAAAATATTAAAATAAATGATGGATTTTCTTAGTTCTTGATCTTGAACGGGTGCAGTAATTGTGAGAACTTTATTTTGTAAATCGTATTCAATAGTTTCTATAGTGTCTAAAATTACGTCGTTCAATTGCAATTTAAAAGACGATATCTTAGGCCTGTTGATAGCGACTTCGTTTTTGTTTTTGTAAAGTAAATCGCTTGTGATTCTGGCACATTCTAGTTTTAATTTGTAATCGGTATTGACAAAATAGGCCATGGGATATGTCGGATTCACGAATGCAACAATAAAATTATCAAGAGGCGTATTTAATATGGGATACAATCGTTTTTGTTCATTTTCTAATACTACAACCACATTCTCTAATCTTTCCAACTCTTGAAAAACGGCACTCTCCCCGTGGTTCTGCAAAGAAGAAACATCTGCTGTGGTGCGCAGCGTTTGCTCGGCAGCGATAGCTTTCTTGTACTGCTGCAACTTTTCAGACTTTTTTGGGGGTTTTGTTACGCCGCGCTCTCGTAACGTCATGGCATGGCCGCCGCTTTTTTTTGTCGGCGTTTTGTCGGACATGCTTATTTTGTTGTCAACGTTCCCGTGAGTATATTTTTGATATCGTTAACCAAAGTGTGCACGAGGTCCAGTTTTTGTCTGTCGGCTTCGTTAAAATTGCCACCGCCGCCACCGCCGCCGCCGCCGCCGCCGCCTGCTAAGTTTTCGATAGCGGTCAGCAAATTGTTGAGCGTACCATTGATGTTTGTGATGCTCGACGCTAAATTGGTCAAAATAGAGTTGGTGTTGTTCAACTCGTTGCGCTGCGTTTGCTGCATCGTGTTGATGGCTTCCAACAATTGTTCAGCTAATTTATCTAACATGAGCGTCAAGTCGGGTAACGAGTCTGTAATTTCGGAAAGCAACGTGTTTAATCTGGTCAAAATAACATCTTTAGCGGTTTCCAACGCCGCGAGGAGCTGCACGTTTTGATTGCGCACGCCCGTCATCACGTTGGACAATTCTAAAAATTGATTAGTTTGGTTGAGATTTATTTGGTTGACGTTGTTCATCAACATGTCGTTTTGATGACGAATTTTTTCCAGCGCGTCGAATATTTGTCGCCGTCCTTGCCTGGGAGACGATGAACGTGACCGCGATCTAGACCGGGACCGAGATCGCGAACGAGGTCTGCCGTGAGGAGAACGTGATCTCGAGCGTGATCGTGATCGGCGACGACGGTAAAAGTAGCACAAATAATTGTTTGCAATAAATGTGCTCAGCAACTGGTCGGCAAACGAGCAAGGCGTTCGCAAAATCAAAACGGACGCTCCGTAAATGTCCACCATGTATTTGACCGTGTTATGACACGATCCGCCCGCATCGTTGATCATTTTTCTATGTTTAGATGGGATGGTGAACAAAAGTTGTTGAAACGCTTGCAAAGGCATTTTTAAATTTTGATAAATGTAATCCGTGTCGATCCAAAGAACCGACGCGTCGTCGAACATAACGTTATTCGTCGGCTTCATATTTCAAAATATTGTAGCGACTATATGATTTTTAGTATATTAACTTAGTGATAAGTAGCGTTTATTGAACGTTAAGCACGTTGTTAACTACCCCGTTTTTTGTTAATAGCACGTTAATTTTTTCGTCGAGATTGGATATTTTTTTGCCATTTTTTACAACTGCGTCCCACGTTCGAATCGTGTTATTTTGCAAGTTGCTCAACATCATAAACGTGTCCGTTTTAAGAGAATCAATTTCGTCTACCACATTGGAAAAATGTTTTTCCATAGATTCGTACATGACCACTAGTATTGATTTTATTTCTTGTAGCTCGTTATTCAAGTGTCCCGCGTACACCAAATAACCCACCAAACAAATGCTAAACGTGGCCCAAAAGTTCATTGTCGAAATCGTACAAAACCCTTATTATTATTTATTCAGGCACATTAAATCCTTTATATTTTTTAAATTCTCCAAAATTGTATCAGTGGTAAAAGTAATTTTTTTATTGTATTCAGACTGCAAATCTTGTATCATATCTTGCAACTTGTTAATGTCTGGCGCGGGCGAGTTGGCGGCCGCATGAACGTTCAAAGTTGAAATGGCCTCGTTGAGACTCTCCTGAATCGCACACAGTTGCGTTTTTACTTCGCAAAGCGGATCAAATACTTTGCCTTGAGCGCCCATAAGCAAGTCGCTAATAATCGATTTAAGAACGTAATATTCTTTAGGACGTTTTTTATTATTCAAATTGTAATTTGACAGATATTTAAATAAACCAAACACATGAATATAATTTTTATTGTTTTTAATCAATTTGTGCGATGGCGCCGCGTTGGTCCACACGGTCGAACCGCCGTTGCTAATAAAAGGTGACATGATTTTGGCGGCGGCGGTTAGTTCCAAATAGCCATCGTGATCGCCGTCCGAATTGGTAATGATGACCACCTCCAGATTGTTGTCGGGAGAATACATGAAGTTGTGCGTGTTCGATGTCGACTGGGCGTCCGTTTTCATAATCCCGTTTTTATAACAGCCAGATAAAAATAATCTTACAATTAAGATAAAAAGATAGAATTATTAATTTAACAACGTGCCTTGTGTCACGTGGCCAAATAGCGGTCGGGTATATAAGATGCCTCAATGCTACTAGTAAATCAGTCATACCAAGGCTTCGATAAGAAACACACAAGCGAGATGGTAGGCGCTATTGTTTTATACGTGCTTTTGGCGGCGGCGCATTCTGCCTTTGCGGCGGAGCACTGCAACGCGCAAATGAAAACGGGTCCGTACAAAATTAAAAACTTGGACATTACCCCGCCCAAGGAAACGCTGCAAAAGGACGTGGAAATCACCATCGTGGAGACGGACTACAACGAAAACGTGATTATTGGCTACAAGGGGTACTACCAGGCGTATGCGTACAACGGAGGCTCGCTGGATCCCAACACACGCGTCGAAGAATCCATGAAAACGCTGACTGTGGGCAAAGAAGATTTGCTCATGTGGGGTATCAGGCAGCAGTGCGAGGTGGGCGAAGAGTTAATCGACCGTTGGGGCAGTGACAGCGAAGAGTGTTTTCGCGACAACGAAGGCCGCGGCCAGTGGGTCAAAGGCAAAGAGTTGGTGAAACGGCAGAATAACAATCACTTTGCGTACCACACGTGCAACAAATCGTGGCGATGCGGCGTTTCTACTTCGAAAATGTACAGCAGGCTCGAGTGCCACGACGACACCGACGAGTGTCAGGTATACATTTTGGACGCTGAGGGCAACCCCATTAACGTGACCGTGGACACTGCGCTTCATCGAGACGGCGTGAGTATGATTCTCAAACAAAAGTCTACGTTCACCACGCGCCAAGTAAAAGCTGCGTGTCTGCTCATTAAAGATGACAAAAATAACCCCGAATCGGTGACACGCGAACACTGTTTGATCGACAATGATATATATGATCTTTCTAAAAACACGTGGAATTGCAGGTTTAACAGATGCATTAAACGTAAAGTCGAGCACCAAGTCAAGAAACGGCCACCCACTTGGCGCCACAACGTTAGAGCCAAGTACACAGAAGGAGACACTGCCACCAAAGGCGACCTGATGCATATTCAAGAGGAGCTGATGTACGAAAACGATTTGCTGAAAATGAACATTGAGCTGATGCATGCGCATATCAACAAGATAAACAATATGCTGCACGACCTGATAGTTTCCGTGGCCAAGGTGGACGAGCGTTTGATTGGCAATCTCATGAACAATTCTGTTTCTTCAACATTTTTGTCGGACGACACGTTTTTGCTGATGCCGTGCACCAATCCGCCGGCACACACCAGTAATTGCTACAACAACAGCATTTACAAAGAAGGGCGTTGGGTGGCCAACACGGACTCGTCGCAATGCATAGATTTTAGCAACTACAAGGAACTAGCAATCGACGACGACGTCGAATTTTGGATTCCGACCATCGGCAACACAACCTATCACGACAGTTGGAAAGATGCCAGCGGTTGGTCGTTTATTGCCCAACAAAAAAGCAATCTCATAACCACCATGGAGAACACCAAGTTTGGCGGCGTCGGCACCAGTCTGAACGACATCACTTCCATGGCTGAAGGCGAATTGGCCGCCAAATTGACTTCGTTCATGTTTGGTCATGTAGCCACTTTTGTAATTGTATTTATTGTAATTTTATTTTTGTACTGTATGGTTAGAAACCGTAATAGTAGACAATATTAAATGTAATAATAAAAATTGTATCATTATTTGTAATAAAAAAAATTGTATAGTTTTTAATTGTATATTTAATTACAAAATATCTTAGGCGATATGATTATGTTCCAAATAGCGAGAGATTAATAAATGACTGCAGTAGACGCAAGTTCGTTTCTCATACCACAAGCGTTTATGTTTTGTTGTACCCTGAAAAATCCGTCCTCTCCCCAATCCGTGCCCCAAGTGTTTTTAAAGGTCCAATACGGAATGTTGTTTTCAACACCATAACCCACTAAAAGAACCGCATGGTTTAGACCGCTGTCGAAACAATATTTTATAATACCCTGTTTATAGTTAACAATGTCGGCAGCGTCTATGGCCATAGGAATAGGGCCGACAAGGGGTAACAAATCTTTAAGTTTTTCCTCGTACACGATAATGTATCTATAACAATCTTTTACTTGAACTAGAAACTTGTTAGAGTTCATACGGCAATTGTTATTGTCTGCTTCGTATGGATAGTCGCTTTCCAGCTGTACGCCGCCCATTTTAATGATGGCTTCGAATGCTGTATGCAACAAGCCGCCGTTACAGCCGGCGTCGACAAAATCACAATCGATCATTTGCTGCTCCGACAGATTAATCAATTCGTTATGTTTGATTGCAAATTGACTTTCCAAACTGCCCAGAGTGGCAAACGCCCAGCAGGCGCCACACATTCCTTGATTTTTTACGCTAGTGACTTTGTTGAGACGACGCCAGTCAAATTCAAGGGGCCCTTTACCCGGCGGCTGGTCTAAGAGTATGACCTTGCAAAAATTTTGAGTCTGAGTAGGCAAAGACAGACCTGTGTATTTTGCGATAGTTTCGTCTTTGGACAAATCCGAGAATTTGTTTATTTCATATTTGGCCGAATCGTTTTGGTTTTTATTGATAATTTCATTTAAATTGTGTTGGAAAATTTTGAATCTTCGCAATTTTTCAACTTCGCTACTATAATTTTTGTTGAATCGATGAACAAATTCTTCAAAATAATTAGGCGCTTTCAAAGGATCGTAGGCCGCGCTCTTTACAACGGCGTACACAAACAAATAAAACAAAATTTTGTTCATTTTTTTTTTACATAAAATAATTACATCTTAAAATTAAGACAAATTAAAATGTTGTACAAATTGTTAAACGTTTTGTGGTTGGTGGTCGCCGTTTCCAACGCGATTCCCGGCACGCCGGTGATCGATTGGGCCGAACGCAATTATGCGCTCGTAAAAATAAATTACGAGGCCACCGCTTACGAAAATTTAATAAAGCTCAAAGAACAAGTCGACGTTCACGTCAGTTGGAACGTATGGAACGGCGACATTGGCGACATAGCGTACGTGTTCTTTGACGAGCAGCAGGTATGGAAAGGCGACGCCGACAGTAAAAGGGCTACCATTAATGTTATTGTGAGCGGGCAATTTAACATGCGTGTCAAACTTTGCAATGAGGACGGCTGTTCCATAAGCGATCCCGTGTTGGTCAAAATCGCAGACACCGACGGCGGTCATCTGGCGCCGCTCGAATACACATGGCTGGAAAACAACAAACCCGGCAGAAGAGAGGATAAAATTGTCGCTGCGTACTTTGTCGAGTGGGGTGTGTACGGGCGCAGCTTTCCCGTAGACAAAGTTCCCTTGCCAAATTTATCGCACTTGTTGTACGGTTTCATACCCATCTGCGGTGGCGATGGAATAAACGACGCCCTCAAAACAATACCCGGAAGTTTTGAAGCTCTGCAACGATCGTGCAGGGGACGCGAAGATTTCAAAGTTGCCATCCACGATCCGTGGGCCGCCGTACAAAAACCCCAAAAGGGCGTGTCCGCTTGGAACGAACCGTACAAAGGCAATTTTGGACAATTGATGGCGGCGAAATTAGCAAACCCACATCTAAAAATTCTTCCTTCAATAGGAGGCTGGACTCTGTCGGACCCGTTCTATTTCATGCACGACGTTGAAAAAAGAAACGTTTTTGTAGAGTCGGTTAAGGAATTTTTGCAAGTGTGGAAATTTTTTGATGGTGTCGACGTCGATTGGGAATTTCCGGGCGGCAAAGGGGCTAACCCGTCGCTGGGCGATGCGGAGCGTGACGCCAAAACATACATTCTGTTGTTGGATGAGCTGCGCGAAATGCTAGACGACCTCGAAGTGCAAACCGGCAGGGTTTACGAATTAACAAGCGCTATAAGCGCGGGCTACGACAAGATTGCCGTGGTAAACTACGCCGAAGCGCAAAAGTCATTAGACAAAATATTTCTCATGACTTACGATTTTAAAGGGGCTTGGTCAAACACGGATTTGGGCTACCAAACAACAGTCTACGCGCCAAGTTGGAACTCGGAAGAGCTGTACACTACACATTACGCTGTCGATGCGTTACTGGAACAAGGCGTCGATCCCAACAAAATAATTGTGGGCGTCGCCATGTACGGCCGCGGCTGGACCGGCGTAACAAATTATACGAATGGCAACTATTTTTCCGGCACTGGCAACGGGCCGGTGTCGGGCACGTGGGAGGACGGTGTTGTAGATTATCGTCAAATTCAAAAAGATCTCAACAATTATGTGTACACGTTTGACAGCGCCGCTCAAGCGTCGTACGTTTTCGATAAAAGTAAAGGCGATTTGATTTCGTTTGACAGCGTCGACTCTGTGTTAGGAAAAGTTAAATATGTCGACCGAAATAAATTGGGCGGCTTGTTTGCTTGGGAGATTGATGCCGATAACGGCGACTTGCTCAACGCGATGAACGCACAGTTTAAACTTAGAGATGAACTGTAAAAGCAAGTATCATTTGTGTGCAGTTGTTATTAGGATGTCGAGCGTTACAAAGCGCGCACGAGCAAAACGCATACGTTTACCATTAGAAATTATAGACACGATTCTGCAGTATTTGGATCCGATTTCACATGCAAAAGTTGTGGGATTAACAACGCGTGTAAAATGCAGACTTTTGCGCGACAACAACGTTGAAGATTATTTAAAGTTGACACCTGCCAATTATCACTTCACGACGGATCAATTTATTTGTAATTATCTTGGAATAACAAATCAGCCAATCACGCCATATTTAGTACCTTTGCTTTCGTTTGGTAAAGCGAGTTGTGCGTTTTTTAACAAATGCATACCCGAGGACGTGCGCATCGTCACGTTGAATCGGCCGTTAACATCGTTGGAAAACTTTTTGTCCAAACAATTTTTATGGTACAAGTTGGCGAGAAAGTTGATTGAACACGAACGTCAAATGGATCGCTGTGTAACACCGTCTACAGTGCAAATAAATTTATACGACGACAATGAAGATTATTTAAATTGTTTTGATTGTTGTATAGTAGACTGTAATATCAATGATATGAATAGGTGTCCAGATTTACAAATTGATGTTTATTTAGACGACAACATAATAACTTTGTATTTATATTTGTTTATAATTTACAGAATTGTAGAAAAATAAAAAACACATTTTTTTTATAAATTACTTTTTATTTTTTATGTCATCCATTACAATGTTAGAGAACGGTGGCGGCGGATCGTTGTATGAAAACGGAACAACTTGAATACTTTGTAAATTTGAAGCGTAAAAACTAGTCAAATTATTTTTTAAAGACCACACTGTTGCAATCATAATGTACAAAGCGCACATAAACGAGTTAAACATCAAACTGCTATCAACTAGTTTCGTTTTCAAACATTCTAAACCCATAACAATAGTAAAACTCATAACTGAAACAAACAATATAACCATATAACATGATTTGGCATATCGATAATCCGTGTACGCGCCCATTGTGTGGCCTAATAGAATAAGCAATTCAAGAAATATCATAAAAAGTACACAACAGTGAATTAAATTGTTAACAAAAACAAAATTTGTACCCATTTGATTGTCCGAAAACACCACATAATTCAACAGCACGTTACTAAAGTACATGGCTTGGAACAGCTTCATTTCGTAAACTACTTCATGGGCTTCTGTGGTTTTGAACGCCGTCCACAAAGTCGGAGCGTTTAGCGCCACGGACATCAAAAACGACAACAGAAACCAGTATTGTAAATATTCAAATTCGTTGAATGTTGCCATGTATCCCACCAACATGGCCGTGTAGGTGCACAGCGTCACGTTAATGTACGACAACGCAGCATAGGGAAACTTCACTTTTGTGTCGGTCGATAACCTTGTGTATTTTGTGCAACACGTAAACAAACCCATTTTTAATTCTTATATTAGTGCACAATTCAATTGATTATATACAAATGCTTACTAAAGTTTATTGCAGCGCGTTTTAGTTTATAAACAGATCGCGTTAAACATCTTGTGCGATAAATTGTATGTATATAGGGCGTGGGAGCTCGTGTTTGAATTTAGTGACGCGTTAACACTTAATTGTATACCATGAAACCCGAACAATTGGTATATTTGAATCCGCGGCATCACCGCATATATTTTGCGTCACCTCTAAACGAGTACATGTTGAGCGACTATTTGAAACAGCGCAATTTGCAAATTTTTGCAAAGACCAACATTAAAGTTCCTGCAGATTTTGGCTTTTATATTAGCAAATTTGTTGATTTGGTGAGCGCCGTGGAAGCGATTCATTCCGTAAATATCGTGCACCACAATATTAATCCCGAAGATATTTTCATGACTGGGCCCGACTTTGATTTGTATGTGGGCGGCATGTTTGGCAGTCTATACAAAACATTTATCAAAAACAACCCTCAAAATATAACTTTGTACGCTGCACCAGAACAAATCAAAAAAGTGTACACCCCCGAAAATGACATGTATAGTTTGGGTATTGTTTTATTCGAATTAATAATGCCCTTCAAGACTGCTTTGGAACGCGAAACTACGCTAACTAACTTTAGAAACAACGTACAGCAAATGCCGGCAAGTTTATCCCAAAGCCATCCTAAATTGACCGAGATTGTTTGTAAATTAATTCAGCACGATTACAGTCAACGACCTAATGCTAAATGGCTGTTGAAAGAGATGGAACAATTACTGTTGGAATACACAACGGGTTCTAAAAAAACTATAAAAGAGGGTTTTGGGGACAAGGCGATTTAAAAGCGACCCATATATTGTCGAATATAGAACACCATGAAGCTGATTATCCTGCTGTTTGTCGTGGCCGCGTTTGTCACACTCGCTATGGGCAGAAAATCATTGAGAGATCCATTAAAAACTACGGCACATTTTGGCCATCCCGAGGGGCTGAAACACAAGATTCGAAGACCTTACAACAAACACGAAGACAAATTGATTCAATGTAAAATTTATTTGTAATAAATTATATCTATACACAAATATGTTTATTTTATTACATACTATTATTTGTGATGATGACATCATATCTCAAACTTGTTTTACACGTACAATTCTGCTGGTAAAACAAGTTTAAAATATGATGTCATTTATTTTTGCACACAAAATATTGAACTCGTTATGATTTCATCATTTGATAGTGTAAATTTTTATTAAAATACGTTGTGCAATTTTTTTATCTATTTTTTGTTTCAATTGCAAACATTCTGTAGTTTTTTTGTTTAGCATGACTGCCACTTCCTTTATGTTAGTTTTTCGACGCAACAGTTTCAAATTATCTAAAGCGATATCCAGACAAGTCTTGGCCCTAAATAAATAACCCAATTTTAAAAAAGTGTGTGCCAAATCGCACGCTTCTACAACGTTTAAAATGCTCATGTTGTTATTATAAAGAGTAGTTGGGGTAAGTTTGAAGTATTTGGGTTAATGCGTCTATTTGTTGCCCTTGGGTCATGGCGCCTGTAGTAATCGTTCTTATTGTGTTTTGTTCGCGACGGTCGTCCAGAAAAAAGTCGCGCAATCTTAACACTGCAGGCGCGTCTCCGCGTGGATATCGTGACGCGCTACTCCAAATTTTTATATGCGTATCTTCACGACTTAATATACACCACGAATTGGTAAACGTTTCTGCGGTCCACACGAAAAATCCACCGTGTCGCCTGATGCACGCATCGGGATCGGCAAGTATGCACCGTCCTACGCCTGGAAAGAAGCATGACGACCGAGAAGTGCTACTTTCTTTAAGTCTAAATATCCTAAAAATAGAAAATGGTAATCGCATATCTTTCAATGTGGTATCGTATGACACGGAAATTTTCATGACACCCGTGCCAGCTGGTACGATTTCTGTTGAACCTAGCAACGGGTACAAAATCGCTTGATACCGTTCGTGACTGAGTTGGTTGGCATTCGCTTGAAACACCACATCCGCGTCGGAAAACTCGGTGTGGTCTCTGCGGCCCCAGAAATATTTGTAATCCACACGACGCAACCTTAACATGTGCACGCTAAACGGTCGCAAGCAAGCGTTCGCGACGGTGCGGTCGCTTTGTCTAATCATGCCCGTTTCGGCGGTGTGTCGATTAAACACGGGCAGTAACAGGTCAGAGACCGGACAATTGCATCCGTTGATTCCGTTGACACCTTTGTCGATTGGATGGTGAAATAAGCGTCCCCTTGTGCGTTGCCCGCTAATCGGGTCCACCGAACAAGGGTCGATCACGCAAATGTCTTCGAGTCTAAAGTGTCTGCGGTAAAAATCATTGAGTCCCGGATGATCCAGACGAACTTGGCCGTCTGCGCACGGCGCCCGCGGAAAGAAGCTCTCGTCGTGCATTACGTCGCGCACGGTGCGCGGACGGCAATACGGAGTTTCGGTGTCGGCGTTATAGTCGCTCACGTACCCGTCGTCGCACACGCACCGGATCGAAGCGCTGTTGATATCGTCGATACGGCCGTGAGGCGCGCAGCCCACGGGCACGTTGCAATCTTCGTACATGTTAAGCTGCGTAACAAGTCCGGGCCGTAAGCAACTGCACAAAAGAGCGAAACCAGTTTCAGTTTCGGCCAACAACCACACACCCGTGTTGGGGTTACACGATCGGGCGCGTTCTCGATCCAAAGCCAAGCAGTAGGCTTCTCCCGCTCGAATAAGCTTCTCCTGTTCTTGGCCGTCATCGCCACGCATCTTGACTATTGTATCTTCGTCAAACAACTGGCAGTTGGCTAATCCTTCGCGGCACAGATTGCAATCGCTGTGTGTGGAGCACGGCGTCAAAGTTTTGTGACATTCGTGTGTATTGCCTTCGATTATTATTTCGGACGGCGGTTCAATGAGCGGCACGCCCGTGTTGTCAAAAACCGCAATAGGATAACGCACCTCTTCATGGTGCACATCTATCAAGTTTACATACGTGTACACTATTGCAATAATCACTAGAAGAAACAACAGTATAATAGCAAAATGCATTTTACTTATTGGAGAATGTCCGAGTATTTTTGTACGTACGAGATATTTTGTTGTATTAGGAATATAGATGTGGCGTTGTATTCTTTAATTATTAAATAAAACAAAATGATATAATAAAATTTGGTATTTATTTATACACAATTTTTTTGGTAATACTTGTTGTAATTATCAACTATCACACATACTTTTTTGCATAACAATTCAACGTTGTCACTAGTGTATTCTAAACTTTCCAACACTTCCATGTCCGTGTTTTGCAGCTGATTTCGGTCCAACACCACAACGGCCAAACAATCGCCATTGCAACACATCGCACCTTCAATTACACTGTAATTTTTCAAATATGTATTATAAATGTATTTCACGTCCCGCTTTTTGAGCGCGTTAGGAACAAGCAATACATTAGCCGTCAGATGCATAATGTTAAAAATAAACTCGGCCGACGCCGAGTTATATAGACCCAGGTTTATTTTTTGCGCAACCAGGCATTTTGTGCGTCACACCACACTCTTCACACTCAATTAAGACGATCATGTTGAACTTTTGGCAAATACTTATTTTACTGATAATTATATTAATCGTTTACATGTACACGTTTAAATTTGTTCAAAATTTTATTTTGCAAGATGCACACATGCGCATTAACGAGTTGGAAGCGCCACCGTTAAATTTTACGTTTCAGCACAATCGAGGCGTAGATTGTTCATTGAACCGGTTACCGTGCGTGACGGATCAGCAGTGTAGAGACAACTGCGTGATTTCCAGCGCTGCAAGCGAGTTGACCTGCCAGGATGGTTTTTGTAACGCCACCAACGCTTTGCTAAACGCACAGGCTCCGGACTTGATAGAATGCGATCCCGCACTGGGCTTGCTTCACATTTTCTCCGCAGGCGGAGATTTTGTCGTGTCTCAAGCATGCGTGAGCACGTACAGAGACTTGGTGGACGATACGGGAACGCCGAGGCCTTATCTATGCAACAATGGTCGGCTGAATATGAATTTGGACACGGTGCAATTTTCGCCGGACGCGTGCGAATGTTCGAGCGGCTATGAAAAAATGCTATTTCGCCAAACGGCGCTGGCTCGCACGATCCCCGTGTGCATTCCGAATCGCTTGGCCAATTTGTATAGACGCGTTTACAACTGAAATGTAAGAGATTCTGTCAACATGAGGAAGTACGCGCTTTTACAAAAAATGATCATCAATGAATTGTTGTTTTTAAACGACAACGTAAATTACGCCACCAATAAACTGTTTAGCAAAGATCAAGCTAACGGCGAGTTACAAAAACTGTCGGCGATGTTGTTAAATTACAAAAAGTCCAACAAAAACGTGCCAAATATTAAATTCGACCTAAAAAATTTGTCGTTTATGCTGGAAAACACGGACAAGATCGATATAATTCAATTTGACGACGTAAAAAACTATGTACAACCTGCGATAGTAAACTTGTTTGAATCGCACAATCGATCGTTGAATAACTACTCGACCGAACTGAACACGCTACTGGAAAACGGCAATGAAAATCTGGTGCCAAACATCACCGACATTGATAACATTAAATTGTCGCACATGCAACTGGCGCGCTTGTTATGTTACACGGCCGTCGTTGAGTCACGCAACAGTAAACCTTGGAAAGCAATATTTAACAACGACACATGCGTTTTGACAGATTCTTTTTTCAACTATATCATGAATATTTTGAATATGATTAAAACCAATCAAGGATCCCTGGCTCACAATCTGTCGGTGGTATACCATATTGAAAATATCCAAATGAATTTACAAAATAAACTCAAACCTCGCTCAATCACCATTGAAATTGTAGACAAGGACAAATTTGAAAACAAGCATTCCGACATTGAAGTGTGTTACGTTATGAATAACCGTTTACATCCCCAGGACGTTAACAGCCAACAAACTTTAATGTGCTCGTCGTTTGTCGAATTAAACGCTTTACCGTTTTGTTTGTATAACGAAACGCTGCCTGACGACCAGTCTATGAGCGTTTTTAATTTGTACAAATTTGAACAGACAAAAAACAATTCGGTATCTAAACCGTCGCGCTTGGGCAACGTGATGTTTGTTAACAGTCTAATCGACAAACCGATAACAAGAGAAACTATAGTGGATATTATCAATTCGTACCATAACGCCTGTCAAAATCTAAAAAGATCTGGCCACAGAGTTGTTGGCGATTACAGAGCGTATGAACGGGATTACAAATTAGCCGCTTTAGATTTTATTATTTTGATGCTCGTCACCAGCATTACACATCGCACTTTGAAATACAACATGCTAAACATACACGAAAAAATGTTTCAAGAATTAAAAACGATTGTGTGCAAACACAGCGCCGCCAAACTGTACGACATATTAATCAATTACGACATTAACAAAGAGCCCTTGAACAATTTTCGATACAACTACGAAGTGCTGTGATCGTGTTTTACACGTAAAATTCTACTCGTAAAGCGAGTTTGTACAATGACATCATTTTTACACAAACATATGAATCATATATTAATCACGTTTATTAACTTGCACAAACAAATGAGTCATACATTAATCGTGTTTATCAACTTGCAAAAACCAAGTTCAATGAACTATGTTATTAATCACGTTTATTAACTTGCACAAACAATGAGTCATACACTAATCATGTTTATCAACTTGCAAAAATTAAGTTCAATGAACTATGTTTAAACATGTTTATTAACTCGCACAAACAAATGAGTCATACATTAATCATGTTTATCAACTTGCAAAAATTAAGTTCAATGAACTATGTTTAAACATGTTTATAATCACACGTTTATTAACTTGCACAAACAAATGAGTCATACATTAATCATGTTTATCAACTTGCAAAAATTAAGTTCAATGCACTATGTTTAAACATGTTTATAATAACGTACAAAAATGACATCATCTTTCGATTGTGTTTTACAAGTAGAATTATACTCGTAAAGCGAGTTCAATTTTGAAAAACGAATGATAAAATCAAATGTGAGTATCGATAAACGTGTTATTATGTACGTTTATTAAATCATATAATAACTGAATACAATAAAAAATTAAAACATATGCATCAGTGATATTGCCTGTGCTGCACTATGGATAATTATTCGTTGCACAATTTTTACAACAACAACCGCAAACCTCTCAAGCCGACAACGTTACACGATGGTAACATTAAAAAATCGGTTTACGAAAATATCACATATGTTCGCAAGCTGATGTGCAAAGAAAATATGCCTGGCGAGCACGATCACAAGTTTTACAATCGCGGTTATAACAAAGAAAACAAATATAAATAAACGTATAAAAGTATTATGTGTTTTATTTAACTAGCATAAGATTTAAAGATGAAATATTTTCTATCTGCTATTTTTCTAATCATAGTGTTTATGTACGCGATGTATTTTTGCATTTCAATCGTAGTGAACAACGGACGTGTTCAACGGGATCTGTTTTACCATTACAATTACGTGCCCGATACCCTATTGAATACGGTACGAGTTCACAAATTAAAATCTAAAGTCTAATGAAGTAAGACATATACATCGCGATGGAATGCCCGTTTCAGATTCAAGTTTGTATTAGCGATCGCTTTTTTGCGTTTCCTCACAATTTGGTGGAACCGCAAAGCGACGTAGGCAACAAATTAATCGAAAACTTGATTGTGTACGTGCCCACAGACGACGATCGGTTGTACATTGACAAAAAACAATTTCCAAAATTCAATTCTGTGCTAGTGTACAGGCACGAGCATGATGTTAATATAGACAGTCGATCGCCAAAAAAAACAGCGTCCGCCACCATAGTGTACTGGAACCCGTTAATGCCCATCACCGAAATCGGTGCGGGCGAAACGCGCGTTTTTAGCGTGCTCCTGACCAACAACTTGTTTTATTGCAACACTATGATCATCCAGCATGAAAACCCCAAATGTCCCATTGAGTTTACGTATCCCGAAACGGATATGCAATCTGCGTGCAGCGCGTTACTAAAAAACCGCAACGGTCAAAGCGTTCCGCCTCCAATAAAAAGCAATTTGCGACCGATTGCTTGTGAAATTCCGTTGTCTCATTTTAAAGAGTTGGTGGAAAGCAATGACTTTTTATTATGTTTCAATCTGGAAACGTCCACCATGGTGAAGATATTGTCGTTGAAACGCATTTTTTGCATCTTTCAATATCGCAAACAGCCCGCGCGCTATGTAATCAATCTGCCGCACGAGGAAATTGATAATTTGTACAACAAATTGAATTGGGAGAGAACGCGCCGGCTTATGAAGGGCGACGTGCCATCCAATTGCGCTACAGTAAACCGCTCCAGTCTCAAATACATTAAACAGGCACAGTCTTTGCTCGGCATTCCCGACTATAGCCAAACGGTTGTGGACTTTGTCAAAATGTTCCAAAAAATAATTTTCCCCTATCAATTGGTGCCCAACGTAATCATAAAATTGAACAACTTTGACCAGATAATGTCGGTTGCGCCAAATAAAGCAGAGTCCTACAAAAAAATTCGGCTGTTTTGCAAAAACGACAGCATTGCTATCAGCTCTAACGGCATTGTGCCCATCAACATGCCCGATTTTAGTCCGTCCAACAACGCGTTTGATTATTCCGACTACGTTAATCGGACAAACATTAATTTTGTAACGCAACGCGTTTTAATAGACGGAGGTTTTAGCAGCGGCGTCACGGTGACGCCCATCAAGTACAACTATTATTTGTAGTTAAGAAGCACATTATGAAACCGACGGCGGCCGACATTATATCAAGAGTGACGGGCGGTCGCACCGGCAACAATATCGTCGATATCATCCAAGCCAACAACTCGCCGACTGAAGGCGATCAACTTGGCCAATTTGTAAATAGAAACCGATCGCTAATTAAAGAATTTGTTTTAGTAGTGTGCGGGTTTTTAATTTTTGTTATGATTGTGTTATTCTTTATGTTATTGGTTGTGATCTTGTTAAACCAAGAAACAGTTACTGTACAAAAACAAAAATATGAAACTACTTTATTAGAAAATTATGATATTAGAAATAGAAATGCAACAACATAATTACAAAGAAAACAAAGGCAATAAATGATTCTTTTTTTCAAGTTTACGCAATTGTGGCGGCGGCGGCGGTGACGGTGGTGCTGGTAGCAAACATTTTGCCTTTGAGTTGGTGTTTTGCAATTTTCTTTTACGTTCATTCATCACGCTGGTCAAAAGCGATGGCGGTCTTGCATCTGGCAAAGATTTCAATGTCGGTTGTTTAATAAAATCAAATTCATCTGTCTTGTCCATGCTGATGGCATTAGTGTTGGTGTAACTGTATTCAAACGCTTCGATGAATATTTTTGTAGCAACTTCTTTTCCAAATGTTAACAAATGATGTTCGTCCGTGACTGGATTGTCTAGATTTTCCAAGCATTCATTGTAATGCTGAAGCATTGCGCGCGGAGAACTCTTTAAATCGGGGTTAATTTTGTTTAAACGTTTAATGGCCACCTCGATGATTTCTTTGTACGATGGAAAGTAGCTGGCGCTTTTGTTTAAAGCGAATTTGAAAACTATCAATAGGATGCGTCTGTTAAAATCTTTATAATCTATCGAATCGTCCATGTATTTTGTTCGTAAAAATAATTTTTTAATGTATTCATAGTTTTTTTGAGTTGGCTCATTAAAATACCTGTCTCTGGCCTTTTCTACAATCTCTAAAATGTTTGCCGGCAACAGATCCGCATTTTTGATTAGAGCACTACATTTATCTGTAATCAGTTGTCTTGCAAACGTATCTACATCCACAAAATTGTTGGAAGTCATAATGTTTCACTTAAATATTGTAAAAAATACTACACGTTGTTTCATTGACGTCACAAAATTTTTAAACTCGCTTTACAAGTAGAATTCTACTTGTAAAACATAATCGAGAGATGATGTCATTTGTTTTTCAAAACTGAACTGGCTTTACGAGTAGAATTCTACGTGTAAAACACAATCAAGAGATGATGTCATTTGTTTTTTCAAAACTGAACTGGCTTTACGAGTAGAATTCTACTTGTAAAACACAATTGTCGGATGATGTCATATTTTGCACATGATTATAAACATGATTTGTTATGATGTCATGTTTTGCACACGGCTCTAATTAAACTCGCTTTACGAGTAAAATTCTACGTGTAACGCACGATCGATCGATGAGTCATATTTTGTACACAATTATATGCATGTATATTTTACGGTGATGCAAAAATATGAAATATTTTGAGGCATATAAGGCTTGATACAGGCACAGTAAGCAACGCTGCTAACATGGTGTACATTTGCATTGATACGGGCAGCCATGCCAAGGGATATGCGGTCGAAAGCAGCGACACCGACTATTATATTTACACTAAATGTAATCGAGAGACTTTTGAAAAATTTATCGACAATAAAGAGCTTTTAAAAAATCGACATGCAAAAGATGAATCGGGCAACGATGTCAAATACGTTGATTTGTACACGGGATTAATTGGCATTTTGACTGGAAAATCTCCCGAATTGGGCATGTTCAGTAAACGTGAAGATTTTAAAGACAAATATGGTATTGAAAACTTGCAATTGTACAAGTTTGTAACTAAGCTGATGACGGTGTCGATGGTGAAAATTATTTATAATTTGATGAGATACAAAATTTTGAACAATGCCAAAGGATTGTTGCAGCTCATGTTCAATTACGTGTACGTTGAATATTATTTAGATTATAAACGTACGCCGAAATCTACCAAAATTTTAAACATGCTGTTCAACGTAGGCGATGAGATAAAAATTGCGATGGATAAAAACAATCAACTGGTAGTGAACGATTTAAATGTATTGGATTTAAACAAAAATAATGGAGTGTACAAAATCGACGAAACTCTAACGTTATTTGTAAAAAATGTCAAACTTTTAAAATTGTACGTAAAACTCATGCAACGCGGCGAGTATCAACAAGAATGGACCGAATATTTTCAACAATGGAAGCAACGATTGCAGGACAGACTGCACCACGTGCCAGAACCGCCAGAGCGCACCGACATTCGCCACAACATTGTCATGTACGCGTTAAATGAACGCGGACCCGTAATGCCCGAAGATGAAAATAAAATTGTGTACCATCAAATTTATCCATTTGTGTCGCATATAAATAAAAATTAAAAATATTTTATAATTTTTTTTTTATTATATAACATTGTAGTTTGCGTTCATTAACATTATTAGTCTTTGCAAATGTTTTGTGTTGCGCGTCTTGTCTTTCTTTGAAAAGGTTTGAAATTGTAAATTACTAAAAGCTAGTTTAATAATTTTATCCCGCATAACCAACACGCTGTGAATTCTCATGTTGGGCTGTTTGTTGGGCACCAGCTCGTCGATTAATTTGGCAAAATTACGCATGTCGCATAAAAAGTTGAATTTTATAACAAACATGACCATAAAGTCGATTTGTTTAAACGGGCCGAACACGTTAAAAGTTTCGCGCATATAGTTGAAGTTTTTAGCGCAGTTTTGAAAATAGTTACTGGCCAAAAATATGTAATTTACCAATTGATGAGAAAGCGTTTTGTCACTGTTATCATTGTCATTGTACAGTGTCAATGGAAACAGCAACTCGTAAAAATTTACATTCATTTCAATATGATCGAGATTGTACAGGTTTAGCCTTTTGAGCAAGCTGCCATAGTTGGCGGCGCTTGGTAAAGTCTCTAAAGAATTTTTGCAGTTGCAATATTCGTACAACCGTTTCATACCGTCGGTGACCACAATAATTTTTTGAAGCTTTTCGTTGACAATGTCTTTGCTAAATTCTAATGCTTTCAATTTGAGAAAATCTTCGTCTTCTAATTTTCTGCGTTTACTTTCTTTTTCGTAGTCGACATCTTCAACGTCATCGTCTTCCTGCTCGTCTTCTGACGATATTACACTAATTTCGGGTCTATTGGCACGTTTGTTGCTGCGAGTCGGCAACAAATCGTCTTCCGCAGATCTCTTGCCGGGAGTTTTGCGAACTGCTGGACTGGTTGCGGACGTGTCCAAAAAATTAATCGGCAGCCTGTCGTTGTACAGGTCAAACAAAGTTTTAATGTTTTTGTTTTTTATGGCGTCATAATCGCTTTTGTACATGGCAATGTTGTACAGCGGCGTGGTCGAATCTTTAATTTCTTGCGTCATTTTTATGACTATTCGCCGTACGGCATCGCTTTCAGGCTGCACCAACTCAATATTATTACGAAGAGCTTCCAACATTACCTCTAACGTGTCGGCCACGCAACGAACGTTAAAAAACTTTGACGCTAAATTTGACAAATTTTTCAGCATCACACAATCTTCCTGGTTTAAAAATATTTGAAATTCTCCAGCATCAGCATCGCTATTCAAATAATCTCTAAACTTTTTCAATTGATCAATAGTTGTTATGTGCAACCGATTCGTTAGAGTGGCCAGCGCTTTTTCGATTAAACGCAAAAGAACCGTCCTGACCAGGGAATTGTACTCGTCGGCAGTGTACGCCGCGTTGTAGTCCTTGTCCTGATCGGTGTAATGTTCGGCGGTATGTCGGGCGGGTTCCATGTACGTGTCCGATTCTGAACTTTCGTACATGTACCGCGGCGCGCTGGAACCTGGAAGCGGATCGCTAAATGCCGTGGAAATATTGGCGTCGGCACGATTAACAACATCGTCTGCGGACGTCTGCGCTCGCCTGTTCAGAAGAGCGTTTGCGGCAGTTTGTTCGGCCCTCAATCTTTCCGCTTCCTGTTCTTTTTCGAACGCTTCCGTGTCGTCCATGATTTTTTTAATGCTTTCTTTAAAAAGTCTATCAATTTTAACGTAACACTCTTCCGCCTTATTTAATAAACTATCGTAACCCTGAATGTTCTGATAATTGCCTTGGTTTACATAATTTTGATATTGCAACAGATTATTTTCTATTTCGGCAACTAAACCGGCGGTCGTCTCGTTGTAATACTTGGGATAACGCTTAACAAAAACGACAGCCATACGCAACACATTGTATCGCATTTCAAAATCGTTGCCCACCAGTTTGCTATTATTTTTAATGCTCGATGCGGCCAAGTCGCTGGACGATACCCTCGGCGGCGATTGCGGTAGACCATTTACAGCCAACACCATGCTGGTCAACGTGTCTATTTTTTCTTCCAAACTAAGCGTTTTGTCGTCAACAATCACATCCACCGTTTGAATGTTTCTGGACAGTATTTGCGCTGCCAAACGCGTAATCAACAGTGAATTGGAATCGTTCATATTATAAGGTTATATTGAATGCACCATGTGCGCTTACAGATTACAATACAGTTTAAGGTTTAACACGTACGACCGCTTCGAAAACGTGTGTTTTGAAGCGCAATTGTTACGAGATGAAATCGATTCGTTGTGTTTTTTATTTTCAAAATATTTCAACCAAAGCTTGATCGTGGACGGTAAAGGTCTTACTTTTTTTACAGAATTTAACAAATGTATTGTTTCCATAAAAAGTAGTTTTGAGAATCAAGCCAACAACACAGACAACATACACAATGTAAAAAACATTTTTTCGATATTTTTGCGCGACGAGTTCATCAAACAAGTGCCCCAATTTAGGACCATTATGCAATACTTGCAAACATATTACAATCCGACGCCGGCACCCGACGTGGACGAGATCATGTGTCAGTCGTGCAAGCCCGCAAACAAAATTCAATGTTTCGAGTGCAAATGCAGATACTTGGCGTCCTCGCTGAGCACCCTCGACGAGGGCTTGCAAAATGGTTGGGACATTTTTTTAAGACCCATGTTTGGCATGCCTCTCATGTTGTACGTGTTGCTTCGGACCGATTACAAAAACGAAAGTGACGTTATTAACGAAAACAATTTGATTACACAGATATTTGTGCAATTTTTCTATAACTTGATTTGCGACAAAGCGTATTCTTTGTACACAAAACGCGACATGTGCGTGCCATTTGTCAAAGAATGCAAAAAAGCAACCATCGGATTGCGCCAAGAGGATCACGAGCGCGTGTTGAGTATTTTGAACGCGCAATGCAACGGTTTCTCCACCGCTGCTAACGGAAACAGACTGTTGCTACCGTTTAAAAACTTTATGATAAAAATGGGCCGCAATACTAACATGAAAAAGGTTAACAAAATAGCGTCCACCGTATTGATCGGCTTTTATTTGAGACACTATTTAGAGAGTTTGCCCAACAAAGCGTATCCGGTAGCGGAGTTGGAACTCCGCAACGTTTGTCGTTTCATCATGAGCAAGTATTCGGACGAAAACATTAATCTGTTAATTCATAAATTGAAATTGATCAAAATAGATATTTGTAACGTGCTAATGACAGAAATGATTGTGCCCGAATCATTTATAAGGCACATCATTACCAAGTACCAATTGGACAACGAAATATCTCTGCTTATCGAACTCAACCATGATTGCTTCAATAAATGATATCGATGATATGGACACTGGCAACAACATGTCGCAAACACGAAGAAGCCGCCGCAACAGACCGCCGGCAAACCCTTCGGCGCAAACGCAAATGGCGGCCGTCGACATGTTGCAAACCATCAACACCACGGCCTCTCAAACGGCCGCGTCGTTGTTAATCAACGACATTACGCCCAATAAAACTGAAAGTTTAAAAATTTTGTCTACTCAATCTGTCGGAGCGCGCAATCTGTTGGAACCGATGCAAGCCAACGAGACCAAAATTAAGTTGAATAGAATCGAAACGGTCAACGTGTTAGACTTTTTGGGGAGCGTTTACGACAACACGATCCAAGTGATAGTTACAGAGTAAGTGTGCGTCGTCGGTCACGATGAGCGCTATCGCGTTGTATTTGGAAATAAACAAATTGCGGTTAAAAATAGACGAGCCTATGCAATTGGCGATATGGCCCCAGATATTTCCTTTGCTCTGCGACGAACATCAAAACGTGCAGTTGAACACCGACGTGTTGATAAATTTTATAATGCACGTGGCTCGCAAATCGCAAAACACAATTTTAAATAACAACGCTGCCATAGCGTCTCAGTACGCGGCGGGAAACGCGGGCGTCGTCGTCGCAGCGCCAGCGTCCGCCCATCCTACGCCGCGTCCCGTAATAAATTTGTTTGCGCGAGCCAACGCCGTCGCGCCTGCGCAGCCTTCCGAAGAGCTGATCAACATGCGCCGATACAGAAATGCTGCTCGCAAACTAATCCATCACTATTCGTTGAACAGCACCAGTTCTACAGAATACAAAATCAGCGACGTGGTCATGACCATGATATTTTTGCTGCGATCGGAAAAGTATCATTCGTTGTTCAAACTGCTCGAAACCACGTTTGACGACTACACGTGCAGACCGCAAATGACGCAGGTTCAAACGGACACGCTGTTGGACGCCGTGCGATCTCTGTTGGAGATGCCTTCGACCACAGTCGACTTGACGACCGTCGATATTATGCGGTCGTCGTTTGCACGTTGTTTCAACAGTCCGATTATGAAATACGCGAAAATAGTGCTGTTACAAAACGTGGCTTCACAGCGCGACAAACGCACCACTCTTGAAGAATTGTTGATCGAGCGCGGCGAGAAGATACAAATGTTGCAGCCGCAACAATACATCAACAGCGGTACCGAAATTCCGTTTTGCGACGATTCAGAGTTTTTGAACAGGCTGCTCAAACACATAGATCCGTACCCGCTCAGTCGGATGTATTACAATGCGGCCAATACCATGTTTTACACGACCATGGAAAACTATGCCGTGTCCAATTGCAAGTTCAACATTGAGGATTACAATAACATATTTAAGGTGATGGAAAATATTAGGAAACACAGCAACAAAAATTTAAACGACCAAGACGAGTTAAACATATATTTGGGAGTTCAATCGTCGAATGCAAAGCGTAAAAAATATTAATAAGGTAAAAACTACAGCTACATAAATTACACAATTTAAACATGGTTTATCGTCGCCGTCGTCGTTCTTCAACCGGTGCCACATATGGTTTGACACGCCGGCGCCGTTCTTCAGCCGGTATCACACGCAGACGCAGAAGCTCGGGTTACAGACGCCGCCCGGGTAGACCTCGCACATACAGAAGATCCAGGAGCCGTTCATTGACAAGCCGCCGAAGTTACAGAACACGCTACTATTAACAGCCAGACATTCCACACATCCGACAGTAGCGAAGGAACGAAGCGATTTCGTCGCCTGCCCTCGTTTGGCTTTCGACTGTTACAAAATCGTGTCTGCAAGATTTTAAACTAAGCCCGCTAAGCTCAAATAGTTTATTTTTATTACTGTTTTGTAAATAAATAACTTTATCATTCAATATCTGTCTGTGTTTGATTTTCTTTTTGCGCGTACACCCAGTGTTGGTATGCTTTTCCTTTTTTTTCAACAATAAACTTTTGTAATTTAGGGAATACTTGTAAAGAATATTGTCGAAAGGTTCCTTTTTAAATTTGGGCGGCTTTATGTCAAACAGTTTACAATTTAGGGTTTTTACGTAATTTCTCGTGTTAAATAGACTCTTGTGCAATAGCTGGCACGGACAACAGCAATCGACACCTTCGGTCCGTTCGATAAACTCGTACAACTCAGTGTACAGTTTGAAATCGTTTATTGTGTTGTTGAACAGCTTTGCCAAATATTCTGTCTGCAATCGAATTTGTTTGCGCTCCTTCACCAAATCGCTGACGCTGGGCACGTACGCGTGCAACGAGTGAAACAGATGGCCGGTAGACGAAAAGTTGAACGTTTTGTTTTTGACGTTGTTGGGAAAATTTTCCGTTAAAAAATCTATTAGTTTAGAGTAGTTTTTGTTTATACGAAACTCTTTAAACAATTTAAATAAGGCGTAACTGGTCCATTTTTGCACATTATGGCCTCCTCGCTTCAAAGCAAATGGATCTGTTTGCGCCTTAACGACGCCATCATTAAACGACATGTTCTCGTTTTAAGCGAGTACGCAGACCTCAAATACCTTGGCTTTGAAAAGTATAAATTTTTTGAATATGTAATATTTCAATTTTGCAACGACCCGCACCTGTGCAAGATTATAGAAAACAACTACAATTACTGTATGCAAATATTTAAAGCGCCCGCCGACAACATGTGCGACATCAGGCACAATATTAAACGCGCATTCAAAACGCCAGTGTTGGGCCACATGTGTGTGCTTAGCAACAAACCGCCAATGTATTCGTTTCTTAAAGAATGGTTTCTGTTGCCACACTACAAAGTGGTCTCTCTCAAAAGCGAATCTTTGACGTGGGGATTTCCGCACGTGGTCGTGTTCGATTTGGACAGCACTCTCATAACCGAAGAGGAGCAAATTCAAATTCGAGATTCGTTTGTGTATGACAGCTTGCAGGAATTGCACGAAATGGGTTGCGTTTTAGTCTTGTGGTCGTATGGCAGTAGAGATCATGTAGCACACTCGATGCGAGACGCCGATTTGGAAGGCTATTTTGATATCATTATCAGCGAAGGTTCCACCGTTCGAGAAGAACGCTCTGATTTAGTTCAAAATTCACACAACGCTATTGTAGATTACAATTTAAAAAAGCGTTTTATTGAAAATAAATTTGTTTTTGACATTCACAATCATCGATCCGACAACAATATACCCAAATCACCAAAAATTGTAATTAAATATTTGAGCGATAAAAATGTAAACTTTTTCAAGTCAATCACACTTGTCGACGATCTGCCAACTAATAATTACGCGTACGATTTCTACGTCAAAGTCAAACGATGCCCCACCCCTGTGCGCGACTGGCACAATTATCACGAACAGATAATCGACAACTTGATAGAGTACGACAACATGTACAATTTTTAGGTTAATAAAAAACAGTATTAAATTACAAAATGTTTTATTTATTATGCATTATTAAAAAACAGTATATATTATGCATTACGAAAGCACTTTGCTGGTCACCCAATGCTTAAACGCTTGACGACATATAAAAATTTTTATTGCGCGTTGCGCAAACTGTTCATGCGCGCAATTTGTCGGTCGGTCATAGTGGAGCCGATCACGTTCATTAGCTCCTCGCGCGTGTAGTCTTCCAGCAACGTGATGCGGTTGTGCTTGGCTTTGAACTTGTTGCGCGGTATGGCTTCCTTTACTTTGTTTAGCACGTTCATGGAGTTGGGCACGTAGTCGCTGCTAAAGATGACGTCGTTAGAACCCAATCGTTTCAGGCTGCGGCCCAGCGATCGTTTTTGCGGGCGCAGAAACGCAAACTCGTTGTTGCCCACGTCGCACACGGCCAGGCTGTGGCACAGCTGCGGGTTGCTGGGTTTGGCTATCACGTCTTGCGCAATGTCCGCCATGCGGTTGGCCAGCTGCGCCGTTTCGCGGCGCGCGTTTTCGCAATCTTGCCGAGCCGTTTCAGCGTCGCGTCGAGCCACAATCATTTCGTTGGCAAACAAAATGAGCGATCGGTTGGCTTCCGCCAAATCTGCGTTGGCCACCGTCAATTTTTGCGTCAGATCGTCAATTTTGGCAATAACATCATTTGTATCCATTTCAACGGCCGGCGCGTACTTGCCCGTGCATAGCACTTGAGGAATGACCTCCTCCAAAAGCCATTCTTGTAATTCTATGGCGTAAGGCAATTTGGACTTCATTATCAGTTGAATCACGCCAGATTTGGTAATGAGCACTGTGTGTGGGTGCAAATACAGCGGGTCGCCCTGCTTTGCCACGCTATCTGGAGCATGGTGCTGGATTTGGTCGGCATGCTCAAACGTCGATTTGTACTTGCCGTCGACGTGGACACGTATTGCCCGTTCACAATTTACATATTTTAAACTGCTGGCGATGTCCTTGGCCACAAATCTGACTGGCTGCTCATCACCGAGCACGTATCTTAACGTGAACGTGTCTTCGCCAAATTTAAATTCTCCAATTTTAACTTGAGCCATTTTAATTTATTAAATTAAATTTATTTACAACGACGCGTGGCGATTCGACGAAAGCGCGAAACAAACTGAACGGATTAGTTTTGCGAGCAGTGGGGCAAGCACGACTCGAGCGCGCGCTTGATGTGTTCGAAATCCGTGCAGTAGACCTCGCCGCTGTTGCGGTACGGTCTCAACTCTTGTTTCATCAGCTTTTCGAGCAGCGTGTGGTGCACGGTGGGCTCGGTCTGCAGCACGTACTGCATCTGGTCGTCGTCGGCGCGGCCGCAATTCAGAGTAGCCAGTCGCCGCGTCAAGTTTGTAGTCTGGCCGATCTTGAACAAATTCCTTTCGGCGTACAGCAGCGTCGTGGCCGCATAGAAATGGCCCTCGACGGGAGCGGAATTAAACTTTACCGTCGCTTGGGCGTCTTGGAGCAGGCTCAACGCCGACGCGGTGCACTGGGGCAACACGTGTTCGTAAAACCAATTTTGCAGCTCCGCCGCGTTGTGCATCTTGGAGCGCATGAACAGCTGTATAACGCCTATTTTGTCGAGTAATATTGTTTGGGGTGACAAATACAGCGGATCGCCGTGTTTAACGCGATTTTCTTTGCTGATATTAATACATGCTTGCTCATACGTCGTTTTGTATTTGACATCGACATGAACACGTACTGCCTTTTCATAATTTACATATTTTAAACTGCGGGCAATGTCCTTGGCCACAAACTTGACCGGCTGCTCGTCGCCGAGCACGTATCTGAGCGTGAACTCGTCCTGGCCGAATTTGAACTGCCCGATTTTAACTTGAGCCATTTTAATTTATTAAATTAAATTTATTAAACACGTTATAACTTGCTAAAAATTCGACGCAAACTAAACGCGGCGACCGTGTTAATACGCCAACGGTGTTAATAAACTTGGTCTGTAGATGAAACATTTTGGTTGTCCAAGTCCACGTAGCCATTGTAAATCAAATAATTGATAATGTCGAGTATTGAAAACTGAATTTGTTTTTCGACCACATCGAGAACGAGCGTGTGATCGGGCACGTTATTTTTTAATGTTACAAAATGTTCAATTAGCGTCAAGCTGCTAACCGGCGTGCATGCGGTGGCATATATTCCCGTCTCGTTGATCGTTTTAATAGTGGATTGCGTGAACGTGGTCACGCTAAACTCGTTGGGACAAAACACGTTCGCCGAGTCCAAGTAATAATAGAGCGTTTTGTTAAAATTGTACAACACCACATTTTCGGGCGCAATAATAAACAATCGTTCGGTGCGGGCGGGTGTGCTTAAATCGTAAATCTGTATATACGCTCCAAACAACAATGTGTTGTTGAAATCTTTTATTAGCGTTTTTATTCTATGTAAAAATGGATGGTGATTTTTGATCGAAATTATTAAATAAATTAACACGAAAAATATAAACACGATAGCCAAAATGATTGACAACATTTTACAATTTTTTTTAAAAGACGTGCCTGAAGACAAAACGTACGAGATTAACAACTTGCAAGATGCAAATCATTTAATCATTAGAAACACGCGAACAGGAACACGCAGATTGTTTGAGTACGTTAACAATTTTCAACAGTTCTTAAACACAATTAGAAACAACTTTAACGGTCCGTGCGCAAAACACGACATGGGCTCGTCTTGCGAAGACACCGAAGAAGCTACAGAAAAACAGGCAGTTCAACAAACATTAGACGGCCACGACTGGGTGTTGGAAAGTAACGATTTTTGCATTTTTGTAAAACCTTTCATTTTGAAGAAGCACTATGAAGTCATACAAAAATATATTAATTTTGAAAATTTTTTCAAGAGCACCGACCCTGGATACATTAACAAATGTGTGCAAGCGGGCGATTACTATTATTGGCCCAACTGGCCCAAAGGGCAGGCTTTCTCTTTTAACGGATGGCAGCTGTTTTTAAATATAAAATTTGGAATTGTCATTGAACCCACGATACCAATCATACACAACAAAAAACTAGGCCCTGTGGATTTGTTCGTGTTTGACCCTAAATATTTTCTCAACGTCGAGCTCAGCCTGCGCACGAATCACGATCCGCCGCAAACGCTGTTTGTAAATGGAAAAACCAAGTTTGACGAGTCTCACGAAGATTTGTTTATACTCAAAATGGCCGACGGTACTGTGGTTACGTGCAAAGTTAATGGTGAGCTGGTCAATTCGGATAAAAATTTTTTCAATTACATTAGGGACGACATTAATTTGGAAGAATGCATTACGGTGCCCAAATACAAGCATATTGTCAACGTCAACCTCAAAAGCCTCAGAGTGTTCGAAGACAACAATTTTGACAAAAACGACGTGGACTTGAGCGACACGCGTTCCAGAAAACCGCGCATCGTACCCATTATATCGGCGAGCAGCGAAAATGCAGACTACATTCAAACGCAAATCAATTTGGGGCTTATAGCAATTTACGAGAACATGGTTAAAGTTTTGGCGACCCACGAACAAGCCAACGATCCAAACCTTCTACAACAATACTTTGAAAAAAGCAAATTTAAAAATTTTGATTTTTTAATTTACGTACTGTGGAAGATACTGACCAAGAACGAAAATTTCTCGTACAGAGAAACCGACATCAAACTGTTTTTGGAGCTTTTGTGCGAATCATTATTTGCCTGCGACAAAGAAATTTTGAATGAAGCTTTGAAACGATGTGAGCCTTACAAAAAACAAGAAAAAGTAGTGTTTAATAGGACCTGCAATCATTGGTTTGACTTTGACGATACCAAATTGTGCGTGTCGTTGGGCTATTATTATGGCATACACTACATGATATATCTGACTCTGTCGGCTAAAAACGAAACTTTAGATGACGATGAATTGTGGGCGTACACGTACGAGAATGTAATGGCGTTAAACTTGCCGCCTGACATTGTGTGTAAAGGATTCTTTAGAAAATTAGAAAACGTAGTGACCGGAGTCAATTTGGTTTTCAACGGCAAAAACTATCAAATTGTAAAGAAAGAGGATGACCTATTCAAATTGGTTAAAAGCAATTGTTACAAGTTGAGCAACATAAAATTTAACAATTGGAAATACTTGTACTTGACAACGTACGGTGTGTACAATTTGTTCACCAACAGCTTTCATTCGAATTGTCCATTTTTGTTGGGCACCACGTTGCCGCAGACGCTCAAGAAGCCCACCGACGAAGAGTATTTGCCCGAGGACGCGTTTAATTACATGCTATCTACTAGCACCGACGAGCTCAGCATTTATAGAATTTATCACATCGCCAAAATGTGCCGAGATGTAAAAATGCTAAAAACTAACATGGCCATAGTTAACTACATGGGCAATTGCAACACATGCCAAGCCGATATGCGAGTCGCGTTAAACAACTTGTTTCGCGATTTGTGGAATTTGGACGATGAAAATTTGATTACGCTTGCTTTGTACGTAAACAAGAACAAGGTTTCCGACATGTTGCACAACTTGAAATGTAAACCGTGTCGGTCAACGGTGTCGGGATCTCGACCAAAATGCAAATGCTACAAAAAAATAAAAATCAATAGAAAAGCGCTAAAAGTCTGCTTGATAGCGGACATGTTTGGTAACGATGCAGAATTGAGCAAATTAATTTGGATGCTAATTTTTACCAACAAAACGTACGTGTCGACCACGTTGATTCGCACGAACAGCGAATTTGTTAACCAACACGGAGAGTTTTTTTTTAAAGAACACAACAAAATTATTCAGTACTTGTATCAAACAATTCACAAAATCGAATATGTTGACATGTTGATGGACAAGTTTAATGATAAACGTTTGTTTTTAACCGAGTTGCGCGATGATGTTGCACGCGAACCCGATGTCCAGTTTGAAGAATCGGATAACATTTGCAAATTTTACACGCACCACACCGACGCGTTAATAATCCTGAAAAAGTACAATGTGTGGTGGGACAAAATCATATTGGCGCGCAGCACGGACGATTTGCCCACCTGGTTGACTCGATTCTACATGCGCATAATCATGTCCAAAATGGACTTGAAAGAATACTCGTACAATTATTTAAAAAAGATTGTCGAAGGCTATTTGTACTTTAAACGTTTCACCAATTTTAATCACGCAAACGCGATTATGTTGATGCATTTCGCCGCTAGTCTAGCCATTCCCGTAGATTACGGAAAAAAGGCTATTTACATGCCCGGCGAACCGGGTTCGGGCAAGTCGTCGTTTTTTGAGCTGTTGGACTATTTGGTGTTGATGCACAAGTTTGACGATGACAACCACAGCGGAGAGTCCAACAAGGAAACGAGCGACAAAGAAGTGAGCAAACTCAATTCGCAGCTGTACGTTATCAACGAGTTGAAACAGTGCAGCGAGTCGTACTTTAAGAAGCATGCCGATTCGAGCAAGAGCGATTCCAAGAGCAGAAAATACCAAGGGTTGCTAAAGTATGAAGCCAACTACAAAATGTTAATTGTTAACAACAAGCCGTTGTACGTGGACGATTATGACGACGGTGTACAAGACAGATTTTTAATTGTTTACACAAACCATAAATTTGTAGACAGCGTTAAGTTTGCCGGCTCCGTGTACGAACACATCAAGTCCAAACAGTTTCCGATAGAAAGCATGTATTACGAGTCGCTTGTGACGCCGGTGCGTTTGTTTTTGTCGCACGTACTAATGTACAGACGCGACCCCAAAACGGGCTTTGTAGTATACAAAACGCTGCTGAACAACGACCCTATGCATAAGCACAACCTAATGTGTATGAGCACCAACAATAGTCCGCTGTATGCGCTCATTTACATTCTAAACATTAAAACGGTGCGCAATGCTACTATTACAATAGGAGAAGACAAAATGGAGGAGATGATAAGTATTGCCGTGCAGCATTTGAAAAACTTTTTGCATCCCTCGTTTGTTCAGTACAATTATAAAAAGAATATAAACGCAAGTAGTTCAAAGTCTTTTGTATTTAATGAACAAGTTTTATTACAGCAAATTAAAAATAAATTTAAAAATAATTACAATAAAACTACAAATGTGTTTTATAACATGACAATGGCGTTGAACAGAAACGATTTGAACACTAGTGTACCAAATTTTGTATGTTAATAAATAATATATAAATAGACTTTTTTTGTTTTATTAATTCATTTCTCTGTATGATTTATAGTTTTTGAGATAGGCGGTTTGGTCAGCATTAATAGCGGTAAAGTTATTTTCCAATAAAACTTGCTGAGCTGCCTCGTTTTTCGTGTACACCAGAGTGCAGTTGGATTTGCGCAATTCGCGCACCTCTCGTTCGGACAGCGGCCCCGTGTTGGGGTCGATCAAGCACACAATCATGCTGTCGACTTCGAATCGCAACATGCCATTGTCCTCTACAGTTTTAGTGGGCGTTATACCTTTGAATACAATAAACATGGATTTAAATTCCTTGATATCAAAGTTTGCGGTGCCGCGCGTCATGGTCACATTACTAGATGTGCTGGCCGCGTTTGGCGATTTAACTCCATAGTCGTATACGGTGCCCAGAAAAATGCTGTTAGTGCCCACTTTGTTGGAGCCCTCTTTGACTATGTCGTCTATAGATAGCGGTTTTTCGGCAATATACATTTGGCTCAATTTATTATCGCCGTGTGCGATGCGCAAATTGGCCACCCGGGCGTTATTAAGCTTTACGTTTAATCGTTTGTTCTCGTCTGATTCCACCGATTCGCTGCTCTGCCCTAAACTGGGCGACGCCTCGGTTAAGGAATTTAAATTTAATGCATTCGTCCAATAGAGATAAATCAGTACGAGCAAAACGATCAATAACACGATTTTCCACATGATTTGTTTTAATTTACAATTTCAATTCCAATGAGATTTAGGTTGTGCAAATGTTTCAAAAGTACACTTAAATTATCGTTTTCCCAATTGACGGGCACGGCCACAACGATTTTACTGCTGAGCGTAAAAATTTCGAAAATGGCCGTGATAAACTGTTCGCAATAGTTAATAACGTTGCTGCCGAACGCAGACTCGTCGACCAAATTCACATATGTCTTATACATAATCATTGCATCGAACAATACGTGGTGTTTGTTAAAAACGCCCTCGTTTTTAAGCACCAAGTGTTTGTATACTTTTTTCATAAATAAGGCTTGCTCCTGTTTGAGTTCAGCAAAATAAGTAAACTTGTCGCATTGGTCGTCCGTAAGACATTCTGTAATATTTTCGAAATAAATAATAGGCTCGTCGGCGTCCGTGTCGGCGCTAACGTACAACGACGCTGTGGCCGGCGCCTGACACAAATACAGCACGATCGTTTTGCTAGTCGCCATGATACCGCTGACGCCGCTTTTTTCTCGTTACAAAGACAGCTATTTGTTGTATTCGTTTCGTCTCATAGACCTTTTGCGAGCTTCTAAATCGGCGCACCTTACCAAATTGTTGTCTTCGCAAGCAACTTACTTATACCATTTTGCGTGTTTGATGAAATACAAAGACATTCAAAAATACGAGGTGCAGCAGTTGATCGAATGGGCCATTAACGCATCCCCCGACATGGACTTGCAACAGTTTCGCATAGAATTTATGGACAAAACCACAGAACTCAATTTGCGTTCGTGCCAGCCCAAGAGTTTTACTTACACGTTTACCACCATATGGGACACCATGCACTTTCTCAGTCTCATCATCGACGATATGGTGTATACGCGAGACAAAAGCAGTCTAGATTTTGTCATGCAGCAGTTGAAAACGATGAAGGTGCTATTTTACAACGTATTTTTCATACTACAGTGCGCCATGTGCCGCGATCATTATATGAACGTCAAAGGTTTCCTCATTTACCACATTGAGCTAATAGAAATTGCACTCGACAAGGAAAAATACGGGACAGACATTACGTTTGTCGATTCGTACCAACAGGAAACCGCCGGTGCGGACGCTGCGGCTGTGTCGAACAATATGCTCATGAAAAATTTAATGGCCTACGTTATCATGACTTTTCACAACCACGTTAACGATTACAAGTGGATACAAAGAAATCAAAAGCCGCCCGCTCATTACGAACGCATGACATGGGGAGAATATAAAAAATTGTTAAATTTGCAATAATACAAGTTTTTGTTTGATTCTTTTTATTAAGCAACATGTGGTACATTGTTATAATATTAATAATATTAAATTTATTAATAATAATTTATTTATTTATAAAATTATTTAACGACACTCTGCGTCCAAATCCACCATCGCCTACACCGCCTACACCGCCAACACCAACACCTACACCTCCACCACCACCTCCACCAACACCTACACCTCCACCATCGCCGCCGCCTTCACCAAAGCCTTTGGGCAAACCTATGTATTTTCCTTCTAATATAAATACAAACAAAGCATTGACAGATTTTCTTAGGCCGTTGTGTGAAACTGATCAAACTCGAAAAACATACGCTGTGCCGTGGAATTGTAACAATATATTTCATTGCAATTATTACAATGTTCCTTTGTTTGTCGTCAACTGTCCCGAAAACACGGCGTATTCGTATGTTAGCGATGGTTGTATTGACTTTAACAGCTCAGACTGCCCGTTCTATCCGCTTAACGTGCTTTAATTTGGCACGATTCGGTCGCGACGATGTTTCAACACGTTTATTGTCGTGTCCGCGATCACACATTCGTAAATGTTTTCGTGCAGCAACTCCGGCAAGTTGGTTAAAATCACGAGACCGTTCAATGGCCCATTGAGTGTGTTAAACGAATTATTCACGGCGTCATACTCCAACTCGGTTGTCGGCATCCATTTATATTTGACGTATCTCAACTCGGTGTCGAGCACGACATACCCGTCCACGGACACGGTCATGTAATCGCTCTGCTGTAGCGGCGGATCAAAAAATTGCTGAAACCTCAATTCAATTTCGGGGCAAGTGTCGGTCAACGTGACGCTTTGCACGTTGCTGTTCATGTAGTTTATACATTCGATGGCCGTCACCGGATCTATAGCGTATGACGCGTTCACGCCGCACTCGTACTGTGTTCGATTGTTGTATTTGTATTTAAACACTTGCAACAAATCTGTAATGTAAATCTTTTGTTTGTCCATAACCTCACACTGAAAGGCCACAATGTTGTTTAGCGAAAACAGATTGGCCATTTTGGTTTTGTAGAATTGCATATCGTCGGTTTGAATAATGCAAAAATTGCGCATAAACAGACCTCTGCCCCGCATACCGTCCAATTTGAGCGCCCATTTTTTTACGGACGCGTTGTCGAACGCGTCGTCTCCGTACACTATTTTTTGTTCATGTTCAAATTTTCGAGGGGCCATCTTGTCAATCAACGTGGTCAGCGGCACGAATGGTGATATGTTTTGCGCGTCGGTCAACGCTTCCATGTCTGCAATTATGTTGCACATCACGTTTAGCTGCGCGTCGTCGGGCGCGTCGTCGTCAAATTCATATTCGAGACGTATGCGGGCCAAAATTTCATCGCTGCCCACTTGCGAGTTTTGCAGCGTCTCCGATGAAGCGTTTCCATTTTCCAACAAAGTCAGCAGTTTGGATATCTTGTTCGCCATCGTGGAATCAAATAAATCAATGTCACTTTTCGAAAAATATACATGTTCAAATTTGATTTCAATTTTATCGTGTTGGTAAACGTACACTTTAATTATTTTACTCAAGTTGTGCGAAAGAGTCTTGTAAGGCAGTTTGATTTCTTTGCTCTCTCTCCACACCAACGGCACCAACGCGTTGGTATCTTTAGGCCAATAAACAAATTTTTTGTGTTTGGAATTAGTCTTTTTCACGCTTGATATTATGTTATTGCAAGCGCTCTGAATAGGTATACGAGTGCGAAAGCCGTTTTCGTCGTACAAATCGAAATATTGTTGTGCCAGCGAATAATTAGGAACAATATAAGAATTTAAAATTTTATACAACAAATCTTGGCTAAAATTTATTGAATAAGAGATTTCTTTCTCAATCATAAAATTGCCGTGGTCCATATTTATAACGGCAACAATATGGCGCTAATGCCCGTGGGTATGGCGCCGCGACAAATGAGAGTTAACCGCTGCATTTTCGCGTCCATCGTGTCGTTCGACGCGTGCATAACATACAAGTCACCGTGTTCGCCCGACGCGTATCATGACGACGGATGGTTTATCTGCAACAGCCACCTCATCAAACGTTTTAAAATGTCAAAAATGGTTTTGCCCATTTTCGACGAAGACGACAATCAATTCAAAATGACGATCGCTAGGCATTTAGTTGGAAATAAAGAAAGAGGTATCAAGCGAATTTTAATTCCAAGCGCAACCAATTACCAAGAGGTGTTTAATCTAAACAGTATGATGCAAGCCGAACAACTAATCTTTCATTTGATATATAACAACGAAGAGGCGGTTAACGTTATATGCGACAATCTAAAATATACCGAAGGTTTCACAAGCGGCACGCAACGCGTTATACACAGCGTTTACGCAACTACAAGAAGCATTCTAGACACCACAAACCCGAACACGTTTTGTTCGCGTGTGTCGCGCGACGAATTGCGTTTTTTCGACGTGACCAACGCCCGAACGCATCGAGGTGGTGTTGGCGATCAATTATTTAACAATTACAGTGGATTTTTGCAAAATTTGATTCGACGCGCAGTAGCGCCCGAGTACTTGCAAATCGACACGGAGGAATTGAGATTTAGAAATAGCGCCACGTGTATAATTGACGAAACGGGTCTGGTGGCGTCTGTGCCCGACGGCCCCGAGTTGTACAACCCGATAAGAAGCAGTGACATCATGAAAAGTCAACCCAATCGTTTGCAAATTAGAAACGTTTTGAAATTTGAAGGCGACACACGTGAGCTGGACAGAACGCTTAGCGGATACGAAGAATACCCGACGTACGTTCCGCTGTTTTTGGGATACCAAATAATTAATTCAGAAAACAACTTTTTGCGAAACGACTTTATATCAAGAGCAAATCCGAACGCTACTTTGGGCGGCGGCGTCGGCGCACTGGCAGGTCCTGCGCCTGGTGTTGTTCTCGGCGAAGCAGGCGGAGGTGTAGCCGCCTAAAAATGGAGTTTGTCAAATTGCAATGCAACATTTGTTTTTCGGTTGCAGAAATTAAAAATTATTTTATGCAACCAATAGACAGATTGACTATAATACCAGTATTAGAACTAGACACGTGCAAACATCAATTATGCTCAATGTGCATACGCAAGATTAGGAAACGAAAAAAAATACCATGTCCCCTGTGCAGGGTTGAAAGTTTGCATTTCAACGTTTACAGCATAAACCGAAACGTTGTGGACGTGATTAAATGCAGCGTGACGAGTGTCGCACAATGGAATAAAATAAACGATAATTTTGATGCCGCCTCTTTGGCCAGCGTGTTGTTTGAAAAAAGTCTGTTAGACGACGCGGAAGACAGCAACAACGCCGCAAACTCTGACGACACCATGCTGTCTGAATCACAAGCGATACTAAAAAAGCTGCAGATAGACATTGCCGAACAAACGCAGCTCAACATTAAACGACAATTAGATTTAAACAAATTACAACAAACTAGCGTTTTTATGCAAGAAAAGTTGGACAGAATTAAAAACGACTACAACAACATGCACAAATCCTTTAAAGAATTGCAACTAAAACGAATTTCAACTGAAAAGGCACTAAAATCGCTCAATGATGATTACGCAAAACTTGCGGCTAAAAACGCCAGATTGAGTAACGAAAATAAGGTTTTATCAAATAAAAATATTGAATTGATTAAACACAAAAATTTATTACAAAACGAGTACACAACATTACAATCATATAAATGTATCACAAACGCTACTACTATCACCACAAATGTTACAATAAATGTAGATTAATTAATTAATTGTTTACATAACATTCCACTTTAATGTAATAATATTCTTTAATTTCTTTGGTTTTAGAATTAAAATTAACTCTATATATATGCCTCTTGTTTATTTTCACACCCTCTTTAATATCGTGATGCCAATTATTTGTGTCGCGCCATCGGCTATCGTTTAAAGCGCACTGATTGAGCGCTTCGTTGTATTGTTGCAACGTAAGATTGTATGTTTTTAGTTCATTCTTGATCGCCTTTACGCCCTTGAAACGCGTGTATGCGTCGCGTTTAAATTTTTCTAGTGTTTTATGTGCAATAATTTTCACTTTGCTTTGAGGCTGCAAGCCCAAAGCATTCATAAATATCATTTTATTATTATTAACACAGCCTCTTGTATTCATAATGTTGTATAAAATAACACTAGCAAAAACTGTTATATAGCGTTTATATATGTTGGCATTAAACGCGTTGATAACAAAGTTATCACTGCACTTTATATAATAAACCGTTTAATATTTGTATGCATTATTAAACAGTAATTATGTTTTCAACAATTACAAATTGTTTGAACGCGATCAAATTATCCTTTGATCGTGAAATGTAGTGGGTTTGACGTCGTTTCCTTGGAAACGGCCCTTGAACGCTTCGATGAATTTCATATTAAAGCCAGAAACTCAAGCAATCTAAAAGTTCTTGAGCGTAAACGATTTCAAATATTACGTCCCTGCCAGAAATTAATTTCTCCGCGTCGTATTATACGATTTATACGGTACAGCAGCTTTGCCCCACAAATAGATCGTTTTATGATTTTGATGATGGAGGTGTGCTCAAGATGAAACCCATTCAGACGTTATTAGTTGCGTCAAGTATTTGGCAATTTGCTACGACGCAATTATTGTGGAAGAAGCGTAATTTGTGAACAGCCCATTCGAGGCTAGATTGAAAAAGTATATTGATATTAAATCATATAAATTGTTTATGAGGCCTTCAAACGATACTTGTAAAGATTATTTATTAAAATTGTTCAACGATTGTATGAGAGGCTAATATAATGTAATGGCGGTGTTCGACGATAGGCCGTGCGTTGTTTGCATGTGCCAAGATACCTACAGTGTTTTCAATGTTTGTAGGAATTATTTAAAATTTTAAATAAAATAATTTTCAATAAAAAATATAGTCATTTTATTTAACACAATTTCCAATATACCAAAAAAGCAATTAACGATCACGTCAATGACAAATACAAAACGACGTATGAAAAGGGTCTACGCCATATACCCATGCTCCAGACAGCGTCGTGAAAAGAGGCAATGACAAATACAAAACGACATATGAGCAGACCCGTCTTGGCGACGGGTCTACCTCTAAGATGATGTCATTTGTTTTTCAAAATTGAACTGGCTTTACGAGTAGAATTCTACGTGTAAAACACAATCAAAAGATGATGTCATTTGTTTTTCAAAACTGAACTGGCTTTACGAGTAGAATTCTACGTGTAAAACACAATCGAAAGATGATGTCATTTGTTTTTCAAAACTGAATGATGTCATTTGTTTTTCAAAACTGAACTCGCTTTACGAGTAGAATTCTACGTGTAAAACATGATCAAGAGATGATGTCATTTGTTTTTCAAAACTGAATTTAAAAAAATGATGTCATTTGTTTTTCAAAACTGAACTGGCTTTACGAGTAGAATTCTACGTGTAAAACACAATCGAAAGATGATGTCATTTGTTTTTCAAAACTGAACCGGCTTTACGAGTAGAATTCTACGTGTAAAACATAATCAAGAGATGATGTCATCATTAAACTGATGTCATTTTTATACACGATTGTTAACATGTTTAATAATGACTAATTTGTTTTTCAAATTAAACTCGCTTTACAAGTAGAATTCTACTTGTAACGCACGATTAAGTATGAATCATAAGCTGATGTCATTTGTTTTCGACATAAAATGTTTATACAATGGAATCTTCTTGTAAATTATCCAAATAATATAATTTATCCGATTCTACGTTACATTTAAATTCGTCGTTATCGTACAATTCTTCAGGACACGCCATGTATTGGTCGTTTTTAACGTGCAACCAACGATTGTATTTGACGCCGTCGTTGGATTGCGTGTTCAGGTTGGCGTACACGTGGCTGGGCACGGCTTCTTTTTTTACCACTATCGCATCTCCGTCGTACGCGGATCTACAACCGATCCCATTGCCCACATAAGCGTACGCGTTTAAAACGTGCGATAGGTCTTTGGCCGATTCGCAATCAGCGTCCACTTTAACGTTGTTGCGTAACTCGTTTAAAGCATTAATAATGACGTCATTTTCCGCATGACAACTGGTCAGCTTGAAAAACGGAACCGAGTAGTGGCATGAATAAAATAAATCTTTGTTGTCTAATATTAGCGGTGACGGTAACTCTGGCTCGGGTTCTGGCTCTGGCTCGGACGGTGGAGGTGGTGCGGTTGGCGGCGGCGCCACTGCCTCGTCACCATCTGGTTCGCTGTACCATACGGCGTCGGTCGTTTGAAAAGGGTTAAACAGGGGTGAAATAGAATCGTTTTGCCTGTTATTTGGCTGGTTTTCAAAGGGATTAAACACGGGCGAAATAGTTGTAGCGTTTTTTGGAATCGTAGCGTTTTTTAAACGTGTATTTGCCCCATATATTTCGATATTTTTAGGCCGCTTTACGAGAATGCGGTTATATTGAAGTGGAGTTGTAGTATATTTAGGGTTTAATGTAGTATATTTTTGGTAAAGTGTAGTATATATGTTGGCACAAACGTCCGACTGTAGTATATTTGTCAATATACGTCGCTGAAAATGTTCGTTTTCTACGATTTTTTGGCCGTTTTCGTAGGATATAGCACAAAATTGGCGATAATCTTCATCTTTTCCGGTCAGCGTGTCGCTCAATACGTTTAAAAACTCGCCATCGCCAAAATTGAGCGTTTTTAAAACGCTCTTTCCCAAATCTTTACAAACGTTTGCGCGTCTAGCGTCGAACACGTCGTACAAATTGTTTCCAAAACAGTCAATGGGCTCGCCGGTTAACGGGTTGAGCCCGATGGCGTTTTTGTCTCTCGCATACAAAAGCCATTGAGCAAAGATGGCGTCGTTGTTCAACGACAAATCTTTGGAAACCAACTGTTTAATCATTTCGATTTTGCCCAACATGGAGGTTTGCATGTCGATGTCATAATGGTTTGGAATATTTTCAATGGCAAACGTGGAACGTAAAAAGTTAACATTGTCCGCGGTGGCTGGCACGCACGCGGTGCCGTCAAACACCTCAGTTGGAAATTGCATGTTTAATCTAAATTTGTCCATAAACAACTTGTTTTCAAACACGTTTGATTGATCGCATTCGATGTTGGAAATAATTTCAAAATTATCGCACACCAATTGGCCACTGTTGTACGAAATATCGTCGTCAGCGTGTTTGAATACCTGTTGGCCCGTACCGTTGGGTAAATCTATGCATCTAGAGTCACCGGAACACTCGTACTGGTTGTCAGAGTTTCTGATCCGGTTTATGCACGTCATCAGTTGTGACTCGTTATTATTTAAACATTTGAAATATTGCGCGTCGCTGATATCGGCCGTTATGTACGTGTGTCCGGCGCCGTTAAACGTGCACGGATGCGCTTCTACGCACGACATTAAGTTGCGATCGAATATTTTATTCGCGGGGCATTCACGCACCACGTGGCGCCCGCTTACACACTGCATAAATTGGTTGACGAGCAAATTAGAGGGAAAGTATGATAGTATATAGCCGTCTGGCCTGTTTTCACACAATTCGTTAACTTTACACTGGCGGGTTTTTGCGTCAAACGTGTAATTGTCTGGACATTCTTCGACTGCGTGCGCTCCGTTTGCAAAACACCTAAGATAGAACGTGGGATGATACAAGTGTTCGTTGCTAGAATAATCTTTGTCCAAGTGTTGGTTCAACACCAACGTGTCCAGCAAACGCTCGTCCATGGGATAACGACCGGCGGGCTTGTTGTCGCACGGCGGCACGGGAACACATTTTAATTGTGCGTAATCAAAGTTAAAATATGCGGGGCATTTCATGGTCACGTCGTCCTTGTCGCCGCTCAAAATAAACTCGTTGGGATTTTCATCATTTGCTCTAACGCGATCGTGTACGATTCGATCAACAGGTTGGAGTTTTTGATTTAAGAAATCAAAAATTTCATTCCGGTCATCGTGCACGCTTTCTTGATAGGTGGAAAGGTCGACGGTGTTGAACCACGTTACAGTATAAGTGTTTTGCGTAATATCCGACACGTAGCCTATTACGTTGGGTGTGGGTTCGTCTGCGTTGGTGCGCTTTATATATTCAATCATTACTTGGAGCCGCTTGGTGTAAGTCGTTTCGTCAAATTTAAAATAAATTGCCAAATAAATTAAAGTAAACGCTATTATAAGAAAAATGGCAAACACGAGCAACATTACGCCAGACATCATTGTGAACGCCCAAATCAACAGTGAAGATGAAAACGTACTAGATTTTATAATTGAAGACGAATATTACTTAAAAAAACGGGGCGTTGGCGCCCATATTATCAAGGTGGCTAGCTCGCAGCAACTTAGATTGTTGTACAAAAACGCCTATTCTGCAGTGTCGTGCGGCAACTATAGTATTTTGTGCAATTTGGTGCAAAACGGCGAATACGATCTTAACGCAATAATGTTTAACTGCGCCGAAATAAAGTTGAACAAGGGCCAAATGTTATTTCAAACAAAAATTTATCGGCCCGATAATAATAAGACGGACGCTGCTGTAAACACGTCGTCGCCCAAACGCGCCGTAGAAACTGAAAATGACGACGACGACGACGAAGACGACGCAGCCTCCGCTATCGATGAGCAAAAAGAAAACACCGACGCTGTTGGAATCGATTTCGAAGAAAATATCGACGACGGAGACGTTTCAGCGCCTAAGAAACAAAAACTTGACAACGCTGAACAAAATTAAATACGATAGTGAACTGTTGCTTCATTATTTGTACGATGATCAGCAGAATAAAAATTCTGATTACGCAAATAACAATATTAATGTTATTAAAATATCAAAAGTAAAAGTTAAAAAAACGGGCGCTTCGATATTAGCCCATTATTTTGCACAAGTACACGTGTCCAATGGGTACTCGTTTGAATTTCATCCAGGCAGTCAACCGCGAACGTTTCAAACTATACACACCGACGGCCTCATTATAAAGGTGTTAATTTTGTGCGACGAGTGTTGTAAAAAAGAACTGCGTGATTATATCAAAGGTGAAAATTCGTTTAATGTGGCCTTTAAAAATTGCGAAAGCATTTTGTGTCGGCGCATCAGTTTTCAAACGGTGCTGATGACTTGCGCCGTTTTGTTGTTGTTATTCAACGTTGAAAAATTTTCCATGATTAACTTGTTGATAATTTTGTTAATTTTATTATCGCTTTTTTGTCACAACAACTATATTATAAGTAATCCGTGTATTGAGTTTTGTAATCATAAGAGTACAAATAAAAAGTATGACAGATGAACGTGGCAATTTTTATTACAACACCCCTCCGCCGCCGCTGAGGTATCCCTCTAATCCGGCAACGGCCATATTCACCAACGCGCAAACTTACAACAACGCGCCAGGGTACGTGCCGCCTACGACGCGCGACAACAAAATGGACACGAGCCGCAGCAACAGCACAAACTCGGTAGCGATCGCACCGTACAACAAGAGCAAAGAACCGACGCTCGACGCCGGCGAATCTATTTGGTACAACAAATGTGTGGATTTTGTTCAAAAAATTATTAGATATTACAGGTGCAATGACATGTCAGAACTTAGTCCTCTCATGATTCATTTTATAAACACTATTCGTGACATGTGCATCGACACGAACCCGATCAACGTAAACGTGGTAAAGCGGTTTGAATCGGAGGAGACCATGATACGCCACCTGATTCGGTTGCAAAAAGAGTTGGGACAAGGCAACGCGGCCGAGTCCCTGCCGAGCGATTCGAATATATTTCAGGCATCGTTTGTGCTAAATTCGCTGCCGGCGTACGCGCAAAAATTTTACAACGGTGGCGCTGATATGTTGGGTAAAGACGCTTTGGCCGAGGCGGCCAAACAACTCAGCTTGGCCGTCCAGTACATGGTGGCGGAATCGGTGACGTGCAACATTCCCATTCCGTTACCGTTCAATCAGCAGCTGGCCAACAATTACATGACTCTGTTGCTCAAGCACGCCACTCTGCCGCCAAACATACAGAGCGCAGTCGAGTCGCGTCGCTTTCCGCACATCAACATGATCAACGATTTGATCAACGCCGTGATTGACGATCTGTTTGCCGGCGGCGGCGATTACTATCACTACGTGTTGAACGAAAAAAACAGAGCGCGAATCATGAGTTTAAAAGAGAACGTTGCGTTTTTGGCGCCGCTATCTGCGTCGGCCAACATATTCAATTACATGGCCGAGCTGGCGACGCGAGCCGGCAAGCAACCCAGCATGTTCCAAAACGCTACCTTCCTAACGTCGGCCGCCAACGCGGTCAATTCGCCCGCCGCTCATTTGACCAAAAACGCTTGCCAGGATAGCTTGACCGAATTGGCGTTCCAAAACGAAACTCTAAGACGTTTTATTTTTCAACAAATAAATTACAACAAGGACGCCAACGCTATTATTGCCGCGGCCGCGCCTAACGTCACTCGGCCAAACACGAAAGGACGCACTGTATAATCATGGCGACGACTCTGTACACCAACAAGGTGTGGTGCGTGTACATTCTGCGGCAGGACAATGGAAAATTGTACACGGGCATCACGAGCAACCTTAACAGACGCATAAAACAGCATTCGAACAAACAAGGCGCCAAGTGTTTGCGCAACGCAACCAATTTACGGCTCGTGTATCACAGCGCGAGCGCGTACGACTACAAAACCGCCGCCCGCATGGAATACAATCTTAAGCGTAAATGCAGCAAGTATTTCAAATTGCGTCTCATCAAAGCCAAACCACTTTTGTTGCATAAATTTCTGTTAGCAAATAAGTTGTAAACATGAATTTGGACGTGCCATACTATCGGTTGGGCAACCACGAAAAGGTGGAATACATCCCGTTGAAATTGGCGCTCAACGATGATATCACCAGCGAACCGCAACAATTTAGCGAGCCCGTTTACAAAATGCCAATAGACGACATGATGGTGGGCTATAACAACACGACGAGCAACGTGTCGGCGGGAATTATAATTTTAATTAGTGTAGTCGCTTTTATAGCTTTATTTTTACTATTGTATGTAATATATTATTTCGTAATATTAAGAGAACAACAACAATATTCGGATAGTATTGACACTGATTCTCCTTTTGTTTTTAATAAACTCGATTAACCACAATGAACGGTTTTAATGTTCGCAACGAAAACAATTTTAATTCTTGGAAAATAAAAATTCAATCCACTCCCCGGTTCGAGTCCGTGTTCGATTTGGCCACCGATCGGCAGCGATGCACGCCCGACGAGGTAAAGAACAACAGTCTGTGGAGCAAGTACATGTTTCCCAAACCGTTTGCGCCTACCACTTTAAAAAGTTACAAGTCTCGATTTATTAAAATTGTGTACTGCTCGGTAGACGATGTTCACCTGGAAGACATGTCGTACTCGTTGGACATGGAGTTTGACTCGATAGAAAACCAAACACTTCTCATCGATCCCCAAGAACTGTGCAGGCGCATGCTCGAACTTCGATCGGTCACCAAAGAAACGCTACAGTTGACTATAAACTTTTACACCAACATGATGAATTTGCCCGAATACAAAATTCCCCGCATGGTTATGCTGCCGCGCGACAAGGAGCTCAAAAATATCAGGAAAAAGGAAAAAAATTTAATGCTTAAAAACGTAATAGATACCATATTAAATTTTATTAATGATAAAATTAAAATGCTCAACGGCGATTATGTTCACGACCGCGGTCTAATTAGGGGCGCGATAGTGTTTTGCATCATGTTAGGGACGGGTATGCGAATTAACGAAGCGCGCCAACTCAGCGTGAACGATCTCAACGTGCTAATCAAAAAAGGAAAACTGCACAGCGACACGATTAATTTAAAGCGAAAACGCAGTCGTAATAACACGCTCAACAACATCAAAATGAAACCGTTGGAATTGGCACGCGAAATTTATTCACGAAACCCGACCATTTTGCAAATATCTAAAAACACCTCGACGCCCTTTAAAGATTTCAGGCGGCTCCTCGAAGAGTCGGGCGTCGAGATGGAACGGCCGCGCAGCAACATGATAAGACATTATTTGAGCAGCAACTTATACAATAGCGGCGTGCCTTTACAAAAAGTGGCCAAATTAATGAATCACGAATCTTCCGCAAGCACCAAACATTACTTGAACAAATACAATATAGGTTTAGACGAAACGAGCAGCGAAGAGGAAAACAACAACAACGACGACGACGCGCAACATAATCGCAATTCGTCCGGTTCGTCGGGAGAATCGTTGTTGTACTATCGCAACGAATAGAGTAAGGGAATAAAAATGAATTTATATTTGTTGTTGGGCGCACTGACCATATTTAGTTTAGTGTATGACAAAAAGGAAAACAGCATCTTTTTGTATCTGCTCATATTGTTTCTCGTGTTCATTATCGTCGTCAGCCCGGCCATTATAAGTAAAAACACCGAGTCTAACGTAGAAGACATACCGAGTCATAAAGCTAAGAGCGTCCGAAAAAAATTGGAAATCGAGCAAGCGCTTGATGCGATTTTAAACAAAAATACCAGCTCAATAGATTGATAATAAGTGCTCGTTAAAATGTCCAATTTAATGAAAAACTTTTTCACCGAACTGGTCAAATCGACAACGTTCACCACTAAGGTGTCCGTGGTCAAAACCACTCTTAGCGATTGGCTGTGCGAACAAGTCTATCCGGACAAGGATTTTTCGCTTAAACTTAAACGAGTAATTAACATGTTTTTAAACGATGAAATTGAAAATGACAAAATCTACAAACTAGTAGAAACGGTCGACTCTTCTAATAAACTCAGTAGGCGACAGGTTGATTTTTTAATACATGCATTGTTAAACAATGTCAGTGTAACATTTACATTGCATAGATTCGTGGACGACAACGTTTTAACACAAGACGAGCTCAGTTTTTTAGCAAATTTTCTAGTCACAAAACTGGACGAAGCATACCAATTGCCGGCGTATTAATAGTAAGATAAATAAAAATGAAAATAAATTTGTGCAATATACAATTTCAGTCTTTAATTAATTTATTAAATTTACAAGCGACCACCATAATGTCGCTTAATTCTAATAAAATTAAAGCCGATTTAATACCCGATGAAAACGATCCTAAAAACGTTACGTTACGTCTGAACAGCGTGCCCGAAGAGTGCACGGACGACGACAACTTCTCGATAGATTTACCATTAACCACGCCAGAGCAAAAAGATGATTTTATGAATGCCATTAAACCTTTTGAAACTTTAAATATTGAATCGGATATAATTAAAACCGAACAAACCGACGCGCCGGCAACAAGCGGCGATGATAATAATAATCGAAAAGTGGTCGATGCGAACGAGGACGAGTACACGGTGGACGGCTTAAAACTCAAATCAAAATACGTCGCGTATTACAAATGTTTGAAAATACTTGTAGATTTTTTAGTAATGTACGTTAGCAAAGAGACCAACATGAAAGAATACGAGCAAGTGTACACGTTAGGCAGACAGTTGTACGAGGTTTTGCGCAGCATTTTTGTCGACGAGCCGTTCAAACTGTGGCTGGAACGCAACACGCACGAATTTGACAACAATACAGACAAAATTTTAGAAACTTTACAGAGCGAATTGAAACTTGCGCTGGCCGATAAAGACAAATTGAAAACGTGCACGTTCAAAGATATCATCACCAATTTCTTGAACACGAAATTGGATTGCAGATACGATTGCGCCGACGAGTATATTAAGCCGAATTGTATAGTGGACACGTACAATTGTTGCAATTTAGTTTTCAAAAAAGAAACATGAACACGTCCGTGGACGCGGTGACAAAGCTCATTCGTTTGCAGAACGACGTGTTGGACATGATGCGCGAAGTGGACCAATATCTAAACAGCGACACGCCCGATTACACCATAGAATCCTTAAACGCGCCGGGCAAACAGTTTGATTTTTTAGATGAAATGCTAACAAAAAAACTAATTGAAAGCAACGCCATGGTGTTTGACGAAACAAATAAAAATTTAAAATTTATTCACAACAGCATCAGCATATGTTTAAATCGCTGTATAAATTTAATTACAATAAAACATTATGTACAATAATATGGGTTTTTATTTTACAACATTTATGTATATGAAATTACAATTGTTATTATACTGATAATAGCGATTACCGTCGCTGTCGTCTTTGTCGCTTAGATGCGACACGACGCAGAAACAAAATAAATTAGCAAATTTTTTCAAAAAGCCTTTTACAAGTTTTACTTTGCAGCAGGTTAATAATTTTTTTGTCATACAATGCAATAATTATTAATAGCTTATTTTTAAAGAATGTCGTAGTCATTTGCAATGTTTACTGAGGTAATGTTTCGATGCGCTGCATAATTTTTGCGTTGCACACACAACAGCGCTTGCACCGACGCGAACATTCCGTGCACACAGCCAGGTGACGGCAAGGCATGAAACACACCGATTTTTCTCTATCAAAACAAACTTTGCATTCGGAAACGTGTTGAGTTAGCGGTTCGGCGGGCGGCGCCGAAGGTTTAACGCTTAATTGCGGAGGGCTCAAATCGGCAGCCAGTATTTCTTTTTCCGCAACATCAAGTTTGCTAAAGTGTTCATTAACGGAATAGTCTTCTATTGCGTTGACAAATTTGCAATTTTGTTTGTGCCGGCGTTGGGCGTCGTCTACGCTTTTATATTTAAAAACTATATGGCATCCGGAACAACGTAAATGGCCGGCTTTGCCAAAATAATAGAAACCGCGACGAGCCAACATGTCAACGACCACGGATTGTGATGCAAACTGACGCCGAGATTTTTTAAAACTCGTAAATGATTTTTTTCTCATCGGTTCATTGAACATTAACGCGTTGGTTGATGATATGCAATAATCCGAATATGTGTGTCGTTTAATTTGCTTGGCGTTAATCTTGTCCAAAATCGTGCGACAGCCTATACATTTAATCAGGTTATTGTGAGAAAACAGCCCCGTTTTGGCCAATTCAAATTTGTACTCATTGTCTAGCGACATGTTTGCCATTGTTCTGAATCGACCGTCTGTGGAAAGTATCAAAAAATTAAATTGCCTCAAATTCATTTTATAGTTTATTCCATAACAATATCCTTAAAATTAAACATTTATTGCACACTATCATTTTTGAAAGAATAATTGTCGACATCGTAAATGAGCAGATCCATGTTGAATGATGCCTGATTTGAAGCCGCTGGCTTTTTATATACACACGTTATATTTTTAACAAATTTATCAACTTGTTTAAGTTTTTTAATTGTATGCGATAATATTTTTTAAACTGTTTTTCCAATTCATTGACATAATCATTGCAATACGGCCTAACTAATTTATTAAAACAAATTAAATAGCGTTCGGAATTGGCAGGCCGAGAAGAAGGCGGTTTGTATAAAACCCATTTTTCAAAATGGTTAACAAACTTGTTTAACATTTGAATCGTTTTGTGTTCGAACGCGTCAAAAACTTTTAAAACGCAATTGCCGCCGGGACGCAAGCAAATTAAAATTAGCTGCGTCTCGCACATGATCAAATCAAAGTTGAGACGTTCTTGTTCGTTTTCGCGTCCATTAACGTCGACCGAGCCATCGGCCAACACCAAATCGCACGCGTTGCCACACTTGATGCTAATCTCGAATACAACATTTTTATCAAACACGTCACCCGATTTGTCGGGCCCCGTAATGGTTGTGAAATTTTTGCGTTTGCACACTGTCGGTTTGTACACGCACACCGAGTTGTTTGTCAACGTGACGCCGTACGCTTTGCAAAGCGGGTTCAATGACATGGTATAGTTGGCAAACTCGCCCGGTCCGCCGCACAGATCCAAAAACGTGTCAACGTGTCGGCAAACATGAAACTTTTTGTCGATTTCTAATAGTTTTCGCCAACATCTAGGTCTGCGCGTTGGGCGTTTGTCAAATAATTTTGAGCGAGCGCAAACCACCGACTTGCTGCTGAACGTGTTTAAATTATCTTTGAGTTTATTTAATTTTTGTTGCAACATTTTTACGCTTCGTGTCGGTCGTACGGTTTGTGTCGGAAAAGACGACCAACACGTTCAGCAAAACAATACAAATAAAGAACAAAAATACATAGGCAATATTAACATTGGTCGTTTGATCGTTAAATCGAGCGGGTCTGTTGAGAGCAGCTCTTATTCTCTCGTTGTACATTGTTAAAGTTTTTGTTTTTAAATTGTACACAATCGGTGTATTGTAGTCGAAATTTTCAAAATCGGCTTTTTGAAACATTGTTCTAAACGTGTTGTCAAGCGGTGTGTTGTTGGCCACATTTATAATCAATTCCCTCCACGCTAACGAACGGTGCTCTGGAGACACTTCGATTTCGTCGCCATTCAGTATTTGCCATCGTATAGATTCCCACATATTGACAACAACAGCAATATGGCGACCAAAAGATTTTTTTCTGGAGAAAGTAGCGGTGAGCCGCTTATAAAACGCATGGCTATGGCTAATAGCCCCAAGAAGATTAGAGAAAATTACAAAAGAATTAATGGTAAATTAATGGGCAAAATGACGCTGAGTATCGATAATGAATACTATTACACTTTTAGAATAATGTCCGACAACAAGATTCAGGAATACTACGGCGATTCGCAATCTTTCAAAGACATGGAGGAAGGCAAGTGCTATGACATTAGTTTAAATTATGTGAAAACAAAGTTTAGTCAAATGATTCAGATCAACGAATACAAAGAATGTGAAATGGAAATTGAAACTGCAATCCCCCTGAGCGCCTATTTGACTAACAAACATTTTGAAAACGAAGATAGCGTCAATATTATTGTAAAGTACAAATTTATTTACAAGAAAATCAACAGCAATTTGTACAAAATTGTTTTTGAAGTCGCGTACAAAAATTTTAACGACGATTCCGACGTGGTTCAAGTGGAATGTTTTGTCAATGCGAAAACACTGATGAATCTATTCAAAAACAATATAAAGGGGTCTGACGACATCAATGAGGTGTTTAAATATTTAAAAGACAATGAAAACCAAATCTTTACCATTTACAATATAAAATGTCAACAAATTTTCAATGGAGCAAACGTGTACATGAATTGGAACGTGGTCAACTCTACGCGCATCGAATTGTGCGAGGCTAAAGAAAACGAAGCCTATTCAAATTTGCAAAATTGCACAAACGCAAGAATCAACATTAGTCGATCGAACAAACGCGTTGCTTCGTACAATGTAAATATGTTAAAAAGCGAATTGGAAGAAAATGACATGAGCGATAACAAGTTTATTGTGCAGTTTAAGAGCGACGATTTGAACGTGGCCGATTCGGATGACCGTTCTACCTCTTCCGACTCGAGCAAATGGAACAAGTCCGTTTTCTACGTCAACACAAATAAAAAAACCGAAGCGGATTCGCTACAAAAATTATGTGCAGATTTTAATCAAATCTCAATGCTGCTGGAAGATAATTTAATCAAAGTAACTATTTACGTAACTGTCGAAAACGGCGAAAATGGCAACATGAACGTGTTGGGATTGTTGAAGTATGACGAAGATGAAAATGATTATACATTTTTGTAATTCTATTCGACGTTTGGTTGAACGCTGGCCGCTGTTGTTCGCGCCAACGTTTCGTACCTTTTAAGCATGCTAGTTTTCCATTCAAATATGTCTTGAGCTTTACGATTGTATTTAACAAATAAAGAGTTTAATTCGTCTAGTTGTGTGTTTAATTTACTCATTTCAGATTTGACAGCCTGATCTGCAATAGATTCCATTTCTTTAATTTTAGTCGTTTTTAAGGCTGAATATTTACTAGACATTTCGTCGCATTGTTGCTTCAAGTTTTGGAATCGCTCGTCATTTAAATTTCTGTTGAAAGCCGGATCTCGTGAAATAAACTCTGATATTGACTCAAAATCAGTCTGATTTTGATCCAATAATCTTTGTAACTCGTTTAATTTTATTTCGAAGTCTTTTCTAAGTCTAATGTTTTGCTTTTCTGATTGTTCATATTGCTGTACTAAAGCGCTTACAGCACTTATGACAGCAACATTTTCCATTAATTCTGCATTGACATTTTCTACTTTTACTTTATAATTTTCTTTTAAAATTCGATTTACAATATTTCGTGGTACAATAGAAATTATTTGAGTTTTTAAATCATTTACTTCGGAAACTGATTGCAAATTGGCAACGTCGGCGTTTGACAGTTTGGATCTTAATTTTTGCAACCAATCTTTGATATAATCCGTTTGATATATACTTTCTTGTGCTGTAAGTTGTGGTTTAGAAATCGGCACGTAATCAGGTTTTTCAATCTGCATAATTATTTGATAAAAGCTATCTATAAACGCCAACGCGCCTTCTAAAAGCACTTTAGATTCTTCATTTTCTGCAAATAAACTTTGATTGGTTGTTGCGATTTGAGACAATTCATTTTTAGTTGCAGCTAATTCATTTACAGTTTGTTGATATGTAGCACTCAATTCTAAATATTGAGCGTTTTTCATGGCAATTTCTTGATCTTTAATCGATACCGACTGTTTGAGTTCCATAACATCTTTGGCGTCAAATTTGTACGTCTGTGCAGTTTCGTTAATACTGCTTTCTAGTTCCCGGTTTAAATTTTGTGTATCATCCAATTGCTTTTCCAACGATTCAATTTTATCGTTCAAAGTTTTGACGTAATTTTTATCAAATGTCGATTCCATTCTTTTTTTGAGTCTATGAATGTCCTCGTTTAACTGGCGATTCGTGTTTTTATATTCGTCCAAATCGCCTTTTTGCAATTGTATTTCAGACAATATTTCGGCATTTTCATCTCTCAATTTTTGTACGGTGCCGTTAAGTTCTCTGTTGGATCTCTCTAATTGTTTAATTTTTTGCACGTTTTCACTTTTTTGTTGTGCGAATTCACTTTTGTCTTCGAACACCTCTTTATACTTTAAATCCAACTCGTCGTATTGCGATTGCATAGTTTCTACTCTTTCGTTTGCAATTCTATGTTGCTCAACGATTTGTTGCATCAAAGCGCGTTCTCTTTTTAATTGTTCTTGCAAATTTGAAATGACGACATCGCTGTTGACAGTTTCCACGGTCGGAGGAGAAAGAGGAGCCGCGCTATTAAGTATGCTCGTTTGAATTTTTGTGTAAAGTTCGTCAGAGTATTGGGTCAATTGGTCAAAAGTGGTGAAGTGAAAATTTGTTCGCGTCACCAAATAAAAAACTCTAGTAAAAAAATCTATAAACGTAACTATGTTAGTGCACAGATACTGATCTATTGCAAAACGTATGTTTGTTTTTTGGTATACGCATCTAATAAATTCTGTAAAATTGTAATCAATTAATGTTCGAACGGAAGTTATAGACGATATAACGTTAATCATGGTCACGTTGTTTACTACGTGCACGCGTACGATCCTGATTAACACTTCAACAAAATTTTGAACAAGTTCCCAAGTCATGTTCGTTTGCATGTTTTTTAATAAAGCCGTCAGTTCAGACTCCTCCTCGTTAGTCAACGTGATTTGATTCAAACTTTGCGAGCCACCGACGCCCGCGACATTTGATTCTGGCGGCTGTGTCGAAAACGGATACGGCGGATAATACGGATAATTGTTGTAATACGGTGGTTGAGGTGGCGCGGGAGGTTGATGAAAAGGCGGTGGCGGCGGTGGTTGCATCGCGGGCACAGGCGCCGGCGGCTGTGGATAATTGTAATCGTACTTGTAGTTGATGTTATGCGTCAGCGTGTTGATATCTCGGCCGGCAAAATCCGATAAAAATTGCATAATCAACGCCGGCAGAGCGTCGGGCTCAAAGCCATGTGTGTTCGCGGACGGTTTCAAAATTACAACGACTTTGTGAATCTCTCGCAAAGCGTGCTCATACCGCTCCAGAGTTTTGATTCGAGCACTCATGGTATTTATGGTGTTTAACAAATCGTGTACAGTTCGCGTGTTGACATCTGTGCCTCCATATTTGGGCCATCGCTGCATATTTAAAAATGAAAATATATTCTTACAATGAACTCAAAACGCGCTTTGCAGAATATGCAAAACCAGGAGAATTCAGTATTACTTCAGCCGATACGTTTCGTATCATTCGTTTGCATTACGATGAAAAACAAGGCTGCTTGTTTGCATTTTGTAATACAAATATCGAAAAACGAGTCCTGCAGTTTTACTTTAAAGTAAAACTAAATTTGTATTCTTACAAACAATGCTACGACAAGCACATATTTCCGTCTTGCCGCAACAAGTGCATCAGTTACACCACGTTTGTGGCGCCGGGCGTGGAAGGAAATTGTTTAAACAAGATAAACGTGATTAAATACGAAAGAAACAAAGCAGCGCCATCGGACAACGCGGCCTGTTTGGACAAGTTTCTTCACAACGTTAATCGCGTACACATGCAAACGCCGTTTGTGGAAGGTGCTTATATGCGATTTAAGAAAACACAACGCTGCCAAAATAATTATGTCGGTGGATCGACAACGCGCATGTTTAATTTGCAACATTTCTATGAAGACTTTGAGTTGGTCGATGAAATGACTTTAACCAGCGGCATCATGCCCGTTTTGTCGTGTTATGACATTGAGACGCATTCGGACGGCCACAACATGTCGAAAGCATCGGTCGATTGCATAATGTCTATAGGATTTGTGGTGTACAAAAACGACGAGTATGCAAGATTTTGTTTTATGTATCACAAGCTGCCGACCGAGATTCCAGAGACCCATGACGATGACACGCATGTGGTCATGTTTCAAAATGAAGTCGACATGATTACAGCGTTTTTTGACATGATAAAAATTACAAATCCCGATGTGATTTTGGATTTTAACGGAGACGTATTCGATCTGCCCTATATACTTGGACGACTGAATAAAACCAAAATGTTATTAAAGCGTTACGATTTGCCGGCTGCGGCGCCGACAACAAAGCTGTTTATAAACAAGTTGGGCAACAAAGTGGACACGTATTATTTTAACTATTACATTCACATTGATTTGTATAAATTTTTCAGCAGCGATTCTAATCAGCATAAAGTTGAAAACTTTCAATTGAACACAATCAGTAGTTATTATTTGGGCGAAAACAAAATCGATTTGCCTTGGACCGAAATGGTCAAGATGTACAACACTCGACGGCTGGACGTAATTGCCAAGTATAACGTGCAGGATTGCATGTTGCCGATAAAATTGTTTGTCAAACTGAAAATGGCCGATTCTGTATATTCTCAATGTATATTGCATCGTTTATGTACAGACGACGTGATATGTAATATTTCGCATTTGATTAGCGTGGCGTGCTTTTACGCAGCCATTACAAACACGCGCATTAACGAGAGCACCGGCAAAGAGGAGCCGGACCCGTATTTTTTTAACAAAAACGATTTGTCAATAATATCGGGTCAATTCAACGCCGACAAAGCCACAGCGGGTATTTCTAATCTCAAAAGAAAATTGACACCTCTAAAAAACATACCTAAAGATGCCATTAATTTGGGACCCGCCAATCAAACGGTCAAGTACAAAGGTGGCAAAGTGTTACAACCTCGTGCAAGCATTTACAAGAACGCGTTTTCTCTCGATTTTAATTCTTTGTACTTGACTATAATGATAGCCATTTGTGCTTGTTTGTCCAATTTAGTTTTATGCGAAGACGGCAACGTGTATTTGAACCACAATTCGCGTGCAATAGTTGTTAAATTGCTATTAAAATTGTTGAGCGAAAGATGCAAATTTAAAAAGAATCGCGACAATCAAAGCGAATCGGCATTCTTGTACGATCTGTACGATCAAAAACAAAATTCCGTGAAGCGCACCGCCAATAGCATATACGGTTATTATGGCATTTTTTACAAAGTGCTTGCAAACTACATCACTAGAGTTGGTCGCAATCAGTTGCGGCGGGCCATTTCTCTGATTGAAGGTTTAAGCAACGATCCTGAGATTTTAAAAAAATTCAATCTGAACAGCATCGGTTTTAAAGTTGTGTACGGCGACACAGATTCTACATTTGTTTTGCCCACATTTAACTATAACGAAATATTTGACGAAACCGACACATTAAAACAAATATGCACACATGTTGAGACGCGCGTTAATAGCTCATTTACGGACGGTTACAAAATGGCATTTGAAAATTTAATGAAAGTTTTAATAATATTAAAAAAGAAAAAATATTGCTATCTTAACAGCGAGAATAAGATCGTATACAAGGGTTGGTTAGTTAAAAAAGATATGCCCGTTTTTATGAGAATTGCGTTTAGGACGGCAGTGGAACAAATATTGCGTCATTTGGACATAAACAAATGTTTGCAAAGTTTACAGGCTAGTTTTTATGAATACTATGATGAGTTTGCCAAATCAAAACCGATGACCGATTACAGCTTTAGTATGACCTATAACGATAACCCGGGCAAAAAACGCAAATCGGCTGACGATAATAATGAAGGTCCGTCGCCCAAAAGACGTGTGATTACGGTGGCTCGGCATTGTAGAGAAATTTTGGTTAACAAAGGCACGGATTTTGTGCCCGGCAACGGAGATCGTATCCCGTACCTTTTGATAGACATCGAGGGCAAGGTAACAGAAAAAGCGTACCCGTTGCGTTTGTTCGATCCAGTAAAAATGCGAATCAGCTGGATAAAACACATGGGCATTTTGTGCACATTTATGAACGAGTTGCTGGAAATATTTGGCGACGAACAAAAGGATAATCTTGCAAAGTGTTTTACCGCAATTATGCAAAAGTACATGCAGAATCAATTGTACGATCGAAAAGAACCAGTGTTAGTAAAAATTAACCAAAAAAAATGCAGTGTCAAACGCAAACGTGACGACGACGACGACAATAATGATGATGATGATGACGATGGTTGTGATAGTTCAGACAGCGAAAATGACACTCAATGTGCTAACAATACGTATAAATTTTGTTTGTATAAAATAAAAAAATAAATTATATACGATACTATGTTGTTTTATTGTATGTTACTGTAAGGTGTTATTATGTTTCAACATAACGTTTTTGACCAAGGTTACGACAGCGGTTATTATTCCGATTAGTGTTCTATAAGTATAATCATAATGATTGCATTATTAATTGCATTGTTTGCTGTGATTCACGCGCCGGCAGTGCGCTCTCACGGCTATCTGTCCCTGCCGACGGCCCGTCAATATAAATGTTTTAAAGATGGAAATTTTTATTGGCCCCACAATGGCGATAACATTCCCGACGCCGCGTGCCGCAATGCTTACAAATCAGTCTATTATAAATATCGAGCTCTCGATTTAGAATCCGGGGCGGCCGCTGCCACAGCGCAATACATGTTTCAACAGTATATGGAATACGCGTCTGTGGCCGGTCCTAATTATGACGATTTTGACCTAATCAAACAAAGGGTTGTGCCGCACACACTTTGCGGTGCCGGTTCAAACGATCGCAATTCTGTGTTTGGTGATAAAAGCGGAATGGACGAACCTTTGAACAACTGGAAGCCAGATACGCTATATTTAAATCTCTATCAACCGGTTTATCGGATGAATGTTCATTTTTGTCCAACGGCCATACACGAGCCCAGCTATTTTGAAGTGTTTATTACTAAATCAAACTGGGATCGTCGCAATCCAATAACTTGGAACGAATTAGAATACATAGGTGGTAACGATTCAAATTTAATTCCAAATCCGGGCGATTCATTGTGTGACAACAGTCTAGTCTATTCTATACCCGTAGTAATACCGTACAGGTCAAATCAATTTGTAATGTATGTGCGTTGGCAGCGCATAGATCCCGTGGGTGAAGGATTTTATAATTGCGCCGATCTGGTGTTTGAAACTTTAGACGACGAATGCAGATACGCTCAAATGGCTAAAGTGGTCAGAAGCCAATTACAAAAACATAAACTTGATGCACGCATTGATCATAATGACGAAAAATCTTGTTGGCGTGCACACAAATCAAATTGCTAGTCATAGGTGTCAAAAACTTGGGATTGGGGCATTTTTTTTAATCCAGGATTTTAATAAAATAAAAACAAAATTTTAATTACATATTATATTTAGCAAGAAGTAATAACAAATCTTTACAATCAATACGAACAATTTCAAACATGTCTTCAAATTCGTAATCTGCTATGCTAAAATTGTTAATTAAAAAATATTCTTCTATATTTTCACAATTGTCATAATTATGTAATAAAAATAGTTTAAAGTCATCTTGATCTTGTTTGGATATTTCGTCGTCGTCAAAAAAATATTGCAAAGCAAACTGCACTTCTTTGGCGTAAGGATTTAACAGTCCATTTTTGCAAACTACGCTGTCTACGAGCGTATTGAGATTTTCCGCAGTTAAAGTGTTGCAACTGATTGCCGGTTTCAAACGCGTTTCACAAAACCGCCTAATTTCATCGGCTACTTGATTTTCAAAGTCCATTTGAGACATTAAATATTTATAGTATTTTGCCTCTCCGTGCAGCCCGTTTAAGTGAAGATAAATCAGAAATTTATTGTACATGTTGCTTTAAAATTAATAAAACACTGATTGCATCTAATTAAATACGCTTTATTTATATTATCATTCAATAAACATGTCGAGCAAATGCTCTGGAAACAGAAACTCAGAGGGCAAAGCGCAAATATTCATGATTGTACGTTCGTCGTTTTTGTAACAAACATAGTTATTTTTAATAAATACGCTTTGTAACACAACCGTGTTATGATATATGTCGGCGCCACACACTTTTACTTTGTTGTGAGACGATATGTAACTATTTAAACTGGTGGTGGCTCGCAAAGATACAGTTTCAATATCTGTATTTAAAGTCTGTCGGTATTGTTGCGTGCTTTTAATCAAATTTTGACTGCCTTTGGCACCGCTTTCAATCATGTCTACAAATTGGCCGCCTAAATTGAATATTTCTTCATCTCCGCACACCATTTCTTCGTTGGCTATAAGCTGTGTGAGCTGTTTAAAAAGTAAATAACTAGCGTTTGAACTGGCGATTAGGCAAAAATCACGCAACAACATCTCCAGCCTTTGTGCAAATTGCTCATGTTTATGCTTTTGCCAGAGCGCGTAAACCAACGGTGTAGATTTAAACAACGCCTCCATTGCGTCAATATTTTTGTACAAATAATAAATTTGTTGCGACACAAACGACAAACGGTTTTTGTCAAAGCAAATGAAATTGAACCGAGGGTCGCCGTACAAAAGACATTCCGAGTCGATTAGGGAATTAGGTTTAGGCAAAAATGTAATAATTTTCTTGTCACCGTCGCAGTCTGTGTTAGCGCCGGGGAATATTCCCAGACCCACTTTTACATTCCAGTCGGTTGATGACTCGTTAATGTGCACGTCCGAAACTTGCGTGCTCAGCTGGCTAATGTTGGGATGACGCGTGGTCCATGCACGCACGTTGTCCACATCACGTCCGTAATAGCGCTTCACGCTGCTCCGCGGCGGCATAATTTCGTTGACACCATTTAAACATTGCACGTTGGCGTAGAACGAGGCCGTGTTGAGAAACGTCGAGTACAAGTATTGGACCGCGTACCCGTTTTTTCTCTGCAGCTGATCTTTGATGACGCCGTGTGTAAGTTTGATTTTCTGCAGAGCGCCCGAGATGTCAACCAGATTGTTTTCATGTTTAGAATTGAAAGCTTTGTTTAAAAATATAACAAAATTGTGATCCCACAAAATAAAGTGGGGCAAAATCAAATAATTGATGGTGTCCGTAAACTTGTTTGTCTTCAATTTTTTGAGGAACACGTTGGACGGCAAATCCGTGACTATAACACAAGTTGATTTAATAATTTTAGCCAACACGTCGGGCTGCGTGTTTTTTGCTGACGTGTCTGTGTACACGTTGATTAACTGGTCGATTAAACTGTTGAAATAATTTAATTTTTGGTTCTTTTTTAAATCTGTGATAAAATTTTTTAAAATCACTTTAAATTCTTCATTGGTAAAAAATGCCACGTTTTGCAACTTGTGAAGGTCTAATATGAGGTCAAACTCAGTAGGAGTTTTATCCAAAAAAGAAAACATATTACGTCTGTACACGAACACGTATTAACGCAAAGTGCAAAGTATAAGAGGGTTAAAAAATATATTTTACGCACCATATACGCATCGGGTTGATATAATTAATATGGATCAATTTGAACAGTTGATTAACGTGTCTCTGCTCAAGTCTTTGATCAAAACGCAAATCGACGAAAACGTGTCGGACAATATCAAGTCGATGAGCGAAAAACTAAAAAGGCTAGAATGCGACAATCTCACAGACAGCGTTGAGATATACGGTATTCACGACAACAGGCTGAATAATAAAAAAATTAGAAACTATTATTTAAAAAAGATTTGCATTTTACTCAACCTAAACTTTAAACACGTCATAGAATCTTCGTTTGACAAAAACCACATTGTGGCCAAGTTGTGTGACGCGACGCGCGCTAAAGAATGGCAAACCATGTCGCGCGAGCGTCGACTTAAAAATTTTAATTTAAACATTAATTACGACGGGCCCGTAAAAATATTTGTGGCCGCCACAGCGGAGCAAAAGCTGTTACTTAAAAAAACTCGTGACGCTCTGTTGCCGTTTTACAAATACATTTCCATTTGTAAAAACGGTGTTATGGTGAGACGCGACGAAAAAAGTCGCGTGTTTATTGTTAAAAATGAGCAAAATATTGAATATCTCAAAGCCAACAAATATTACGCTTTTCATAGCGATAGCGTTGATAATTTTGAGTTTGAAAACGATAGCAAAAAAATGCTTCAAAATTTAATTTAATTTAAGTGATAATTAATTTTAGTATCAAGTTGAATCTCGTAATGTAAGAAAAAAACACTAATATTGGTTGTGATTTTTGCCAGACGTCCATTTTATGTGATAAATAAAACACACACACACACAAAGTTTTTATTATATTGTCTTTTATTGATATGTTACCTAAATATTATCAAAACCTTCCCTATAACGGTAAGAGGATATTTGAAAAATTCTACGATCGTAGTTTACAAAAATATAAGTCGACACATATAGCTACCAAGCTAGCATGTTGTGCTGTTAGGAAAAAATACATATTGATAGACTGTAAATGGCAGCCAAGGCCTGACGCCAACAATAGCGACACTACTACTACTAATACAGAGGATTCCACTACAGATACAGAAACCGAAGACGAAATTGCTTAATTCTAATTACAATGTATCAAATTCCCGATATGTTATACAATGAAAAAATGCCTCCTCGCGCCAAAAAGTTATTTGTCGAGGCGTTTACAAAGTATCATAAAATGAACGGCGGCGACGAAGACATTGCTATGCATAAAGCTAGAAAAGCGCTCGAAGAAAAGTACGTTAAAATAAATACATTGAAAAATTCTTGGATTCCGCGCAAAGCCGCCTACGAGATAGTTAGGGACGACATTGACGAAAGCGACGATAACGCGGACAATTCTACGAAAACTAAATCAAACGATCGTCTTAACAACGAAAACACTAGCACGGATTATGACACTGAAGACGAAGAGCGCGTCAACACGTTTAATAGTCGTAAACGGCGAGTCGTCGCTAAGCGGGCGTTTAATTCGAAATCCAAAAAAATTCCTATCGGCAAAGTGGTGTCGACGCCGCGTAAACGATTAAAACAACACACAAACACACCACCGCATTATGACACCAGCGAAGATGAGGACGAAGATAATTATTACAACTATTAATAAATTAATTTTTTTTTTACTTGTACAGTTTTATTTCTAGTTCACGATCCAAAACGTTTCGCACTTTTGGGTCCGACTCGATTGGGGGCCGAGGTATCCAGTTACGTTTTTGAAAATCCAAAAATCCGGACACGCGCTGATGATACGTTTCGTCGGGCGTCAGCTTCTTGGCCACGATTATGCGCGCGTCGGAACACAAGTCTATTATCATAGAGTTGTCGTTGTCGGTCGCGTTGAAACTGATAAAATCAACAAAATTTGGCGGCTGCTCAAACTTCATTTCTTTCACAATTAGGCGAGCTTTTTCGTACACCAACACGGTCAGCGTTTCAAGCGACAAATCACAAGTAATGTGAAAATTTTTGTAAAACGCTCTTTTTACATTCATAAAAATAATATACTCTTCATTTTGATCGTTATCAAACTCTAAAAATATTAAACTAGTCAAATCTAACACTACATCATCAAACTCCAAATATTTAGCGTAAACGGGAAGTTTCATTGCGCGCACGTTCGACTGTCTGAGATAATACCTTCGAGTGAAATAAACCGCTGTCGAGCGAAAATTGTATTTATATAAAGCTCAAATCCCTTTTTGGTAAGGAAAATACAACTCTATTTCTAAGGACCTTAAACCCAATATCTTCAGTCTAACGTTCTCTCAACTGAGCCATTTCTAAGAACCTAACCCGATATCTAACCCGATATCTAGCGCAATTAAATGAAACCATAAAAATACAAACAACAAACTTTATTAATACACAGGGTAAAATAGGGCAGAACAATTTTCATGATTATTCCAACTTTTAGAATTAATTACAATAAAATCGTTAGGGCACCGATCGGCGAATTTTGTGTTAAAATTTTTATGCATTTCTATGTATTCAGCCACGCTCACTTCGGACGACGTCACAAAATAACACTTTGGACATAACACTACATAATGATCGGAAGGCTTTTTGCTGAGATTGTTTGTACTCTTGAAACGTCGTATGATTGATCGCAACATGTCAATATTTTTTCACCAATTTGTCAAATTTATTGTAATCTCGCTTGCCGACCACGTCGTACGTAGTGTGCTGGCCCACTTTATTTGCTTCAAAAGTTTTGTAATATTCACTTAAACTCAATTTTGCACTGGCACCCGTTGACGTTGACGATGACGATGACGACGACACACTGTTGCTTTTATATTTGCTTTCTATTGTGTTTTCGATAATTTTTCCAAGCGCTACTTTTTTCATAATTGTGGATACAACTGTCTCCAATTATTGAAATAAGAATGCTTGTTTAACAAATAGGTCAGCTGTTAAATATTGGAGATGCTACACGTTGTGTGCGTGCAGACCAAAATAACTGCTGAATTCACCCATAAAATTTTCCCAATCCAATAAATGTAATTGAGACGCGTCTCGAGCATGTAGCTGGTTGTTTACGTTTTCGCGTAAACTCGCAGATGCGCCGCCGGCTTCTGATTGGCGCGCAATTAATTCGCTGTATCGTTTGTACTTGTTGGGGTTTCTAACCCACTTTGCGTAATGAAAAACCTTTTTGGTAATCTCACGCGGCGGGCACATGACATGTCCCGGCGGGATGCCGCCGTAATTGAGATCGCAGCACTTTACTCGATCTTTGTTGTTTGGACAATTGCCCAAATTCCTGACTATAATTGAAATGGAAGTATTTTCAGCAATTACATTAAATGGATTGTTTTGTTTGAGAATTGCGGTCAAAACTGTATTGTACAAAAGAAAAGTGCGATAAATGTATTGCGACTGACGCGACTCGTCCGTAGAAACAATAAAACTGTTCGCCGTAATTAAATTCCAAGGATATTTGAGTTCATTACAAACGTCGACACTTTGCCCGCTTTCACTATCGCTTTCTGCGTAATCTCCTTTGATAATGTACGCGCTCTGAGGCAAAATAATGGCCCTAAATTCGGAATAAATTAAATCGACATACATGCGGTCCGCTATCAAAATGTACTCGTCGTCGGCCAGTTTGCCAATGTACTTGATGACCGTATCGATGATGATCTTTAAAACGCCCATGTTGTGTTCGCCAGCCTCGTCGACGCTTCTAAAATGTTCCGTACGAATTGGTTTAATTAACACGCACTCGTACACGTCGTCGGCGTTGAGAATTGTTTTTCTCGCCTCGGCTTGATCGTTGCGCAACAAGTGCCGATAATACAATTTTGCGTGCTCGTTTAAAAACACGCTGTTTAACACGGTCATGTGCAACATGTCGTTTTCGTTATCGGGATCTGAATAATTGTTACGTGGACGCGTTACTTTGCAATTCGCTCGTCGAGGATGTATCCAGCATTGCATCGGCTTGGGCGGCCGCATCGGTTTGAAAGGCGTTAATTTCACCGAGGCACAGAGGTCTAACTTGATCGGTTTCTTGGTCGAACACATTTAAAATAATGTAGTTATTATTTATCAAAAATAAATTATCTTTCAGTACACAATTGATGAGGTTGACGTCCGTCGCGGACCATACGTTCGTCATGATTGCATTTTAAAAAAATTCCTAAAATCGAGTTCAATGTCCAGGGCGTCTTCTTGTGTAACGCGTTGATAAACGCGCTTGTAAACGCAATCAATTTCGTGATCGCCTATAAACCCTTTGGTTTCTCGAAGCATCGCGTTGCATTCCTCTAGCGTTTTTGGGGGAAAGTTAAAATAATATTTTATAGCACGATTAAAAGGATCTCGAGTGTGTTCGCGACGCCAACGCTGAATGCATTGTTCGTGAAACATTTTTTCCAAGTTTAACATGCCAGTGTCGGGCATTGCCACTATGCCCCCGTTATCGTCAATTTTCTCAAGACATATCTGGCATTCTGTTGTGCACGTTGGCCAATAATCTTTAAATAGTTTGAACATATAGTAATTTCTGTCTTTTAAACAAACGGTGCAGAACATAATGACGTGGCCTTATTCCAATAGTTTTAAACTTATCAAAGCTTATCAAAAACACTCTAACACGTACCAAAGTTGTACAAATCACAAATATAAAAGTGTCTTGTTGAAAAAATGGACGCAAGACGTCATGGACAACGAACTTCTCATAGAATTTCGTCCGTACAAAAATTGCGACGCATTTTGCCTAATGTGCCTGTCGGTTGTGACAATCAACGAGTATTTGTGCTGTGACAAGTGTTTGTTTCCCATAATAGATTACTTGGAAAAACGGAGACAATTGACGCCGCGACAGCAATTGTACATGTTTGTGTTTCTGAGTATTTGTTATTGGAAGGAGGCCAGCGGAGCGACGTTTGGCGACAATGAAAAACTAATATGGATCCATCGTTTTAGAATAGCGTGGGAGAGCGCGGACGTGCCTTTCGTTTGCTATTTTGCGTCGTCCACAATATGTTTGCAATGCTCGACGGACAACAGACACATTGTAAAAAAGTACGGCATTAGAAAAAAACTTGTAAATTTTAATGTAAATTATTTTTGTTACAATTGTTTTTTTCCTTTGTTCGACATTTTAATTTACGTGTAAGATTTTAAAGAGTTTTTTAAATCCTCAATGTTCTTGCTTATTATGTCAATTCGCTGGTTCACCATTTCTGTTTTGGCCACGTTGTAGTACTGAACCACGGAAAACTCTGTAACTGTAAATCGAGCGTCGTCGTCGTTTACAGTCATGGCTTTTTGTACCGACTCTGAGTTTGCATACTCGACAATAATTCGGTTGTGATTTAAAGGACATACGTATATGTGTAATATAGTGCCAAATTGTTCAAAACAAGGCTTTACAATGTTTTCGGCAATCTCTTGTTTAGTCATTTTTTGTTCGTCTTCGGAATGGGGTTTCCAATCTATTTGAATTCTGTTCATAGTTGTAGGACGTTTTACAATTATAGTTTTAGTTTTTTGTTTAATTTCTCGGTTATACAATTTTTGTACTCTGTCAAAAATAAATTGATACGAAACCACATCTGGGTTGTTTATATCCGACTTGTCGGGTTTATTAGTAAAAAAATTGACCAAAGCTTTTCTGAGTTTTTGTATTTCTTCATTTATAGATTCGCCAATTTGTAAAAAGACTGTAATCAATGGATCGTACGATTCCAAGTCTGTATTTTTTTTTAAATTTAACACATCGTCATAGTATTGCTTTTTGACACTATTACTAAGCACTAAACGCGCATTTTTTATTAAAATCAACACGTTACGCACCGTGTTGTAATGGTGCTTTTCGTCGATACTGTTATACGGTCTAACTTGTTTTGTCACCACGTTGGCCATTCTGTACACGGTTAAAATAAAATCGTTGTCAAAATTTTGGTCCAGAACGTATTGCATTTTTAAACATTGATAATAATCAATTTCTTCCAAGTTGCAAAACCCCAAAAAAGATTCATTTTTGGCGTGATAGTGTTCGTTTTGTCGAATGCGTTTGGCCGTTTCATCCGAAACAACCGACATTTCACGAACACGTTTAGACATAATTAGTGTGCAATAATCGCTTTACGATGACGGACGTAGTTCAAGATTTCAACGAGTTGTACGATAAAATTGAAAATAAATACAAATTAAAATATACTTTTGATTGTGCTACAAACAACAACAATGAACGTATACTTTTTGGGGCTATTCAAGAACGCAAGTCTTATTTGTGTTGCGCTCTTAATGAACAGCTCAATTGCGTGATGCATAAATGTGTGCCCGTTATATTCGGCACGCGCTTAGACAAGCAATTTAGAGAAACGGACGATATCGACGCAAACAACAATATTAACGGAACCTTTATGCTGGACGGCAGATTTTTGAGTTTTCCCAACATAATGATGAACAACAACGTTTTGGTGCACAATTTCTACGACAAGTTATACGCCAAACATTGCAAACGCATGTTTTTGTACGGCAACGTGGATCAAGAAAAGCACATTAATCGCGCAATCCAACTAGTTTACGACAAACAAAACGACGTTTTGTTTGCTCGAGACGTGTACGCTAGCGATTACGTGGTGACGGAAGATTTAAATTCTGTGCTGGAAACGTATCTGGCCAACAGCGGCAAATGGAAACCGCTCGATTTTCTCTTCGAATACAACACGCTTCACAAACAACAACTCGTGGAACACATAAAAATTATTATGAATCACGACATAAACTATTCTATAGACAGTTTGGCCAATAAAATTGTATACAAGCACGCCTATTTGATAGAATTGCTATTAACTTCGACAATTCTGCAAAACTATCAACGAGTTCTCGACAAGACGGCCGACGACGACGCGTACACGGTGGCGAACAAGCGTCGTAAAATTCAGAGCGTCTTGTATAACAAAGAATCGAAAAAGATTGTCGATTGTATAGTCAACGGGCGTCTCATATATTGCGTATCGAAAACTTTTAGCAAGCAACGCAAAGTCTTTCCCAATCAACAGGACAACAGCAGCAATAACAATATTGAAATTTCGTTGCCCGTGTTAAAATATCGCGTCGGCAACGAAGTGGCGCGAATCACCAACGACAGCATGCGCCAGAAAATGTTGAAGCAAAAAAAAGATTTTGTAAAATTTATTGGCAGTTTTTTTCACGGCGAAATGACCGTGGCGGGCAAAAAGTTTTTCCTCTGCCGCAACGCGTGTTTGCCCAACGTGAACTTTGAAATGGTTGCGCAAAAATTTCAATATTTGCTAAAACACAATCTGGTCGAGTTCGTAGACGACCTCAACGACGTTCAAGACGACTCGTTGCTGATCGCGTTTAATGATAGACCCACAAATTTAAAATGTTTAAAATTAAACACGTCGTTCATTGTGTACACTATGAAAAGAAACATGGCGCCCATCGAATTGAAGATTACAGACAGAATACTTTACGTTAATCATCACGAAGGAATGGTATGCATCAAAAAAAAGTTGCGGGTGAACAACGAAGCCGACATTAACGTGTTGTTGACACCCTACGAATACCACTATAAACATTCTATATACTACAATTCCATTATTCAATGTACGATCGTAGAAAACGATGACGTCAAATCGCTCATGTCCAAATTGGAGCAGTATTATTACTGTAATTTTATACATTTATTTCATACCACGCCCGTACCCAAATTGATTGTGTCCCTAACCAATCTAAAGAATGCCATGCCCGTGTTTGAGTACAAAGAAAATAGTTGCGTATCGGGTTTACCAAACGGCTACTCTGTGGCGGTGAACAAGTCCATTTTGCTCAATAATAAAATGTTTAAATTGTGGACGTTGGTGCGAGACAATAAACTCATGACCGCCGAAGATCCGTACATTCCGCACATTGCGCTGCCCATTTGTTTATACAACAACAAAGTGAACAAGTTGAAGGGCAAGCTTGTGGTCGGCCCTAAACAGTCGTGTTTAGTAAAATTTACGAATAGTACCGACAAGAATTACGTTGCGCTAGACGACGGACTTGTGCTGTACATGGCCGGTGTGCTGGTGAGCAACGCAAAAATTAATTGGGTGTACGACGGCCGACGGTACAAAATTGAAACGTGCACCAACGGCAATTTTAACGTTTACAAAGTGTACGTTTACTTTAGACAAATTAAAAATCAAAAAATTGAAAAACTCGACGCCAGCATGGTGGTTAACGGCGACAACGTTATGCTTAAAATAGTCATAGTCACGTCCACCAACGATTTGGAAGGAATAAAAATATGTGGCATTCACGGTCAGAAAGGTGTGTTTAACGGCGGCGAAGACCTGACCGAGTGGATGGCCGAAGATGGTACGCACGCCCAAATATGCTTGTCGCCCGTCTCGTTTTTGTCTCGCCAGTCTAATTTTGATAAAATTGAGCGCAAATATGTGGTGCGCGGTGGAAATCACGACGACCCGCACGCCAAGCGTTATCCCATCTTCAACATACCATACATGCTATTTAATAATACACCCGACAATATTTTCAAAGAATTTATTAAAACAAACCACACTGGACACGAAAAAGTCGAAGGTACTCGCTTCGATCAATGGACAAAGAATCAATCGTTCGTAGGCAACAGAATGTCGGAAAGTTTGCATTGGATGCGCGGCGGGTCCAACTTGCCGCAAAACTGCGGCGAGTTTAACGTGATGTCCAGCTTGTTGATGTGCAACAATACGATAATGAAAAATTGATAACTCTTGCACGATTGCAAACATGATAAAATTATATCTGTGCACGAAAACAGTGTGTCAATGGGAAAATAATAATCGTACCCGTCGAAGACGACACCTTTGATTTTGGTCAAAATAAAATTACCGACGCTGTTATAAAACTAAATGTTTATATCAATGAAATAAGCTAACGTGAAAGTAAACATAAACGTTTAACGATATATATATATGTATGCAACAACTTTTTAATATTCACATTAAAAAGTGCCAGGATGATAGAACGCACAGTAACTCGTTGGCATTTATTGTCGGATAATGTATTATTAAAAATTGGCGAGGTCGCCCAACGACTAAATTATTATTTGCAAGAATACGCAAACTTGGAAATGCAAATTGAGGAAGAAATTAAATATATGGAAATTGATGATGGCGAAGAAATCGACACTGTCAAGACTTTTTTGCGCAATTCCATGTCCACGGCGGAACAGCGTGATTTGTACGCGTTAGCATTAAAATTAAACAGTTTAATAAATAATATTTAATATATTTTTTATTTTCTATTTTGTAACAACAACAACAACAATATCAGTCTTTTGTGTTAACAATCAGTCTTTTGAATATTACATTCTCCCTAAATGTATTACACAATTTCAAAAATAAATTGTAAATCAAACGTGCTGTCGTTTAATTTGAAACCGTTTCCATACGCAAAGCAATTTGATGGAGAGTATTTCAAAGCTGGTTCGCCGATAGAGGTAAAAGAATTCATTATAACGCTAAATTGTATAGTAGTGTCTTCGTTGGCCGACATGAAAGACACCATGTTATTTTCTTTGACCATTACCCAGGGATAATTAAACAGGGCTTTAACGCCGTTGCCCACGTTTACATAAATGTTTTCGTCGGAATCAACTCTAAAAGCTCTCAAGGAATCCGAATGACCCTCGACGTTTAATTTGTAACAGGCCGAAGCCGTGGCCGTGTACATTGATTGAAAACTAATTATTTGCTCGACTAGTTCGACGCTAGAATTGGGACTCCGAACGGTCAGAGAAGGCACGTTAATGTTTGTGATAGGAACGCGATGGCAAACCACACCGTTAAACGTGGTGCCTTCCGATGAGTTGTTGTTGTTAATTCTTTGCGCTTCAAATGACAAATCGTTGGTGTTGACCGACGTGTCTCTGCTTAGCACAATCACCCGCCCGTTTGTGTTGTTGAGCGAGTTTGGTTCCACGCCAATGTTGTAATATAGCTGGAACATGCCGTGATCGTAAAACAACGTGCACGATTTAAATTGCAAATTGTTCATTTCCGCAAACTTGGCGTACACCAAAATGGCGCCGGCCGTGTCGGTTTTGGCTATAGCCGTTTGGCCAATGGCCGGTCTGAATGACTGCGTAGACGTGGTGCCCGACGGGATTCGCATGATTCCGTTCAAACTTTGCAAAATAACACCCGACTCAAACGGCACCGTGTTGGCATTGTAGTTGATAATTCTGCCGCGCCGATTCCAAATGCGCCGCGCCATGGTCCACAGGGGCGCTTGAACGTTGTTTGTGGGATCGGATTCGTAGTAAGCCAACCTATCTGTTACGCCTACAACCGAACCGTAATATGTTTTTGAGAGTTTGGTTAACACTTTGGAGTAATCGGCCGAATGAACGGCCAACGGATACGTAATAAAGTTGCCAATCACGTTCGAGTACAACGTGCCGTTTCGAGACATGACGCCTGGCACCACAACTCCCTCGGGACTGCCCACGTTTTCGATGGCTCTCGTCAAACCCACCGTGTTGATTACCTCGTCTCCGAAATAGTACGTGTAATAAGCAAACGTAAAGTATGAATTTATCAAATAGCCGTAAGCGCGCACGTCAATGTGATCGATGTATATCGAATCGACGTGCAAGCCGTTGCCTCGAGTGACGTACGGAAACGCGATCGTATTTAGGATTTCTTGTATTCCCTGCTCTTGCCTAATTTCCGCCAATAAATATCCGCGCAACATTTGACTGTACGTGTAGGGCACACCCATGCGCATCGAGTTGCCTGCCGTCCGGTGCCAGCCCATCGAGTTGACGGCCGTGGGCAGATACAGGCCGAGCCAGTAACGCGTGAGGGCCGCAGCTTCGTCGTAATGCTGCGTTTCGTTTAGCACAATGGTAATGTTCATAAACACCTCGGGCATTGTGATTGTGAAATGGTACCAATCGGCGACCGGGCCCCAAGGCGCTTGTTGGTGCGGCGGCGGATCGGGCAATTTGCTGCAAATGATGCGCAGCCCGTTAATGAGATTGTAGGCCAATTCGGGGTTCTGGTATAACGCGTCGCTGGTGTTGTTGTAGCGTACGCAATACCCTATGAGCGTGTGGCACACGGTACCAAAGTCCGGAACGCTTGTCCACGGACTCAAATTGTCAAATACCGTGTTGTCGTTCCAATTTCTATTGGGATTTACCACCTTTTCAGCTTTTTGGCTAAACGAATATGAAAGATTATTTTTGAACCATTGTTCAAAGTTTTCTAGTTCTTGAATGTTGTTTTGCTGAAAAGCCACTATGCTGTCGTCGTTGGTGATATCAAAGGTATTGATATCAAAGGCATCGAACGGCAAGGGATCGAAATCAACAAAAACATTGTTTCTATTGGCATCATTTTTATTATTGCTATTATTGCTACTATTTAATAGGCACCAAAAACATATTAAAAATATTACAACTACGACAATAATCAATACGGTAGACATGTCGTATGTTGCTTATTATTGATACAAAGTTTTCTTAATTGTAAACACACAGTTTTTATATTTTTGTCCAACCACTCGCATTTGCCAAACGAGTGTTTTAAAGAAATAGACGTCAACACCGATTCAGTTAACACAAACATATTTTTGCTATTTACACATAAACCAAATTCTGGACTGTACATTTTAACAAGTTGCTGTAGTGTAATGCAAGTGTCAACCCCGCGCAGCAACTGCTTTACATAACTCTTGTTTACAAAGCACATTAAAATGTCGTGTGTGACCACATAACGACCATCAAACGTCGCTCTAATACACATTTCAGTTTTATTATAAACATTTATTATTTTTTTAGTTAAAAAATTAATCTTTATAAACTGTTTGTGGTAAAAATAGGAGTCGTCGTCGTCGTTGTTGTCACGCGCTAGCCGCCTGATGCGTTCGTTGACTTTTGCAGAGTTGCTGGCAAATAGCACACTTTTTTGGTATGCCAAAGGAAGATTTAAATTTAAAATCTGCGCCGGCGACAAGTAAACCAACACGGAAATCACCATTTCGTAGGGCAACATGTTACAAAGTTTTGTATTTCAATTTATATCTAATGCCGCTTTTACATTTAGGACACGTATTGTCCACGTTTACCGTTTCGTCGCAATCGGTGCACAAACACGAATGTCCGCAATGCAGATAGGTAACGGCGGGGTAAACTGCGAAACTTCTTCTGCAACGCATGCATGCACTGTCGACAGCCTTCACATTGCATTCTGTGTTGAGCGGCAAGTTTCTGTCGGTCTTAATGATTTCCAGCGTTTTGTTGCGAATGCCCGCAAAGTCAATTACACGTCTGTTGTAGCGCCGCACCGTGAACACCTTGCAGCCGTGCCGATCGACGGTCGAGTCGTACAGCGGAGGTAGCGAGCGAGCCAAAACTCGAAGCGCTTGCGTCTTAACGCGACCGTCGTGCATGTTGTTGAGCGCGGCGGTTGGGGTAAATTGGAATCGAAATTCCGTTGGTAATTTTTAGTTTCGACGAACAACGTACGCACAGCACAATACCGTTTTTAACAATGGCCATACGTTGTTGGTAAAACGCAGCGGCCGAAGGCGACATGTTACTAAACGTTTTTTTAAACAAGTACACCAACTCGTCGCAAACATAGCAAGTAGCGTATCGGGTGTTCATGGCGACTTACCAGCTACAAGTTGAAAAATTTTTTAATGTCTTCGTAATTGATCAGAGTCTCTTCAAAGACCGTGTTGACAAACGCAATCTTTTTGTCTTGGCGTTGTTTAATGTATTTTTCGATGCTGTTGTCTTCCACATTTAGCATCTTGTACACGTACGTGTTTTTTGTTTGTCCCATACGACTGATTCGGTCTTGCGCTTGCAATTCAATTTGCGGGTTCCAATGAGGCTCCAGCATTACAATGTGGTTTCCGCCTATTAAGTTTAACCCGACGCCGCCGCACTTAATTGAAAGCAGCAAAATTCGATGTTGAGTATCGGCAGCATTATTGAATGTCGTCTCGGCCAAAATCCTGTCTTCCACTTTTAATTGGCCCGTGTACATTAACGTAGCAATGTTTTTTTGTTTAAAAAAGTTTTCAAATATTTTTAAATATTCCACCCATTGCGAAACCAATATTATCTTGTCGTCGCTCGTGTTCAAAATGTCGTCTACTAAATCGAGCACTCGTTTGCACTTGCTGCTCATATAATCCATTTTAAAACAGTCGTTTGTTTCCAAAAGATTTCTACCGTGCATGGCCAAATACGGGTGGCAGCAGATTTGCCTCAATTTCAGTATTAGCCATAACACGTGCTGCATTTGCTGCAATCGGCTTAGCGTGTTTTCGCTTTCACGCGCTGCCACAGCTTTCATATACGCCTCTTCCGATTCACATTTTAACTTATCGTACAACGTTTTTTCTTCTTCATTAAAATTAACATGTACATACTCGACCGTGTGTTTAGGAATGTTAAAAGAAATTTCAGATTTGTCGCGTTTTAAAACAATTTTTTTAATAATACTCTTTATGCGATTTGTAGAGTCGTTGTTTTTATTTAACATTTTCCACACTCTTGGATCGTTAAAAGGACGACATTGCAAAAAATTAATCATCGAGTACATATCCCAGTGTTTGTTGTGGATCGGTGTGCCGGTGATGCACCATCGGTTCGTTGCGGTCAAAGCGCACGCGGCGTTGTGCACGCCCGTCTTGCAGTTTTTGATAATATGCGCTTCATCTAAAACGACTCGATGCCAGCAAGTTGAAAACAGACTCGAATGTTTATTTTGTTTGATTAATTTGAAATGTGCCAATAAAACGTCGTACGTGGTCACCACAATGTGGTAATGCTCAAACGTGTCGGCATTCAAAGATTTGTAATACTTTAAAATGTTAAAATTTAAATTATGCTTTTTGTTTTCGGTCACCCAATGATTGATTAAAGACAGAGGACACACTATTAAAGTTTTCAATTGTACAGAGTTGTTTTTTGCGATTAACATTAACACAGAGAGCGTTTTACCAAGTCCCATGTCGTCGGCAAGCACGCCGCCGTTGGGTCGGCCATTTTTTTCTCTGTTAATCATCCACTGTATGCCTTTTTTTTGATGCGCCAATAGGTTGGGAGTTTGATGTTCAAAATTAGGATCATCGTTGTCGGGCGCTTGGTCAAAAAATTTTTGCAATTGCAATTTGTAATTATCCATTGTGGCGAGACGGCTATTCTCTTCGATTAAACTACGGTTATTGCGCTAAAATATCACATTTAACACGCACATTATCTAATCAACGTGATTGACGGCAAGTTCATTTACTGTATTTTCAATAATTTGTTCGTAAACTGGTAATGTCGCTATTTGTATCGCACCAGACTTTCTAACATACACACGAACATGTTTGTAGCTTGTTTCTGAAAAATTTTGCACAAAATACGGCAACCCGTCCGCGTACATGTTAGCTGTGCGCGTGTACACGACCAATTTGAGGGCCACAACGTTTTTGAAAAGCGTGTAGTTCATGTACGTGTAACGCGGGCCCACGTGTTGGCGTTGCGCCAGACTTTCTTCAAATTTAAAATGTTCCAACGCCGGATTTGGATGCTCAAACTGGTCGATGTGCACGCGAAACGATACAAAAATGCTGGTCGGCAAACGGCCGCATAACCAGGCCGCCGTGTCGTCGGACACGCACAAAGAATCCGCATCTTGTTGCGTGCAATAGCCTTGCTGTCGTAAAACGTTCAACGTTCGTTTCATCATTGTGGCGATTGTGCCTACGTACTCTAGTCGTCTGTTGAATTCTACGTGTAAAACACAATCAAGAGATGATGTCATTTGTTTTTTCAAAACTGAACTGGCTTTACGAGTAGAATTCCGCGTTATTTTCCATAATTATGTTTGTCACCCGGTTGGAGCACACCACACAATTTTTGCCGCAAGCGTGTAAACTGGAAGATGAAGTGCTGGTTTTGTACGCAATCTATTTAAACGGGTTCGATTACACGCTACCTCGTTTTGTAAAGCGCGAAGTGCAAGTGAACGCCGATGGATTTCTTAGATTCGACTACAACATAAAAATATTTGATTTTGCACGTTTCACGGACATGACGCAAGCCACGCCCGAGGATATCGACGACTATATAAATCTAACCAGAATTGATAGCTTGAGCGATCACGATTTAAAAATGCTACAGCTTGTGTGCCGAGATCGGTGGTACAAGGGCGATGTGGCGCGTTTGCGGAGAATTTTGCAACAGAAAGACGTTGATGATCTCGTCAAATTTGCGTGTAACGTAATGTGGGAGCGCGCCTACGAAAATCACTACACGTTGGGTCAACAATTGAGCATACGAATCACAACCAAGTTAATTCAGAGCGGTTTGGATTTCAAACATCAGCCCGACACGACAGCGCCCGTGTCGGTGCGTGGTTGGGAAGACGCCACGTTTGAAAAGTATTTACAATCGATCACGTCCATTAGCGAGGTTATCAAACGACACGTGTTTTCCAAAAAGTACATCTGTCTAGAAGTAGCAGCGTCATATTGGTCGGACACTGTGGAATCGTTGCAACAGGAAAATTTTAGAATAATTTTAAATTCTAAAACGCCGTACGTGTTGTTGATCGAGATGGACGACGACAAAAATTCAATGGTGTACTTGAGAAAATTGGCACACATGTTGGAGAACAAAATAGTAAACCTTTTGTTCGTCACGGATGTAGAATTTTACTTTAAAAATGGCAATTTCATGTTTTATTTATACAATTCGTTAAAATTTTACTACTATTGTCTAAAAAACAAATTTGCGTTTGAAAGCGCCGATAAAGAAATATTCTTTTTGCTGTACACAATCGTGGCTCTGGAATGGTTCAACGGCGGCCACTTAAACTCGTTCACTCTGGAGAAATCTGCGCTTTACAATCCTTTGGAATTGTCGACGCGTCGCCTAAATTCAATAAAACGCGCCGCTCAACACAATCGTGTAATCAACTGCGACAGCGAAATAAACATGGATTACATACGCGGCAAACGTGTGCGAACCGGTGCACATTACGGCAAACGCGTTGTCAATTTTGACCAGTCGTTATACTGAGCCAATCATGGACAAACGTGCCAATTCTCGCAAACCCTTTCTGTTCTACAACGAAGATTATTATTGTGAGAAGCCCAAACGTTATTTTCATACAAACAAAGTAATTTTTGAAAAACTCGATCCGTACGCAACGAATATTAATAGATGCAGAAAATTGCTTACGGATTTTTTTGATTATTGCCTGCCAAAATACTACCGACGCAAAAACAAATTTGCGCTGCTGTTTCGTCTTTTAGAACCCGTAATCAAACAAACAGGAACGTCGTCGGCGTTAACGGCGGTATCAGACCAAAGCCGGTGGCTCGAGATCAATCAATTTTCCGCTTGGGAACGACGAGACAATCAATACGCGCACAAATGGTTAATTAAAGTTGCGGGCGCAGACATGGGTCAGCAAATTTTATTTATTATAAAACAAGTAACAAAGAAGTTTAAAACCTGCAATTTGGGATTTCATAATTATTACAAACTGTTTCGCCGATGTTTGTCCATGTTATTGTTTAAACACAAAGAGGTGTTCATAAAATGCTTGCAAGTAATTTTAAAAGCCGCAATGCCCGTCAAGAACAAGGGCGTCGTCAAATCAAACTACGCATTTGCCGTAACGAATGCTTTGCACTATTACATTGTCGACAACCCACATTTGTTGTGCAAAGACATAAACGTGGCCATAAAAGTCAGGCGATTGTTGATCAAGCATGAAATGCTGCCAACCGAGAAACGAATTAGATTATCGTTTGAAAAATGTTCCAAAGGAATTGAAGTTCCGCTATACGAAAAGCTTTTGTTAAATCATATGATGCGTATAAATGACGACAATTTACAATGGCCATCGTTGATGAATAATAAAAAAATTATGGAATGGAACGCCAACCGCGGTTTTGACGAGAGCAACAAAATTTTGCATGTTTACATTGGGCAATATTATAAAAGCAGTTGTCGCCGCATAAAAAAAAGTTTTTTCAAATACAACGGGTGGAACGAGCAGCTGCGGTTTTGCAGAACCGAAAAATTTTGTAGTTTAGTCAACTTGCAACTGAACAAAGACGGATCTAAAAAATTAAAACGTGTTCAACGTAAATGTGATAAATTGTAAATAGTTGCAATCAGGTATTAAACGATGGTGCTCGTGTGCGCAATTTTTTAAGTGTCAAATATGTAAAATGCGAAACGCTGCAGGATTGTTTATGATAATCGAGCCGGACAAGGCTGTCTTGCTGTGTGCCCGTCGCGCGTACCGGAGCGCGAACGCGCCCGCCGCCGACATAAACGACACTTTTCTAGAAAAAATTTCCATACCACGAGGTCATCGCGATTGTTGCGACGCAAAAGTTTACGAAACTGCCGTGCGCGAGTTTGTGGAAGAAACTGGCCGGTTTTTTGACAGCGCGTTCATCTACAAGTTTCCATTTACGTTACAATGGAAAGACGACGGTGTCACTTACAAGTATTTGATATACGTAGGCGTCGTGCGCGGCAACTTGATTGACGTGAACGCCAAACCCAACACGTACACCGTGAAGTTGTTGCCGGGCACGTTTGGCAACGACTATCGTATAATGTTAAAACCGCGACGCTTCAATTGCGAAATAACGCGCAGCCTGGCCATCGTGCCGCTCAACAAATATTTTAATTATATGAACGACAAACAATTGATCACGTACGATTACAGCAATTACATTGAATTTTTTAGTTTTGTGCGCAGCATCAAGAAGCGTTTCGATAATAGGCAATTGCAAGACTTTTTCTACGCCACTCTAAAAAAGATAGACAACAACGATGCCCCCCAAAAATTGCACGCACTTAGGCGGGTGTAATTCGGACTGCTTGACCCGAAGCGAAATACAAGCGCTGTTCAGGGAAGCCATCAACACGCTCAAGCACACAATGAATACAGAAGACGTCTGCGCGCACATGTTGGACATCGTGTCGTTTGAGCGTATAAAAGAATATATAAGAGCTAATTTAGGCCATTTCACAGTAATTACCGACAAATGTTCTAAGCGTAAGGTGTGTCTTCATCACAAACGAATTGCCAGGCTGTTGGGCATTAAAAAAATATATCATCAAGAATACAAGCGGGTCGTTTCAAAGGTTTACAAAAATCAAACATGGTAAACATGCCGGAGCAACAATCTTCTACAGAAACTGCGGCCGTGTGCAAAAATGAAAAGTTGTTGAATAAACTGGAATCGAGCTCTTACAACAAATCCAACATGGACCAGCTAATTGCTATTGTAAATTTCTTGGAAAAAAAGAACATTAACTATATCCTCAACGTAATGCCTGTCATGCAGGACGAACGCAAAATGTCCAAACGCAAGAAGAAGGTGATTAACAACAATAAATACATTTTGTTTAACAGTTGGTACACTAAGATCAAGCAGCCCGAGTGGCCTAGTAGCCCGGCCATGTGGGATTTGGTGAAAAACACGCCCGAATTGGCAGATTTTGTGTTCATTTTTGATCACACTGAAAAGATGGGTAAAAAAATGGCCGACCGATCGACATCGTCGTCTTCAAGCGACAACGCAGCAATTCCAGCGAGCAAAAAAAGACAGACTGCGGTGCTTACCAACGCAAATTTGGCAGAATTAAAAGAGAGCTGCGAAATGCGCGATAAGCTTTATTCGGAGTTTTACAGCTTGTTAAACGAGACATTCAATAACAATGTTGCGCCTCTGCTGAGTAGCATTTACGACGAAGTGTTAACGCGCGATTTCATCACTAAAAATATGGCTAAATTTAAGACGGTAGCGCTCAAGTTGCCCGTTGCACCGTCTACTACAGAATACGTGCCCACTTCGATTAGCGGCAGCAAGAAAAGAAAAAACTCAGTTCCGGCCAAACAACGATCTTCTATAAAAAATCGCCGCAACACTACTGCGGCTCCAACACTTTTAATGGTTAGCGATAATACACAAGATACAAATATGTCAGAATAAATAAAAAACTTTGTACATTTAATGATTTTTATTATTATTATTATTATTATTATTAATACCCTCCTCGTAATCGTAACACCATGTGAAGAGTAGATTCCTTTTGAATATTGTAATCGGCCATAGTTTTGGAATCTTCCAATTGTTTGCCCGCAAAGATAAGTCTTTGTTGATCTACGGGCACACCTTCTTTATCGGCAATTTTTTGCTTGAGATCGGCCACCGTCTCTGCGGGTTCCGTTTCGGCGGTAATGGTTTTGCCCGTCAATGTTTTGATGAATATTTGCATTTTTACACTATTACTTATAAATGACAACGGTTGCTGTGAATGTGCCCTTGCCTCCACCGATGGTGGAATTGTGCAACAGGCGGCCGATACCCACACCACGAATTATTTCCCTTCAACGGCAATTGATTTCCACGCCCGTAATCAAAAATTATCAGGCCGACGTGCAAGAAGCGATAGATGCTTTCAAACGACTTAATATAACACCGGGCCACTTGGGCGAGGTGATCGATGCAATGGGGCAACAAGGCAGACTGTTGCCAGAAATTATAGAAGCTGACGACGATTTTAAAGTGAATCAAACGCGCAATCTCAGCTGCAAAACTGTCGAATATCTGAATTTTTTGGAAAACGATAAATTGTTTCGCTGTCGACTTTGTTACACGCACGCCGATTGGCTGTGGTGTGATTTTCACCGAAACCACGCGTATCGGGGCACACGCGACATAGCATGCAACAACTACGTCGAGCATTTAAACAGCGATATGGGTGTAGTCATGCTTGTCGAAGAATACTTTTACTGTCTGTCGTCGTGTAATTTTAAACAAGATGCCAAACTTGCGCTGCAAACGCTCACAAACTTCGAGTCGCTATCCGATCTAATGGCAAGCTACAACTTTTCAACGCCCGACCTGGACACAAACGCATACGAATTGATGGACTTTGAGTAAAATACCATGTGGACGTTAATAGTTATCTGATCACACAAATTATTAACTAGTCTCAATTTAAGAAATGATGTCATTTGTTTTTCAAAACTAAACTCGCTTTACGAGTAGAATTCTACGTGTAAAACACAATCAAGGGATGATGTCATTTGTTTTTCAAAACTAAATTTAAGAAATGATGTCATTTGTTTAAACTCGCTTTACGAGTAGAATTCTACGTGTAAAACACAATCAAGGGATGATGTCATTTGTTTTTCAAAACTAAATTTAAGAAATGATGTCATTTGTTTTTCAAAACTGAACTCGCTTTACGAGTAGAATTCTACGTGTAAAACACAATCAAGGGATGATGTCATTTACTAAAATAAAATAATTATTTAAATAAAAATGTTTTTATTGTAAAATACACATTGATTACACATGACATTTACGATGTTGAACAATAGTTTCATTTTTTATATTAGGACACGACGTGTATATAGGAAAACTTAAGCGTTTCAATAAAGTCATGGCGTACACGCTAAACTTGCCCAGCTTGCGGCCCTTTGAAATCTGTAGTTTTCGGGGAGTACCGTCGTTCTTCAGTGCCACATACGTCAACTTGCGATCGTACATTTTATAATACGTATTGTAGTTATTTTTTTCCATAATTTCCCTCATAAAGCAATCATCGGATAAAGTTTTTGATCCGTACAGTTGGCCACACCGGTCTATGCACAGGTACACACACGTAATGGCGTTTTGAATGACGATGCGATTTCTGTCAACGGCAAGGCGCTTGAATGTGGTGTCGGCGTTGTCCGATTCAATGGTTCCGCCGTAAACGGTTCCGTTTGGATTTACTGCCAAAAACCGCCGGTTAATAAACAGCCGGCCGGGAATAGACGTGCCCGTGATGTGTGTCAGCAGAGCTGAGCAGTCAGCCATAGAGGCTAGAGTTACAAGTGCCAGCAAACGATACATGACGAATTTTAATTCCCCATAGCAAAGTGGCCCCTTTATATAAAAATTTGGGCCATTATGACAGCATCCACCGATCTCGCGTTACAAGTAGAATTTTACTCGTAAAGCGAGTTCAGTTTTGAAAAACAAATGAGTCATTATTTGATTGTGTTTATAATCGTGTGCAAAAAATGACATCAGCTTTGCACAAATAAATGACATCATCCACCGATCTTGCGTTACAAGTAGAATTTTACTCGTAAAGCGAGTTCAGTTTTGAAAAACAAATGAATCATACATAAACACGTTTATAATCATGTGTAAAAGATGACATCATTTTTTGATCATGCGTTACACGTAGAATTCTACTCGTAAAGCGAGTTTAATTTTGAAAAACAAATGACATCATTCTACAAATGACATCATTTTTTGATTGTGTTTTACACGTAGAATTCTACTCGTAAAGCCAGTTCAGTTTTGAAAAACAAATGACATCATTCAGTTTTGAAAAACAAATGACATCATCTTTTGATTGTGTTTTACACGTAGAATTCTACTCGTAAAGCCAGTTCAGTTTTGAAAAACAAATGACATCATCCCTTGATTATGTTTTACAAGTAGAATTATACTCGTAAAGCCAGTTCAGTTTTGAAAAACAAATGACATCATTTCTTAAATTCAGTTTTGAAAAACAAATGACATCATCTCTTGATTGTGTTTTACACGTAGAATTCTACTCGTAAAGCGAGTTCAGTTTTGAAAAACAAATGACATCATCCCTTGATTATGTTTTACAAGTAGAATTATACTCGTAAAGCCAGTTCAGTTTTGAAAAACAAATGACATCATTTCTTAAATTCAGTTTTGAAAAACAAATGACATCATCTCTTGATTGTGTTTTACACGTAGAATTCTACTCGTAAAGCGAGTTAAAGCGATGACATCATTTACATATGGCAATTATTCCGCATCCCAAACGGCCGTCAGAATTGCCGGTTGTTTTGCTCAACGGATGCTCGGTAAGGCCCAGATCGTCTTTGTCCGTGTGCACGACCAAACTTCTTCCTATAATATTATGCGGGCCATATAAAGACATAACGTTGTCCATCATGTTTATTTCGGTCAGCGAATTGTAGCCAACCGACTTTATGTTGCCCAAGTCGCCAACATGCCTAATTTCAGCATCGGGAGCGCCGTGGTCCTCATTGGTGGGATTAAAATGCTCACCGGCCGACGTGCAACCGTTGCTCGTGTCGCCATATTCGTGCACGTGAAAGCCGTGCAAACCTCGAGGCAAATTTAACAAATAACCGCTAATTTTAAGCGGTCGATTCGCTGATTCTTGTTGAAAATAAATTTTTCCATGAACATCGCCGCTAATGATGCAAATGGCTTTCATGTTGTTTCTTAATTACACCATTTTAATTTTGAGCAAACAGTCACCCTACTCCCAACAGCGTCTTGAAAAGAGGAGACGGGATTTAACCAAGTTTGATGAATTGAAAGGGTCCCTCAGCGGGACCCTTCTTAACCAAGTTTATTAACACGGCCGCAGCGTTTAGTTTGCGTCGAACCTTCAACGAGTTACAACGTGTTTAATAAATTTAATTTAATAAATTAAAATGGCTCAAGTTAAAATTGGAGAATTTAAATTTGGAGAGGACACGTTCACGTTAAGATACGTGCTCGAGCAAGGAAACCTGCAAGTCAAATTTGTGGCTAAAGACATCGCCAGCAGTTTAAAATATGTAAATTGTAAACAAGCTGTGATAGTTAATGTTGACAAAAAATACAAAACGACGTACAGCGAGTCGGGGTCTATACCATATACCCCGGCTCCAGACAACGTGGTCAAGCAAGGTGACCCACTGTACCTGCAGCCGCACACAGTGCTCATCACCAAGGAGGGTGTTATCCAACTAATTATGAAGAGCAAGCTCCCTTACGCTGTGGAATTGCAGGCGTGGCTGCTGGAGGAGGTGATTCCGCAGGTGCTGTGCACGGGCAAGTACGCGCCGGCCGTCAAGATGGACACAAATTATGGTGTGATTGAAGAGTTAAATAAAAAGTTGGCGTTTGCTAGCGAAAGTCTGGCCGAGGCCAACGAAAAAATTATACATTTTGCCAATGCGTTGGTGACCGCCAACGCCGGATTGGTGCAAGCTAACACAATGTTAAACGAGGCGCGCCGCGAAACGGCGCAGCTGGCCAACCGCATGGCGGACATTGCGCAAGACGTGATAGCCAAACCTAACAATCCCCAACTGCTACATTCGTTGGCCGTGTGTGCGTTAGGCGGAGAAAAGTATGCGTTTCTGCGCGCGCAAAAGCGCAGTCTTAACCGTAGCATTAAACGCTTGGGTTCGTCCGACGTGGTATTTAGCAGCGACTATGTGCCCAACGCCATGAACGTGCTTAACAAAGTTAAAGAAACGCTGCCTCGAAACCAGTACAAAGCCAAGCACAACAAGATCACGCTGTTGCAAAACTTGACTCGAGAACAGCTCATCGATGCCGTGCAGTCGAGCATGACGGAACGTCAGATTGCACGATTGAATAACAATTTTAACTTGTAATAAAATACTTTATTCCATTTGATTTTTTTTATTTATGTGTATAACATATTGTAGTAACGACATGGCTCCAACCCAAGGGCTACAACGCGCTTTAAAGCAAAAAGAATATATAAAAATAATTGAATTGGCCGTCAAATCTCCCAACAATCGTGTCTATTTGCTCAATTTGCAAGATGACACGTTTTGGAAGCGCATATCGCGCGAATGTTACGGACGCGCCGATTTTATTCACGTGTTTCGCAACAAATTGGATTGGAAAATTATTTCAATTTTGCCGTTGTCGATAACAATCGCCAACAGGTTTAAATCGCATTTGATTTGGTCGTTGGTGTCTGAGCAAAAATTTTTGACGCAAGATTTTATACTCGCGTTTGGCGACTTGTTGGACATGGAAGAAATATCCAAAAATTACAATAACCTCGTGTTGTCGGTGCAGCAAAAATACGCACACAAATTAAATTGGAAACGCATAGTGGCCAGTCACATACTACTAAAAGAATGGTTTAAAGAACCCATTAAACAGTACATCGACTACGATTATGTGTTCAAATACAAGCACTTGAACGCGGCGCTAATAAACGATGCGAGCTGTATGGAAAACGTTAATTTGTCCGCGTACATGCAAGATTGTGTCAAGATCAGCGACGCGCTCATTTTGTATTGCTTACGTGAAGGCCGCGTGCAAGAACTAAAATTGATCGCCCACAGCATACCGTGGTCGGATCACATGCTCGTGTTTGACGAATATCCTGGTTTGGTGAACACGTTACATTCGGACTGGAAGTGTATTGACAAATGGACTGCGTTTAACGCCCCGCCCGCGTACTACATCAGACACATGTTTGCGCATCCAGAGTTTAGAAATGAGTTTGAAGAAAAGTTCAATGACCAATATTGGCGCAAGCTAATCAATTACACCGTGATTACAAACGTGCGCGCCAGCGCGGCGTTTAACCTGATGCTGTTTCAAAATTACAAAAATCGCGTCGATTGGACAGAACTGCAACAGTGCAATCAATTTTTGAATTTAGGCGTTTTGTACAGAGCGCCGTTTCCCCGCGTCGATTTGCAAGCAGTGCCGCGGTTTGACGACGAAAAACTTTGGAAAGCATACGGACGCCATTTAAAGCTTAATTCCGACGAATGCGATGACCCGCAAATTATTCCGTTGAACATGAATGTCAAAACCGCATATCACAAGATGATATTGGTCAAACCGTGCGCCACTCAACAAGAACACGATAACGTAGAAACATGCAGCGCCATTTTCAAGTTAAACGGAGGCGAAGAGGGGCTGTTGAACTGGAATCTTTTATCGGCCACGCAGCCCATTTGCCCTTTTAACCTACGACACTTGAAAAATGTCAATGCCAACACTTATCGCAATAAAAATAACTATTTTATGGAAACTGTGTACGAGCAAATGGTCGCGATACAAATGAATAATAATTAACTCCTAATTTGGATAAAAAGATGCTGTTTTACTTCATCTGTATATTTTTTCAAGATGTTCTCAAAGAATTACAACGCATCTCAATCTCAACGAGATTTAAAATCTAAATTGGAAGAAATTAATAGACATAAACAAAAAATAACTATTGACAGCCAGCATTTTGAAAAAATTAAAAGTCTCACAAAAAACGTAAACGAGCTGCAGAATATGGAAAAAAGAGTTATGAAGTCAAGACAAAATTTTCTTAATTACGGAATAAATAATTTTTAAATAAAATACATTATATATGTTACAAAATAAAGTTTTATTATTATTTTTAATACATGTTTTTTTAAATAAAATACATTATATATTACAAAATAAAGTTTTATTATTTTTAATACATGTTTTATTGTTTTTCTAATACATTCAAGTCGTTTAGATGATTATTTAAACTTTTTAAAGAGTCACGTTCGTCAATTTCGCCATCTTCTAAATCGTCGTCGTCGTCGTCGTAGCCGTGGCTCTGGGCGTACAGCTTTAATTCTTCATTCCAGTCGGTGTGTGGTATGGGCGACGATGCCAAAACATATCCGTCCAAACGAGGAGAATCTAAAGAACGGCGCGGCCGTTTGTCGACTACCTGGCTTTTTAATCGATGCGAGCTGTCGGTCCGTTTGACTGTTGTGCTGTGCGTGCGAATAGATCTGTTGTACACATGAGAAACAAACTTTGTGCCATCGGGCCAATAGTATCTGCCGTTGCACTGCAACACCTGTCTGTAGGCACGCTTGTTTAAAACGCGCAGCAGTTTGCGCGTGCTGCCGTTCCAGTCGACGCTGTTTTTCAAATCAGGCGCAATATGAATCAAAAACTCTTTAGAGAATTTTTTTTCCACATAATAGCCGTTGTAGTACACGTCGAACACCATTTTATTACACCACAAATATTTTTATAAAATCGGTGACGTCTTGACGACAGGTCGGACACTTTTGATCTAATCCAAAATAACACTGAACGCAAACACAAAAATGCCGACAAGGCATAAGCACTGCGTCGCGTTGGCGTTCAAGACAGACTTTGCATTCGTATTTTTCCTCAATGTCGTCGTCGACGTTCTCGTTTAAATTGTTGTCGTCGTCGTCGTCGTCGTCACGTTTATCAACGTGAGTGGCAGTAATTGCGTTTTGACAAAACTCTTTACCTTTCACCGACAATACAAAATAACATTGCGGGTTTTCGGTGGCGTGTCGCTGCCAGGCGTCTTCGTTAATATGCCAATCACGTACGCAACAATCGCAAAAGAAACATACAGTTTCGTCTCCGCGACCCGTGTAAAAAAGTCCCGCTTCCGCAATGTTCGTAATCATGTCACGCAATGCGGCAGGCCAAAAATTAACAAACGTATCCATACGCGACTGTAAATTGGACATGCATCTGTACACACACTTGGGTCTGCCTTCTTTTACTAGTACAGCGTTGATGGTAATGTTGTCGCCAAACGATTCGTGCTCAGCAATCTTGTTGGCATACGCGCAATACGGCGACAAGGTTACGTGTGCATATTCAATACACTCGTCTTCGGACCAATTTTTTATTTCTGCTTCACAATACTCGCACACAACGTGATCGTCGACTTGATTGTATTTAAACCCGTTAACGATCAAGCTGTTGATAAACGCCGTGTTTACAATGGGATAATTTTCAAACGAGCCATGTCTTTCTAGTAACATGTCGAATACGTGTTCGGCGATGTTGTCGCGAAAGTTGTCGCGCGTGTTGATAAAATAAAACGGAGGAGTGTCCTCGTTCATTTTAACTCGTTAAAGTTACGGTTAAAATGAGCACGTTTGGGTCGTTTTGGTTTAGCGACACGTTTATATGGCCCAGTTTAGTTTTTGTCTCGGCGTTAATGACGTGCACTGTGGATAAATTATGTTCTAAAACTACAAACTCGTACTCGAAAATGTTTGATATGTAGCTGGTTAGCCGATTTATCTTAAAATTAAACTTTTGCAACTCGCTGATAGAGCCCACGTCCACAGACTTGTCGATAAACCCGTTGCTCAACCGCTTCAAAACGGTGTAATTTTGTAGCTTGAAAGGTGCACATTTGGAATGACTAAAAGAAATATTTTTCAATAAATCGTCAGTAGTGTACGCAAACGCGTTGTCTACGCACATGCTAACAACAGAGCCGTCCATATTTATTATATATCTTATATTCTGTGAAACACTTCAATTAGACTTGAACCACAGCAGACAGCGCACGTCGGTAGCATGGCAACTAAACGCAAGATTGGCGATTCGAGCAGCGACGACAACCAGCCAAAGCGGGAAAGAGTGGAAAGTGGTGAGGACCAGCAGCTGGTGCCGTACAACAACAACAACGGGGCGGCTTTTAACGTGAAACACGACGAAACGGGCGTAATGTGCTATTTTACGCCGTCGTCCGTTCAATTGGAGCCACGCGAGTTGACAAAGATGTTGTGGCAGGAGCAAATGGCGATTAATGTGAAACGAGGCAACTTTTCAATACTGAATTGTAGTTGTTTCGAAGGCAGATTTTTGAAAAACGAATTTTGTCGACTGGCTAATTTGAATAGTTTGCACGAATGGGAAGACAAGTTGTATCCCGAGCCCGATAAAAATATCGTGGTGTTGGAGCCGGCCAACGGCAAGACTACGTACACCATCGGTCCAAGAGTGCAGGGCAAGCCCTGCGGATTTTGGTTTTCCGACTTTGGAACCATAAAACGTGCCAAAAGCAACTTTGGCCAGTTTTTTAGCATTCAATACGGAGACATTCACAAACACAACAATATATTTGGCAACATTTTGCAAAGACACTTGCAAAGCGATTTTCCTTTGAAAATGGAACCAAACGTGTGCATTCATTTGCCGGATAAGAACAAAACTAGCGAACGCGACATGTTGATTCGTCGGTTTTACATAATCAACCGCGACAACAACGGATCAATTTACGCCACCGGAAAAATCAGAAACGTTCCTCTTGATATGCAGAGAATGAGCGTTGAAGATTTTGATAGATTGTTCGAAATGGACAAAATAGACGGACCTTCGGAAGAAATTAAAATGTACATGATGGGCACCATTGACGGCGTCAAGTACGGCAAAGAAATGCAGATGACGGACATGAATAATAAAAAAATTACCGAAAAGCCCTATTCGTTAGCTTTTAAACCTGGAATATTTGTTATTATTGAACAATAAATGAATATATAAAAATGTTGTTTTTTATTATAAGTCAAAATGTCTTGCATATTAACTGCGTTTTGTAAAAAAAATCAAGCAAATTTAAATAGTTTGATCACATTGCAAAATAAAAAAGTTAAAAATTACTATGTTAAAAACAATGAAACTGCAATTGACAAAATGTTGTGCATAGCGGCCGATATCAAGGGTCAAGTGGAACAACTCGAACTTGTAAACCAATATTTAGACGCGCCCAAAAGTGAAAAGCTAGAATTTGTATACAATTGTTCCGACTTGGATATAAATGAAGAAGATTTAAAATCTCTGTGTTTGACTAAAAATATTGCGTACTTTACCGAAAGATACAATGCGCCAACCGTGCTAAAGGCCCAGCCAGCGGTTTACGATGCATTCATAAAACACAGCGAATTATTTATAAACGCCATATGTCAAATGGATGAAAAACAGCAAGTGAATAATTTTTGTTTAGACGAATTAGTAAAATTAAAACTGATAGCTATTAAACATTTGTGTGCATTGGAATATTTAATAGAAAATAGTATATAAATAAAAAATATATTTTAATTATACATGTTTTATTTTATTCTTTCAATAATCATAGGATACAACAGAGGTTTATCATCTTTTAACAAATCCAATGGTTTTGGCATATCATCGCTATCATCGTATTCATTAGTTAAATTAATGTATGCTCGATTGTTTTCTAAATTATTGCAAATTGTGACAAATTCATCGTTATTTTTGTATTGCACAGTTACGTTATTTGATTGATGACACCGTTTTTTTATACAGCAAAACAAAAATAACAATAAACTACAGAATAGGAACGTTGCAGCGACAATAGCGATAATTATTACCACGGTGATATTACTGTCGTCTTGCGAGTCTTCGTCGGGCGTCGCGCTGTTGGTGTAAATTTTAGACTGATGGAAAGAATGCTGAGACGCCGATGTGTAATCTTCAATGTGAAATTTATTAAAAAGTTGCAATAAAACAGGACGGGTAAAATTGTCAACAGTCTGTATAAAACTGGCGGTGGTTGCTTTTTCAAGCAACATATTTTGGTCGATGTAGTTGTTAAAATTAAATTTCTTTTTAGGCCAGTATGTAGTTGAATGGCTGACATAAAATCGCGAATCTACAGTTATGGTCACATCATGCGTTATTCCAATCGAACACGTTTGCTCCATAGTCGAAAACATAACACCAACGCCGGGCAAAACTTTTGTATTAACTTGTACAAGCGCGTCTTTACAATAATAGTGGACGGACACGTTCGTGTTTGGAAAAATGTACAACCATTTTCGGTAGTCTACTAAAGTGTTCACGTAAGCTTTTTTTGGATTATAATTGGCCACCCTAATGTCGCACATGCCGTACACGACGTCTCTATATCGGCCCATAAACATTTCAATCTCGCACACTTTTGAGTTCATAGTGGCAATTGGCTCGGTTTCAGGACACAAAAACTCATTGTAGCCCGTAAACTCTTGGCAATCTTGTCTAAAGTTATCAGATACGGGCACATAATAGTTTTTGCTGTCTGTAATCCCAAAGTATTCATTGCCCGAAATGATAAGCAAACACATTGTGCCCCTGCAAAAAGGCAGCGTCATCGCGCGATACAAATTAAACGGAACGGTGGTGGATTTTAACAATGGCATGGTAATAAACATAATGACCGTGTTTAAATCAACATATAAATGCAATTTGTACGCTTGCGACAAATCGAAATAACTATTCATGTCTCTGTTAAAATCCACTACCCACATGCGGTTTTGGTTGTATAAAATTTGCACTAATTTTTTCATTTCCGTTAGCAGCGTGTCGTCGTCTATAACCGTGTTGGAAATGTTGAGTTTGTTCTTTCGCGTTTGTTTTACTATTCGCTTCAGCATTTTGGCCAAAGCTGCTGCGTCGTCTAATTTGTCGTTGAGCACGTTCATCATGTTGGCTAAAAACATGCACTCGTTTTCAACGGTACGGTTGCTCACAATGCAGTCTATGTATTCTTCGTATTTGCTGCTCACGTTGTTGGTGGTGACCGTGTCCAAAAACATTACTCGGTCTTTGGGCGGGTTTTGGAGCAAAGCTTTCGCGTCGGATACAGTCATGTTGCTCCAATGCGAGGACGGTTCGTATTCATCGTAAACGTCAAAATCAACGCCGTCGTCATATTCCAAATCGATGTTGTCCAGCACTTCGTTGCTTGAAATGCTGTCTTCCACAGAGTATGTGATGAAATTTTTGTTAAGCGGCGTCAAAAACTGCAGCTGCTTTTCAATGCGGGTTTTGATGTTACTCGATCTGTTTTGTTTTATTTGTCTGACGTTTTTGCAAGTCGAAACTTGCGCTTCATATAATTCAATTTTAGATTTGATATTATTGAGCTCTTGCAGCACCGAAGCAAAATTGAATTTTTTCACAAACACAAATCTTTCGTCTGTATGATGTCGCAAACCGTACATGCGTTCAAACACGAGGCCTGCGCTATCTTCTATCGGCGTAAACGTGATACGGTCACGACCGACAACTGTATTCGTCGTCGATAACAAAATTATTAGCGCGCACGTCCCCAGCAACTTTACACCGTCCATGATAAACGTCTGATATTGACTGAATTAGCAAGCCAACATGTACGGCTTATATACTAACTACTGACGTAACATTTAAACGACTTATTGTTTGTGTTATCATAATTAAGATAACTGCCCTCTGACGTCATTGTACCTAACTCGAGATCTGGTATCAAGATAAAAGCGATACGTTGGCTCGTTGAGGCCGTTGCCCGATAAAGGGTAGGAGCCGGGCACTTCAAAGGCAAAAGCTGCGTCCGTGTTACTATCAAAATTGTTACTGGGACATAACAATTTGTTACTAGAATAATTTAGAATAGAGGTGTACAGATTTACGCACTCTACGCGATATCTATACGATGCCGTATTTTTATCCAGGCCATCTACAATACTGGCACACATAGAGGTCCTGTCCCCCGGCACAATGTGTGTAACACGCGTGACCGCTTCGTCGCCGCAGTCACATTCGCCCGTTTCAAAGACGGGTCTAACGCTGGTGTGCACGTTGCGAACACTAGTGCACACGTTCGGGAGACACTCGAGGGGATTAAGCGGGTTAACAAACATGAGATTATTGTTGTTATCTCGGGAGTTGCAGCGCATTTCGAAACGTCTAGTGCCGTCTTCCAACAACTCGTCCCAGCTGCGGCGAAACGTGTTAGTGGCCACGTTCACCTCTCGGCCTAGTAATCGGTCAAACAGGATGTTCCTATTACTCTGTCCGGGCATAATGCGGTCAAAGTGTTGTCGGCCTGCGATTTGCGTCATGTTATCTGTGCCCGCATAGTAACGCGGGTCTTCGGCTATGCACGTCCACTGATTGAGACTCATTAAAATGACGCTCGTTTCGCGATTACAATTGCGGGGCAAACTATTAGTGGAGCAGTATCCGCCCACCGTCAGTTTGTGGCCGTTGACCACAAACACGTCCGTGTTGTTGACAAAGAAATACGCCGCCGACGGGTTATCGCATACCTGACTACAATCAAACATCGGCAGGTCAATTTCACTAACAAACAAAGGCACCGACATGCATTTAATCGTGTCGCCGGCCAACGTGCCGAGATTGGTATCAAACCTGATTGTGGGCAACGCTTCAATCGGCACGTAGTGCCTTCTACGCATTACGGATTCAATGTAATCCATCCTATCGTCCAACGTGTCATTGTATTTTTGTTGGGCACGTTTGATATGTAAGTATGCCTGATAAAAGGGCTGGTATACTATATAAAGAAATACAAACAGGAAAACCACGATTAGTATTCGATACATATTGCCATTACTTAGTTGTTGAATTAAATATTCAAAATGTTAAATAAAACCACTGCAGTTTTACAATTCGGACTTAATGCCTCATTATTATTAGCATATCTGATAGTGTTTGTGTTATCTATAATGGGAGTGGCGGACAACAGATACGCGTTTTTGCTGGAAATTGAAGGAAAGCGATCGGTTATCAATCTATCTATACCGATAATGCTGTCGTTCGGCATGTGGATATTATTTTACACGTTTTATTTTGTATGGAAGATTGTCGTGTGGACGAAAAATCGCATCGGCTCTTCAAACACAAATGTAAATTTCAATGCGGAAAAAAACTTTTACGTCGCTATCACGTGTATTATGGTAAACGTGATCACTGGGCTGTGTTGGATGCTGTTTGCCGCGTTTCAAATCTACGTGTTCAAAAATGGTCATCTACCGACGCTAGATGTTTTATATCGTCACTACGATTTGGAATCGGTGTGCTGGAACTCTATCGTGTATTTGGAAATTGACTACGAAAATGCCGAAATCTTGAGCCAAAACTGTGTGTATGAGAACCTTTACAAAAAATGCATCATGTGCCGAGCGATTGTAAGGGATCACGAGCCGACCGTGTTTAATCAAAACTATTCCGTAATCATAATGGGCGTGCTTACGATACTAGCTGTGCAATGCTGGAATTTGTACGTGCAATTAAAAGAGATGCGTCGCAACATATACATAAAAAGGCGCGCCGAAGCCGAAAAAGCATCTTATGATCATTATTGCGACATTGACTATTGCCTCGAAGAAGAACGAGAAAGTAACTCTAAATTGCTGGAAGTGGTTTCCGAAGGCAGAAATAGCAGCAGCGTGGCTGCCGTAACGCACCCGCCTTTTACACCTTCTACCACCACCACCACTTCGGTTTCAGAAACACTTTCGTCTTTTATCGCGCTTTCGGACTTGACTTCACAGCCATCGCCATCTCCACATCCATCGTCTCCGTTCGGCAACCACAACGAGTTCTATTTTGGCAACACATATAGCGTGCCCAAGCCGGTGTACAACGTGCCCAAGAAAGTTTTGTGTACCACACCGGACGCGTGCACAATGTGCCAGCCTCCGTTGCCGGACGAAGAAATCATTAGTCGGCGCACGCCAACGTTTTCGCCCAAACTGTTACGCAAATCCAAAGAACTGTCGCCCGTTAAACCCGTAAAACCTCCCACTCCACCCGTTCCCACTGCACCCGTAAAACCTCCCACTCCACCCGTTCCCACTGCACACGTTCCCACTCCACCCGTTCCCACTCCACCGCCCATGTGTTTTAGCGAAGAGTTGCAGCGTAAATTTAAAGAGAGAAAACTATCCGTTTATAATTAGAAAATATTATATAAAGTATTATTTTTGATTATATAAAGTATTAATGTAATAAAGTATTATAGTGTAAATAGAGAGTATTGTAAATAATTGTATTAATAAATACCAAAGTATTAATGTATAAATAAAATTGTAGTATTATTATATAAAAAATAAAACAATTAGAACTGAACAAGTTTATTTATTTTTAATAATATTTTTCCAACAAAAAACTTAACACGTTGGTTAACATTTTATGTTGAATCGTAACCCCGTCGCTGTTAGCAATGCAAAAATTAACAAATTTACTTAGCAATAAACTTTTACCAAACACGTTGATTTCAAAGTTAATCAACGTGTTAATCAAATTGCACGCGACCATTAAATTTAAATTATTTTTAAAAAGCAATGTGCTTACAAACGTGATGGCATACTCGTAAAAACTACTGTGATTACGATTGGCAAATAAAGTTGCAAGTGTTTGTTTTGCGTGCGCGTTTGAATAGTGTAGTCGTGTTGCGTCGTCGTCGCCGCTATTCATTATGGAACGTTTGTTAAATCAACTAAATCTTGGCGTTCTACCTTATATTACGACAAAGGATATTGAAGATCGCTTGCGCGATAAAATTGTGGCTAAAGCAAAGTTGGCATTTATCAAAGATTGTTTCGAAGCCGTAGTTTGCGAAAACGGAGGTTTATTCGTGTTAACTGGAGGCGCGGCTGTGACATGCCATATCGACGACGACGACTACAAAAGCGCATTAAAATGCATAGATTTTGATTATTACGGCCTTTGCTCAAAAAAAATGTTTTGCAACCTGCAAACTAATTTACAAAAATGCGTCGACCAACATTACGCTGAATTGGACGTGTTAACGCGTCAAATTTACATGTCAAATCCGTTGGTAATGCTGAAATGTTATCAAAACGGAGCCTATAGACTAAACGGTCAAATCGATTTGCACTTAAACCGCCATATAAAATGCATAAAAACACAGTACAACGATGAGTTTGATTTGGTTAGATTTGCACTACAAATTGATATAACAAGCGCATACGGCGTCGACGAGTATACCGACAACTGCGTTAAAATAACCACAGCCCCGCTGTCTTTCAACGTGTTTTTTGTCAACGTGCGCATTATGAAACGACCCTTCAACGCGGACCGCTGCATCAAAAATTTTTCGCTTCTTGGAAACGAATATCACGTGTTGGTGTCGTCGTTGCAACGCGTTTTGAACGACCAGTTAATGTGCTTGCTGAAGGACATTTTCACCAACAAGTTTGATTATAAAATTAAACGCAGACTCAATCATCTCAAGCGCTTGTTTGCCAACCTGCCGGCGGAATCGTACAATTCGTGTGTCAATGATCTCACCGACATGTATTTGTACAAGGAACAAAACGAAACCATTACCAATTTTGTGAAAAAAATACTTGACATAAGCGGTCCTGATTTGGGTTGTCGTAAATTAATGCGCATCTACTTGAACACCGACACGTTTCGCGGACAACTGCCCGCCTATTTAACTCATTACGTAAACTATCCACACAAAAATTTGTGTGACCAAAATTGGAAGCGGTTTATGTCATGTATTTTTTCGTTATACTAATAAAACAACACAACTTTCTAACAATACATTTATTTAAATTTAAAAATAAATAAAATAGTTAATAGCTGTCTACCCGTAAAATAATTAACCGCAGGAACCCATTTAGTAACATTATTTTTTTTAGTAACATTATAATTTTTATCTACCTTTATAAATTTTACAACATTATTCACTAAAACAGATTCATTGTTATTATTATTATAAATTAAACCTTTAAGCATATTCCATTTGTTATACACATTAGCCTCGTTAATAAATACTTTTAACATTGTCTGTTGGTTTTCAATTGAATTTACCATGTCCTTCACTTTACGATCGGCGACAGCAGCGTCGACAGAATATAATGGTCCGATGACGTAAGGCATTGTTGTACCTTCATCGTCCGGCCTTACAAACCCGTCAAACATTACATGTTTTTCGTTAAATTTGTTAACAATTGTTACACTATCGCTAATGCTACAAAAGGTAGCCTGAATATAAGCACTATCAAATCCATCGACAATAATTAATACTTTGAATTTGGCAAATGGAGAACGACATCTAACATTTAAACAGATCTCAGTATCCATTAAACTACATGGCATTATGGTGATGCGTTCAACGCAATTGGGCTCTTCCTCACCCTTCAAATTAATAGGCGTTAATATCACTTTGAGATTCATCTTGCAAATGTTTAATTATTAAACGTTTGCCGCTAGCAATCTCGTCCGGATTTATAAACTCGAACCGGCGACTATTTTCATAAACTATGACTCGCGGACCAAACGCTGCCGTCAGCAGACTCGCTAGTGCCTGTCGATCTTTGTCTCCATCGGCGCGTGCCTGGCAAAACACGTACTCGGCGTTGTACAATGTGCACAGCTCGGCCAAACGTCTCCTTACAAACTTTTCGTTGCCAATAATTGTGCGAATTGTGTTGTCACATCTGACCACTCCAAAGTATTTCCAATGAGCAGCCGGTTTACTACTAATATTTCTGTGCGTTGTCGTCGTCTTCTTCTGTGCACTTTCGAGTTTTCTAACCAACTCGGCAATAATTTCGTTCTTTTTCCTTAGCAAATTTTGCAAATGCAGCAGTTTCTTTTTATGTACAGACTGTATCTTATTGAAATTCAAGTGCGTGTTACGCAACGAAGATATTATGTGGCATATTTTTTGGCGTTTTTCTTGATAATTTTTTGGAATCACACTGGCAACAGTGGTCGAAGTGATGGTGTGCGTCAAACTGTTCACAGAACCGACCGGCACGGCAAGCTGGCGCTTTTTGAACGGAGCAAATTGGTTGCTACTGGCACATAAGCGCGTGTGAACAGAATTCATTTCGATGTTTTCGCCTTTGAACGTCCTGGCACAATAATGACTGCTCTGGTTGGTGAGCGTTTATAAAGGCTGGGAAGTGCGCAGTCGCACAAACCAAAAAAACCAGGTAAATAATGATGAATAACATTTATTGACGTAACTAAAAGTGTGCTATATGATTCATTACAATAGAAAGTACAGATTTATACATGTAGTAATTTGAGTACGGTACATTGGCAGCTGTTGTTTTTAATGAATACAATCGACGACTGATGTCATGTCTATATCGAATTACGCGTTCTGTAAATTTGATGGCCTTATCTAGAGGCGGAAACGTTGCTTTATCGTTATTGATAAGCGCATATAACTCGGCCATGTGTTTTTTGTATGTAGACGCGTTAAACAACACGTCGTTTATCGCCAGTAATAGTTGATCGCTGGAAACGGTAACAGTGTCCAAGGCGCGGGCTACGCCGAGTTGCTGTAATTTGTGCGCATGGTAAAACTGGTCGCCCATCATGGGCAGACACACCATGGGTATTCCGGCTTCCAAGGCCTCGTCGCTCGATTGTAGTCCGCCTTGCGTAATAAACGCCGCCATTTTTTTATGACGCAACACGGCGCGTTGATTAAACCAATTTTGCGTGATCACGTTGGCGGGCAACGTTATGTTTTTTACTACTTCGTCGTCAATTTTCCATAATATGGTGTAATTATCCAACGCTTTAAACGTATTGATTAACATGTAAAAAAACTCGTTTGCAAACGATTTGGTGTCAATGCTCGACCCAAAACTTACGTAAATCGCTCCGCTTTTTGACTTGTTCATTTTCGCGTCGATGACCGGACTTAATTTGGTCAACGGCGCACTTTTTACAAGATGGATTCCTCCGCCAAGATACTGGACGCTGGGCGACACGGGTCGGTTGTTGTCAAATATGGGATGTAGGTTCAGCAAAAGCAATTGCACCTTGTTGCGCAGTTCTTCAATTGTCGGTGTGTCGGGTCCAAACTGCTGTTTGAGCAACGCGTTGGACATGTTGGCCAAAATTTTAAATTCTTTATACAAACGCATTTCCGTCATCAAGTTCGCCTTCGTGTCGTCGAAATTGTTGCGCCAAATGTTAGGATGGTGAACGGGGTGCCGCGCCACGGCGCCTACCGTGTCAAAGTTTTCCGCCAAACCGTAGCCAGGCGCGATTTGGATTACGGGCGCAGGATCGTACAGGTGGCCAAACACCAACGCATAATCGGCAAACGCTTCCACGACAACTAAATCAAACGTCTGGTTGTTGGCAATGAGATTGCGCACGTTGATATTGTCAAACTGGTCTTTGAACATTTCAATCAAGCCCAGGTAGTTGGCGGCGGTTACCGTGTCTGTATCGGACACCACTCCGCGCTTTCTAAACATTGCCGAATTCGTTACTAGTTTCTTGTATTGCTTGACCGACATGTCGGAATTAACTTCCGTAATATTACCGCAATAAGTTTTGGTCGAATACGCAAACAGTTTGGGCTTGACGACCGTAACGTTGTGACATTTTTCGGCAAGGGCTTCAATATACACTTTGTAGACTATATGGTGGCTGTAAGCTGGCGTAGGAAACACGGCCAATATATTGACCGCATTTACAGCAGTAAGCGTAGACAGCAGTGCAAGCCAGCAAAGAATAGTCATTTTTTGCTTCAACCCGAATAACTGTACTGGTAATTTGGTTATGTAACAAATTTTAAAGGGCAACTTTTTTATAACCAAAAATTAACACAATAGAGGTCGAGTTCAAAGGGCAGCATGTTATTGTGCAATTATACACAGAAGCGCGTCGACATGATGTGGGACGCGATTGCGTACAACGACAGCCGCAAGTACGCGTTCATGACGGTCAACGCGCGCTGGATTCACGCCGACAAATATTTTGATACCGCCGCACAATTGTATAGTTACATTGTGCAAAACAAAGTGTCCGACGTGCACGTCAAACCGTTGGACGACGGCGGCGGCAGGGAATGGGTCGTAGACGCCGATTACAAGAATTATGTTGACGAACACGATTTAATGCTGAAAATTTACATTGGCGCCACGGCGTTTTTGTTGTTTTACACGGAAGAGAACGTGTCAAGAGTCATGTATACCGGCAACCGTGGATTTCACTTGTGGTTAAAATTCACCGACAAGTTTAAAATCACGTCCGCTCAAAATGTTCGCGTGCATCGGTACAAGGCCTTCGAAAAACCTGCAAAGTTGGATAGTGATTGCATTCAGCCGGGCAGTTTTGCGCATTGTGTGAGAGAGGCCGTACGTTTGTACATTCCGCATATGCAAGATTCAAACTTGGACGCGCTCACGTTGCAGTATTGGCCGGACGTGGACAGGGATATTTTTTGTAACGTTAACAAACAAATACGCGCACCGTACAGCTATAATTATAAGGGAACTAAATTTTCTCGTTGTATAACAAAGGAATTGCTAGACAAATTAAAGCAATGCTATCCTGGTTATGGAATTGGTGGATGTGGTCCGGTGACAACGACGACGACGACAACGACGCCGCCATCGCCGCCGAAGATCGGTTCGATCCAGACGACTACAAAAAGTACCACATAAACGTCCAACAATGGTCGCACATCGTTAAATGGGATTCATTCAAATGCAACACGCACAGTTTCAAGTACAGATACGTGCACAACGACACGAACGCAAAATTCTACAATGTAATAGATTTTTGCAAAGGTCTTGAAATTGCGCACGACGACATACTTGATTGCAATTGGGACAGCGATCAAGTTTACCATTTAAACGAAATTATTTTTCACAAGCAGAAATCCAAACGCGATCTCAACTCGTTGGGCGCATTGTTCGCGACCAAGCAGGGGTTGTTGAAAATTTTGATGCGGTTAAATTTTGACAACAAAAGCAACGCGTTGCTGCACCTTCAAACTGAAGGCGAGCGTGATGATTTGCGCGACAAAATTGAATCTGTTTTAAAACATGTAAAAAAACTGAATACAAACAGCGAAAAATTTATGGTCACCCACGAAACGTTCAAGAACGATGTGGGCAACAGGTTTGAGCAGTTTGAATTGCGTTTGAACGAACTCGACGCCAAACTTAACATGCTGCAGTCGGCCGAAAAATTGAAAACCGCCATCGTAACGGAAAGCAAAAATGGCACGGTGACGTTTCCGCGCGACATTACCAAACACCAGCATTTGGCCATATTTTCGGAACGCATCGACGACCGCATCAAACTCGCTTTTGTTTTGGGCCAAGAGCGACATTTTCGCAAGCGAAAAATGCGCTTTGAAGACGACATGGAAGTGCTCTATGACGGTGTGCACCCAAATCCCTTGTTGGCAATTCAATGTATTAACGAAAAACTCTACGATAAACATTACAAAATTAGAAAAATAGCTAAACGTGTAATCGACGTGGATTGTACTCATAATGTAGTTAAAGAGGTTATACAAGAAGTATTGTAAAATAAAAACATGTATAATAGTTATTAGTATGTATTTATTTCGTATAAATAATATATAAAATAGTTTGATTGTACATTTTGTTTTTTTCTAAATATTTACACAACGAAACAATAAATAATTGCAGTAATCAGATGACAATCTTGTCAAATAATTCTTGAGGCATATTTACAATGACGACGCTTCGTGGTTGAGGCTGCCAAGCTTGCGATAAAAACAGACGGTCATTCTTTAAAATAGCAATTGATAACAACTCCCCTCCTTGCGAAATTATATATAAATATCACGCGTGCCTGTACATCAGTATTATTGAGCTTATCATTGCCTTACTGACAACATGTCTCTCGCTGCAAAGTTAATAATTTACAATTATTATGCTAAATACAATGAGGTGCACGACGTGTATGGCGAGTCGTATCACCATCACCGTATAGTTCAGGAATACCTATCAGAATCGTACGTAAACGATATGTCGTGCATAGAGCGGGACGTGACCGCTATGCGGCGTTTGAAGATCGGCAGTTGCACCTTTGACGAAGCGGTCAAGATGATAGACGCGGGCGATTCCATCAAAAGCCTTTCCCATTGGTTCAGCACCGGCGAAACGACGGGCATCGACGATAACGTCCGTAAAGTGTTGGAGCAAATCGACGCGGTGGTTCCCGTCAGCGTGCGCGTTCAAACCGGACGGCAGATATTCTCTTTGAACAATTTTGAACGAGAAATTTCTCAAGACATGTTGGGCTGCTTGCAAATTATTTTGGGCCGCTTTGAACATTTCATGAGAAACGGAAAACTGCTGCACATCGCCAACGTGTTCAACCCTAATAGCGACGCTGTCGGATGGTGGTACAATAAATTTTGTGTGATAACTTATGTGCACAGAATAATGCATCGAAGCGTGCCCGCCGAATTGGTGCCTCGTTTGTCGGAAGCGGTGAAAAAATTTATTCGTTTGAGCAAAAGTGATTATGATGATCGTTTACACGTAGACGAATCGTACAATTGTCCGCGTGTAATTGCCGAAATGTATGGCCGGTTTTGCGGTATAGGCAAAGAGCATTTTAGTAAACACAAATTGTCGTGCATGCACATTTTATTTCAATATCTACGCGGCAAAACCACGCAAGAAGAAAAGTCTTTTTCATGTTATACAGTTATTAAAGATTTTGGTAGACAATGTATAGATGTGTATAGAGATTTAAAAGATGTATTTGATTTGTTACATGCACATAGTATGTCAGATAAAGACAAAAACTCATTGATGGACCTGTTGTGTGTTATGGATTGTGAAGAAATAGATGTAGATTGTTTTTATTATATATTTGAATCGTTTTTAAATAATAAACATTTACAATAATTTTTATGATTTTTATTAACACCACTCACGACAAAAACTCATGTTTTATAATTTGTTTGTAATTTGTTAGTCTACAATCTAGGTTGTATCTTGTTAGGCAGTACACAAAGTCACGAGCGTTAACGTTACGAACGTGTTTTAAAACACCAATGTCGTTGTATTGCTGACGACGCTTCATGCTATTCAAGTCCAACATTTCGTCTTCGCTTTTTTCAAACGGGTGTCGGCCGCCGGTTAGCAACTTGTACGTTAACACGCCGACGGCGTACCAGTCAAACGAACGTGCATAGTTGTGGCGTCGAATTTTTTCCGGACTAAAATACTCCAACGTGCCGTCGTGCACGCTGGGTAAGTTTTCGTGTTTGCACAATCCGTAATCGCAAACATACACGCGATCGAGTGCTTCGAAATATAAGACATTTTCGAGTTTTATGTCGTTGTGTATGAAATTGTGTTTGTGCAAATCGTTGAGCGCTTCACACAGTTGTCTAATAATATTGCTAACAAGTTGGTGCGAAAGCTCGCCTTTAATTTGTAGCGTTTCAAATAAATCCGGACAGTCGATGTAGTCCATCACGATCACTTGGTTGTTAATGAAACCGTGATTAAAATAGATTTTTATAAAATTTGGGTGGTCGTTCATTAACTGGTGGACTTTTATTTCGTCGACGTTAAAATTGTGCGCCGAAATTGTTTTCTGCAAATACAATTTGCTAGTGGGCTTGTGCGATAAAATAGATATTTTGCCAAAACGCCCGTTGATTATTTTATACCGAGTTTTGACGTTTTTGCAGTTTTCGTAAAATTGTACCAGCGTTTGCAGCGTAGCATTTGTGGCGGTGGTGGTGGCCATGACGAATCGTAAATATGAATCTGTACAATCTTATTTATTCAATAATAGGAACAATAAAATTGATGCACATCAATTTTTTGAACGCGTCGATACTGCGGAAGCGCAAATTATCAAAGACAGCATTTACGACAACACAGTGTTGCTGAACAGAGATGTTTTTTTAAATATTTTAAAGTTTGCCAACGACGTTTTTGACAACAAAGCGTACATGTACGTCGACGACAGCGAAGTGTCTCGCTACTACAATGCTGTGGTAAAAATGAAAAGGCTTGTCATCAACGTGCGGGATCCGAGCTTGAGACAATCCCTCTACAATACAATTGCTTACATTGAGCGATTGTTAAATATCGGCACGGTAAACGATAGCGAAATTACAATGCTTATAGCAGATTTTTACGATTTGTATTCCAATTATAATATTGAATTGCCGCCGCCACCACCCCAAGCGCTGCCTCGAAGCAGACGACCTTCCGTTGTGCAGCCAGCGGCGCCTGCGCCGGTGCCCACAATCGTGCACGAACAAACTAAACCAGAACAAATTATAATACCGGCGGCACCGCCACCACCTTCTTCCGTGCCTAACATTCCAGCGCCTCCACCTCCACCACCACCACCGCCATCATCGATGTCTGAATTGCCGCCCGCTCCACCAATGCCGACTAAACCTCAACCCGCTGCACCTTTAGACGACAGACAACAATTGTTGGAAGCTATTAGAAACGAAAAAAATCGCACTCGTCTCAGACCGGTCAAACCAAAAACGGCGCCCGAAACCAATACAATAATTGAGGTGCCGACGACTGTGTTGCCTAAAGAGCCCAAACCGCCGTCTGCATCACCGCCGCCACCACCTCCGCCGCCAGCCCCGCCTGCGCCTCCACCAATGATAGATTTATCATCAGCTCCATTACAGCCGCCATTAGTAGATTTGCCGGCTGAAATGTTACCACCGCCTGCACCATCGCTTTCTAACGTGTTGTCTGAATTAAAATCGGGCACAGTTAGATTGAAACCCGCACAAAAACGTCCGCAATCAGAAATAATTCCGAAAAACTCAACAACTAAAAATTTGATCGCGGACGTGTTAGTCGACACAATTAATAGGCGTCGTGTGGCTATGGCAAAATCGTCTTCGGAAGCAACTTCTAACGACGAGGGTTGGGACGACGGCGGCAATAATCGGCCTAACGCGCCCGATGTTAAATATGTCCAAGCTTTATTTAACGTGTTTACGTCGAGTCAATTGTACACCAACGACAGTGATGAAAAAAATACAAAAGCGCATAATATTTTGAACGACGTCGAATCTTTATTACAAAACAAAACACAAACGAATATCGACAAAGCTAGATTGCTGCTACAAGATTTGGCAAGTCGTGTGGTGTTGAGCGAAAATCCATTAGATAGTCCAGCCATCGGTTTGCAAAAACAACCCTTGTTTGAAACCAATCGAAACCTATTTTACAAATCTATTGAGGATTTAATATTTAAATTCAGATACAAAGACGCTGAAAATCATTTGATTTTCGCTCTAACATACCACCCTAAAGATTACAAATTTAATGAATTATTAAAATACGTACAACAATTGTCTGTAAATCAACAACGCACAGAATCTAACGCTTAATAAATGTACTAATAACAATGTATAGTGTTTTAATACGCCGGACCAGTGAACAGAGGCGCGTCTGGTGCAAACTCCTTTATTTTGAAAACGAGAGAAACCTCAATTAGGATTTCCTCTTCTTCGGCAGAGTCTGTGCCGATGTAAACGATGGGTTTGTAGAAGTTCTCCCATATGACGCGGTTCACAAACGACTCGAACGAGTTGGTGTACTCGCTGTGGATGTTCATGATTGGGCAGCCGCCGCCCTTTTTAGCCAGACTAATTCTGTATTCGTTGTTCATGCCCACGTAGGATGGCTCCACAATTCTGATTACTTCGTGGGGCACGTAGTCTTCTTCCCACCTAAGAGCGTGTTGAGCGAGGAACTTGTAGCACCTGTTGGGGCGTGTGGGTTTGAGGTTGGCGACGAGGTACACGTCCATCACCTCTTGGTCGTTTACAATGGGGAAGCTGTCCTCAACAAAACGGGTCCAAGTTTCACGCAAAAACTCTTTGCCGCTCCAGTTGACGATTAACTTCATGGTATCGGGTTTCACACTGCGAATTTCTTTAAAAAGGGTAAGTTTTTGGTTTTTGCCCGGTCCTAAAAAGGGATCTTCGGCAACCATGTAGTTGTCTAGAAGATCCCATTGCTTCTCCTCTTGTTCATGTTCGACTAGGTGCTTCTTGCGCTTGGCGTTTTTGATAAGACAGCCCAAGTTTTTGTAATATTTATTGTCGTACACGTAAGTACGCCCGATGGTGGGGGTGTATGAATAATTCGGCAT